GGTGGATCAGCCCCTTGCCCTGAATCCACTTCCACTTTTATGGTTAGCGGATTTTCCTCTTTACCAACGCCATTAGGATCTTTAAATAACAATATTTCATTCATAGCATATACATCAGAATCATTGACAATGTTAACCCATTCAACTTCGTCATCGTCGTCACCAAAGCCACTATCTAAGTATTTAATTGTTTTTATTTCCCTACCATTCAAAAAAGTATTCAACAGTCTTTTTAATGTATCATAATTATTAATTTGATCCTTGGTAACCTGGCCCTCCTTCGTTTCACCAGTTGGAAGAATATTAATTCTTATATGAATTTTATCGACTGGCGGTGGCGGTGGCGATGGTTGCGCGGGAGGGTCACCTTCCTCACCTGCCGCACCTCCACTAATCCCCTCAGTATATTCTTTACTTTCAATATATTTTGTTATTTTAAATAAAGCTTCACTTATATCTTTATTAACTAAATCCGGAACATCTAATTTACCTATAGTTTCTTTAATTTTATCGAAACCATAATCATAATCAATTTTAATAGGTTGAAATAATACATTTTGTGTTTTATTTAATCCGTGTTTACAAAATAAAATTATATTCTCACCTGGTACCATATCTTTTGTAACCATAAACTGTACAGATTTACCACAATTCTCTATAATAGTGGTTGAACGTGGTTTGTCTGTTTTAGAAAATTTACTTTTTAAAAAATCCCTAGTTTTCTTATAAGGAGTGTATGGTATATTAATTATAATACTATTAGCTATTTCACCCGGTATTTTATTATTTGGGACTTTAACTAAAACAAATTTATATAATTCAGACGGTTGATCACCACGTTTTAGTTTATATAAATCGTTGATACTATCTACTATGTTTTCCTCTAAAGTTAATGGTGAACTTGACCCTTGACTTGACCCTTGACTTGACCCTTGACTTGACAAACTTGACAAACTTGACAAACTTGACAAACTTGACAAACTTGACCCTTGACTTGACCTTGGAGAAATCATTATAATATATAATATATAATATATATTAATTACCGTAACCACGGTTCAACATATGTATAATCTAGGTATTCAAATATCTCTTTTTCTGAAGTAAATTTATGATCAACTAATTCTTTTGAATCATCGTATTTTAGAGAATATTCATTCATAGATAAACCACGGTCTAGAGCATGTTGCCTCATTAAAGTATTGAAGTCCTTAGATCCTGTGAAATATAGAATAGCGAATGGATATTCTTCTTCTTTAGTAACCATAATATCTATTCTCCTAAATGTGAGGCACTCAGGTAACTTACACATTCCATTATACTTCTTAGATCCTTTAGCTAGAGTTTCATATAGATAACCTTTCTTTTCTAGAACTTCAATGAATTTCTTATATAACTTAGAATCACCTTTAAGAAGAACATCGATATCACCACTATCTTTAGCTCTTCTACGATAAGAACCAGCAATAGTCATTCCTGCTGTAGGGTCAATTTCTTTAAGGACATCTTTTAACAGTTTGTTGTGTAAATCAATTTCTTTTTGAGGGATACGTTCTAAAATATCTTCGTAATACTTAAGACCGATAAGTTGTTTATCATTTAGAAGTTCATTTAGATTAGGTGCTTTTCTCAAAGATTCTATAGTGGTGATACCCTTCTCTACTAATTCTTTTGCTTTCTTAGGGCCTACTCCTGAGATTTCTAAGAAGTCTTTTCTAGGATCTTTTAGATTCTTAATCTTATCATAAGCATTACATGTTCCTGTGTCCACAATACTCATAATCTTTTCACAGAGACTCTTACCTATACCCTTAACTTCTTTCAAAGATTTTTCATTGATTTCATCAAGACTCTGAATATTCTTGATTGCTTTGAAATAAGCCGATGCTTTGAAACTTTCACCATTAGTCTTTTCATGATTACCCAGAATCTTGAAAATCTCAATGATACGAGATTTTACTTGTTCAATTGGTTCTTCTCCGTGTTCCTTGACAATGATATCGGTTCTAACACGTGTATACCTACCGAACCGAGGTTTCCCCTTGTCTGTCTTTCCGGAGTGTTCATAGGATATAATAGTTCCTATAGGATGTGTTTTCTTATATGATTTACGAACTGCATCATCCATCCCTGATATTGAGAAGACGTGATCATCATCTAGGTCTATGGAAGAATATGTGTCATGATTCCTTAATGGTCTACAAATAAGTGCTCCTAAGTAACCCTTATACTTACCTTCACCCATCTTGTGGTCAATGATAACTGCTTCTTCATCGAAAGCAGGTTTGTATTTTAAGAGTTTCTTAGAACGTTTTCCTTCATATATTGATTCGGGATCCTTGAGCATGACTCCTTCACCCCCTTTAGAGATAATATCTTTGTAAAGTTTGGCTAGGTGGTCAATATCTTTTACTACAGTCTGTTTTGCCATGACTACTGGACACGGGATACCGTTGATAGGATAAGGAAGACCTTTAGAAATTTTCCTCCACCTAGTATTACTGAGTTTAACAAATTTTTCAAGTTCTTTTAGTCTTTCTTTGAAATTACCAGGATGATTAGGAATGTCATAAACCTGAAATGTAATGTTTAGCCATTCTTCATCAAGAGGAACTTTCTTTCTTACGACACCCATTCCTTGAAAGCATTCTCTACCGATCCAAAGTTCTCCATCGAGAAGTTTGGGAGGCATAGCCTTAATAAACCACTCAGGGACATTGAATTTCTTGTTTTGTCTGGAGTAGAATTGTTTTTCTTCAGGATCAAAATATGCTCTGTATCCATCAAACTTTTCAGAACATAACCAACCCTTAACTTCATGTTTCCCCTGAACATATTCTTGTGCGAGCATTACTTTTAGGTTCTCCATTCTTTGAATATATTGTTTAGTTATTCTTTATGTTAATGTGATCTTTATTCTAATTAATCAAATTTAATTATAAGATACTATATATCCACCAGTTATCATTAAAATAATACCTATTACTATCTTAGATTCAATCTCTGCTTTTAGGAATATTACACTTAGTATGAATGTTAGAATAACCTCCATATTTATGATACACATTGGTTTCCCGGCATTAGATCCACATGTCTGTAGCGCTTTGTAAATCGAAGGGTCTATGAGAACATAGACTATGAATACTCTTACTAATATAACTAAGATATCTGAATTTTCTACTTTAGCAACTTTATGACCAGTGCTAATCACGTACGTCCATATACATATGAATGAGAATGTAATAGCATACACTAAATAATCAATATACTTGTATTTTGCTGAGATATTTTTAGTTATCATATTTTTGACAGAAATAAATACAGCCGCAATTAAAGCATATTTAACCCAATCTTCCATATACTATATTAAATAAATTAGTTTAAAAAGATAACATTAAATTATCATTAAATTTAATGAGTTGTAAATCTTTAAAATTCAATGGTGTTGAACTCGCTGATTTCACAGATACACAGTTAAAACAATTATGTTTAAAACATCAAATCATAACTACATCAGAAGCACATAATATGCCTAAAGAACAATTATTAATTGAGATAAAAAAATTTTTAACGTTCAAGATGAATAAATACAAAAGTAGGAGGTTGTCACAACCGAATATAATGAATCCCGGTAAAGGTTCTACGGGACCTCCACAATCTGCTGAACAATATAATCGTGATAGAAGGATGAGTGAACCCATTACTTCAAGTGAAGTAACCGCCGCTACAGAATCACATGAAGCGAGACAGCGCGTTGAATCGGGTAAAAATGAAATAAGGGATATGAAAAGTAATCCAGATATGAAAAAGTTTGACCAATTAGGAATGTATCCTGCTGTTCCACGAGTTGTAGCGATAGGTGATTTACATGGTGACCTAAAAGTTTCTTTACAAGCATTACGGTTAGCAAAAGTTATTCCAAGTAATATCTTTCCTTATAATGTTGATAAAATTAGTTGGTCTGGTGGTAACACATGGGTGGTTCAATGTGGGGATCAAATAGACCGATGTAGACCCGATTCATGGAAGAAAAATTGTATTGAGGATTGGTCTGATGTAGTTGAAGATGAAGGTAGTAATATGAGAATTATTAAGATATTCCAAAACTTAGACGTAGAAGCAAGGAAAGTTGGTGGCCGTGTACTAGGTATTATAGGCAATCATGAATTAATGAATGTTGATAAAGATTATAGATATGTTTCACCTGAAGAGTTCTTAGAGTTTGTTCCTCAGAGTCAGCGGGGTCCTAAATTTACCGATGATGGTTATCCCCTGGGATATTATCATAGATTAAAATCATTTGAGCGTGGTGGTAATATAGCCAAACACTATGCTTATCAGAAAAAATCAGTTATACAAATCGGTAAGTTCATTTTTGTCCATGGTGGAGTAGGACATGCTTTAGCTAGTAAATATACGCTACATGAATTAAACAGTATAGTTAGAAAATGGTTATTAAAAGATGGTACAGAAGAAGATGATAAAGTATTTGATGAAATATTTAGATCAGATGATGATATTTCACCTTTTTGGTGTAGATTATATTCAGAAGAAGATGATGAAAATGAAAATACTGAACAAGGGTTTAATCAGTTAATGAGTATTTTAAATAAAAGAAATGAAACTATACAACCAATTGATGGTATGGTCGTAGCACATACACCACAGTTTATGAATGATAGATATTTAAATTCGAGATATAATAATCGTTTATGGAGGGTAGATGTAGGTATGTCTAGGGCATTTGGAAAACATGATATGTGTGGTGATAATAAATTTAGACAAATTCAAGTATTAGTTATTAATAATGATTCAGAGTTTGAAATATTAAAAGCACCTTATAATGGTAGGGAGAGATGTGAAGGTATAGGTGATAATGTAGATATTCATAATCAATCCATGCCTTTCTAAAAACCAAATATATATATATAATATTATTTTGTAACTCTTTTTCTTTTAATTGTTCTCTTTTTAATTGTTCTCTTTTTAATTGTTCTCTTTTTATTAGATTTTAAGTAAGTTGATTCTAATTCCAAGTACCGCTGATAAGCATCTAATGGTTTCAAACGTTCTTTATTATCAGGTTCACTCATAGATTTGAATAGTTCTATAAATGGTTTTATTTCTTTTACCATTAACAACTTGTTTAGTTGACTTAATTTATTATATGATTTAGCTAAATTAGTTATCATAGATGGTACCAAGATACCAATTGAATATGTATCTAAAAGGGTAATAATATTATTTTTTTCTTTTATTAATTTACCTTCTATTGTATAATTTATTAAATTTATAAAATAACCTTTTATATTTTTCCTTTTGAAGATAGTTTCATGGATTAATTTATATCTATTATATAAACTACGTGTTATATCATCTTTTATATAATCCAGTTCTTCTTCCAATAATTGTTTACTAGCATATAAATATATAAATTCTAGTGGATAAGGTGGATAAATACGGTCTGCTATAAATTCAGTCATGCTACGTTGTTTAAAAAATTTAGTATTTGAATATTTAGCAGATAATCCAAAATCAATATATTTACACCCTTCTTCATCTATCATAATATTATCATATTTAATATCATTATGTGATATCTTTTCATTATTCATTTCAACTAAACCTATAAACAACGGTTTCATTTTTTTCATAAGTTCTAAGAAATTTTTTATAAATTTATTTTTATTATTATATATTTCAGATTTAAAATTGTTAGACATATATACATTAAATGTAATACCTGCATCATTTCCTATTAACATATGTCTATTATTATTAAATTCTTGCACAGTTAATGTATTTTCATTTAAACAGTCATCAATTTCAGGTTCTTCTTTTATTATTTTAGAATATTCATTTGGTAAACAATAAGTATCCCATATATAAGCCCAATTTTCATAACCTTTTATACTTTTAATAATTTTATTTATCTTTAACTCTTCTTTAGTTTCATATTTACTATTTGATCCAAATAAAATTTTAGAAACATGGTTATCGTTAACACTTTTTTTATTTTTACATTTTAGTGCGGGTTTAAATACGCAACCAAAACTACCTATTCCTATTAAACCCCCACCTGATTGTAATTTATTATCCATATAATATTATAATATAGATATTTATTTAGCGTCTTTTGTTTTTACGGGTTTTGCTGTAGCGTCTTTTGTTTTTACGGGTTTTGCTGTAGCGTCTTTTGTTTTTACGGGTTTTGCTGTAGCGTCTTTTGTTTTTACGGGTTTTGCTATAGCGGGTTTTGCTACGACAGGTTTTGCTTTTGCCGGTTTTGCTACGACGTGATTTGCTTTTGCGGGTTTTATTTTTACGGTTTCCCCCATCCAGTCCCCCCCATTCAGGTGAAGGATTAAGTAAACTACTACGTAAATCACTTTTCATACTATCCAACCTACTAGGGTGGTCAGTCCTAAGCTTAATAAGCCATTCATATATTTGCTCACTTTGTGATTGACTGTCACCTCCATTCCATACAGCGTGACACATTCTTTCAAGGTATTCTTCCCTTGCTATATATGTAGCATTTTTCCATTGCTCGTAATTAATATCTTTTCCTACTTCCAAGTCTGTTCTGTCTTCTCCCGGACTATTAATCCCTAATACACCATCAACAAATTTTCTAAATTCTTCCTTATCTTCATTAAAAATCCTTCTATTACTTATATTTTTTTGTATATGATCCTTTAATACATCTGGTTTTAATTCTGTTACAAGAGTGGGCATTTTATACTATAACATAGATTTTTTTCTTTTATAATATAATATAATATATTATATTATATTATTATGAATAAAGAATTATTAAAAAGTGTTAATAAAATTAAATATTACGAAGAATTGTATGATATACCTAGAATATCACTTGAAAATAAACGTATTACAAATCAAAAAAAGTTAAGGATTGGCTTAATTAATGTACCTTGTGGTGGATTTGGGGATATCATTGTTTGTCAAACATTTTATGAATACTTGAAAAGTTGGTATCCACAACATGAAAGTGTGTTATGTACAACTACCCCTGAAAAATTTAAGAAATTAGGTATCGATACTAAATCTTACAAGAAAATAGATGTCCATGGTGGCCAAGAATGTGAATTACATAATTTATTATATTTCAAAAAACAACCCAAAAAGTTTGATATAATGATATGTATTCCTATTATTAATTATCAGTTTAATATTAATCAATTCAAAAAATTTATTCCTTATGCGAATTTATTCAACACATTTACGATGAGTGAATACAATGGATATATACCACCTTACACCTTTCCTATCGGAGTTGGAAAGGGACAACTTGGTCTGTTCATAACCGATCAAAAAGTAAAAAAACATGATTTAATTGATGGACCTTATGCTCTAGTCTACATCCAACCTTCACCTGAATGGGGTGTTCACAGTAAAACATGTTTCTTAAAGTTTATGGAAATGATATCTAAAAAATATTATAAGAAACATTCATTCTTTCAAGTAGTTGTCCAACAATGGTTAATAGATGATTTAAATAATTCACCTCAATTCAAAACAAGGTTTAAGAAAGCTTTAGAACCCTATTATACGAATGTATTAATTCATTCATCAGATGGAGAACATGGTTTCATAGATGGACAGGGTGGTAATAGTTTGGTTTTAAGAGGAGATATTTTACCTAAACCTAGACATGAATTTATTTCATTAATGAAATACAGTGTTGAAGATATTTTATTAACTGGAGACCAAAGTATTACTGATTGTTTTAGTGCATGTTCAAATAAACACGTGTGGTATCAAATCGCACCCTGGAAGACAGATTTTGCGGATAACTTAGCTAAATGTATCCCCGATAAATATATTGATAATTTTAGGACAACTTGCGGTACTCTAAAGGGTATCAATCAAAAAATTAATTACAAACAATTTTTAAAAGAATATGATTTTAGAAAATTAGGTAAAGTCAGAATGGATTCTATACTAAATTTTGTTTATAATCAAGATGATTATAAGGATTATATGGAAATAATCTTACATAGTCGGAATAAAGAATCCGTATTAAATAAATTGAAAAATAAAATATAAGATAGAATAATATGGAACCACTTACAATTAATATTACCGATATACCAGAAGATGATAGAATTCAAAGGTATAATGCGTGTGGTGAAGGTATGTATATAGGTAGAGATCCAACTACTATGGAATTATTAAACCCTATATGTCGTCCATGTCCTGATAATATTCAAGATAATGATCCAAATATAGATATGTGTAGTAATGATCCATCTATTTGGCTACCAGCACAGCAAGATTCTAACCCATCCAACAGAATTATTACATCTAATTTATGGACGGATATAAATACAGTAATTACAACCGGACCAGATCAGGAAGTAAACCAAATAGATGCTGTTGAAGATACAATCAAAGATTGGTATATAGGTAGAATGTCTGATAAAGTTATATTAAATTATATGAATAGAAAGGGGTATTTTAATGATTTAGATAATGATACAGAACGGTTAAATAGATTTAAAGATGAAGTAAGTAGCACACGTGGATCATTAATATTTTGTACAGAACCAAGTGGAATCAATAATACTATTAATTCATTAAATGGTCGAGAAATAACTAATTTAGGCGAAAGTTGGAATTCAAATACAATTATAGATGAAGAAAATGACGTTAAGATGTGGGATGGTTGCGATGATTCTAATATGTTTGGTCCAAAAAATATTATAATGGAAGAAATACGTGATTGGGAAAATGAAAATAATCTGAGTGAAAATAATCAAAGTGAAAATACTTCTACAGTCGGTTCTATTACAGAAGAATTAATCTATGGTGATATGTCTAAAGGTATCATGGGTTTAGAATTATTTCCACCTAATAGAGAATTTGAAGATTGTATTAATGAATTATTAAATGAATATGATGATTATAATGATAGTGCTATTATAAGTGAAATTAGAGATATTAAAAATATTTTAGAGTTAGAAGCTAGACATATTCAATTTATTAAGAAAAAATTAGAATTATTAATCATATCATCTAGTAAAGTTAAGGTAAAACAATGTATGTTAGATTACTTAGTATTAGAAGATATATGTGAAATGAGTTTATCTTACAAAATGTTGACATTGTTAAATATACTATTTAGCACGATAGGTTTCAATTTAGAACTAAGTAAAGTTAATAGTGAAGATCCTAATATTAGAAAAAAATTAACAATGTTAATTGATGAAATGGGTGATTTGATACCACGAAGTTTAGATAAAATTATAGAAATATCTGAGGAAATTGAATTAGATAAATGCGGTAAAGTTAGTGGTAGAACTGAATTACTAAAAGAACTACAAACAGTCTTATTTAATCCACCTAAGAAAAGTATAAATTTAGAATTACCTGACCTAAAAAATTTCTTATCGGAAGATTATATGAGTGATAATGAATTTAATCGGTTTGCTGTGTTAGCAGGGATAGGTTTAGCTGTATTCAAGTTTATTTAGTATAACTTATTATAATTCATTTATTTTTTTCTATATATATATAAATGGGTAGAAGGCTTAGAAGCAAAAGAGTTAGAATAAATCGTTTTAAAAGCACACGTTTTAAAAGAAACCGTATTAAAAGCAACCGTATTAAAAGGAATTCTATAAAAAAAAGAAATACTTCTAAAAAATCAAGGAAATCTTTTAAAAAAATAAAGAATACAAGTAATAGACTATTTTTGGGTGGTTTAGCTCCGGGGGGCAGTGTAGAACGACATAAACAAGAACAAGCAAAAGCTCAGACAGAAATAAGTAAAACAACAGAAGCAGAAGCATTAAAAGAAGAGAAGAAACGTTATGTTGATAGTTTTGACCCCAGTAATGCGACTGCCGAAGAGACGCAGGCTGCGATTGATGCAGCATTGAACGGTATGTAACTTAAACATTAATCTTATCTATTATGATACCCCAATTCCCCTTTTCATAAAATGAAGTATATTTATAACCTTCTAACAAACTTTCTAATTCATTTTCTTTAAACACATAGTAGTATCTCTTACCTAGCAGAAGTCCTTGTTTATCTTTCCAATCAACGTAGTTTTCTTGTTCAACAAATTTACGCCTAGAGTCTGATTCTTGTTCTAATGCCCACACAAGAATAAATACTTTTCCACCAGGTTTAGTAATCCTTAACAACTCTTTGATAGCTTTTATCCTTTTTTCTTGTGTTGATAAATGATGGATCACCGCTACGGACATAGTATAATCAAACATATTATCATTATAAGGTATATTTAAGATATCACCTACTATAACATTTAAACCTTTCTTAACACATATTTTTACTAAACTTTCACTAAAATCACAACCAAAATAATGAACACCTTGTTTTATGTTCATATTTTTACCGTTCCCACATCCAATATCTGCTACAGCTGATCCTTCTTCAACATTGTCCATAAAGTTTTCTACACATGTCCATGGTCTATACCTTGTATTACTGAATTCTTTAGCAGTTGAATTGTAAAATTTTTTAACATAGTTTTCTTCTATATTCATCTTATAAAATTTTTACAATTTAATTTAATATCAAATTTGATTTAAAAACTATGTTCGTATTATTAACAGTATAACTATGAGCTCTCTTCTACAATGGCAAAACACTGATAAGAATCAGTTCTCTATATTTATCCGTGATTTAACACAGAACCTTACCAATGTTAAGCATATGATAGAAGATACTTTGAAAGATGATAAGATGGTTGAAGCACCTCCAGTAAAACATCAAAAAAAGAAAAAAGTTGTTAAAAAGAAAAAAGATATTATTATTGAACAGCAAAATAAACTTCGTAAAGAAAAGTTAGTAAAAGAAGACCTTTCTAGACTACACTACATTATGGAAAATATCGATAATAACAATCCATATAAGTCATTCTCTTTAGTCAAGACAGAAGAAGGTTTGTTAGAATTAAAATTTAGAATGTTGTCACATTTTTGGAAATTAAGAAAAGGACACTTACCTCATTTAATGAATTTGTATTTCCAACTAGCAGATAGTAATTATACTAATGATAATAAAGAATTATTACAAAAGATTCAAAATAAGTTAGATGATACAGAATATAAACTATATATGATGAAGCATTTATCACATCTTTTACCACCTCTAAATATCCATGAACCCAAAGTAAAGAAATTGGATGATTGGCAAGTAGAAGTGTTAAATTACATTAAAAAAGGAGAATCAGTGGTAGTGAAAGCACCGACTTCATCTGGTAAAAGTTTTGTAGGATTAAGTGCCGGGATTATCCATAAAAAGATATTATATGTTTGCCCCGCAAAACCCATCGCGTATCAAGTGGGGGCTCATTTCAGCATGATGGGATACAAAGTTCATTATCTACTCGATAATCTATCACATCAGTCTTACGATAGCAAAACAAATATCTTTGTAGGTGTTCCTAAAGATATAGAAGATAATCTTTATAAGATTGGTACAGATTTTGATTATGCTGTTTATGATGAAATTCATAATCTAAATAAAGAGGATGATGGTCATATTTATGAAAATATTATTAAATTAGTTAATTGTCCATTCCTAGCTCTATCAGCCACTATCGGTAATATTGAATACTTGTTAGAAGTGTTCACTAAGATTAATAATGATGATTTAACTAATCTAAGAGAAGAAAAGAGACTTGAAGCATGTTTGAAGAGTGGAACACCGTATTCAATTAATACCAAGATACACTATGTTGAATATAACAAACGATTTATCAATCAACAAAAGATGGTTTATGAAAATGGATCTTTACAAAAGTTACATCCACTATCGTGTATTGGTTTTAAAGATTTGAATGAATCATTCTTAAAAAGTAATTTACAATTCACACCCTATGATAGTGCTATACTATGGGAAACAATTGAAGAAGTATTTGAAAATGTAGATAAAGATGAAATAGTAGAAGATGTATCACCTGATAATTATTTTGAAGATGATAACAAAATCCTAACACTAGATGATACGAGAGACTATGAATTATTCATTAAAAAGAAGTTAGTAGGGTTGAGTAAAAATCACCCAGATGAAATTAAAGAAGTATTATCAAAATTCAACCGTTGTCCAAGTATTATGAGGACTGAATCAATGGAAAAAGATATAATCAATATGTTTAGTCAATGTAAGAAAAATGATTGTTTACCAATGTTAGTATTCAATACAGATACATTTAAATGTAAAGAATTATTTACAAATTTATATGGTGTAATTGATTCTACAGAGTTAGAATGTTACCCATATCATTATGATATTTTAGAATTCAAAGATGAACTATATAGTAAATATAGAGATAAAAGGCAAGAATATATAGATAATATTAAGATAGGTAAGACCAATGATGCATTATCTGATAAGAGGGAAAAGGTTGAACGATATGATAAAGATGTAGAACGTAAATATATTCAAGAAGTTTTAAAGTTTTATCAAACCTGTATGCATAATGTTTTAAGGTCAGATGTAAGTGAAGAATTAAAATCACTTCAGGTAAAGAATTTGAAAAAAGAAATGTCTAATTACCAAAAGTATCCAACATATGGTTCTGTAGACGTATTTCAAAAACATAAAGATTTCTGTTTCTCTAATTCGGATCCCATGACGGGTGATCAGATAAGAAATATTAGAAGAGAGATTAAAAAAACTTTAGGAATAAAAATTCCATATGAACATGAATTATTTCAAATGTTAAAAAGAGGAATCGGTATTTATACTGAATCAATGCCCGAAGAATATAAATGGATTTTACAGAAGTTGATGGATGATAAAAAGATTGGTATCGTAATTTCTGATAGGACATTATGTTTAGGAATTGATTTACCTATTCGTTCAAGTTGTTTACTAGGCCTACCTGGCAAAAAAGAATTTACTATTGATGATTATCTACAAATGAGTGGTAGGGCTGGTAGAAGGGGTAAAGATGATAGAGGTAATACTATCTTTTACAATTTGGACTATCATAAATTAATGAAAGGTGAATTACCTAATATAGTAGGTTCTATTAGAGGTCTTCCGGGTAATTATCAAGCGTTGAACAAGAATGTTGATAATGTTTATAAAAATCCTATAGATTTTAGAAAGTTGAATGATATGTATTATGAACAAACTAATAATCCTAAGTTACAGTGGTTGCTTAGATATGAATCAAGTGTTCCAAAAGTTATTGATAGTATAGATAGGTGGAATAAAGATATTTATAATTCTGTAACTGATTTAGATAAAGAATTATGTGTTCTAGAAAAATTAATACAATTAAATGATCATAATTATAATGATAATATAGTAGAATGTTATAAGAAAAATGTAATTGATGATAATTATTACCAATTCAAAGAAATGGTTACCTATATAGAAACAATTCATAATATTTTGAGAGATAAAAAATACACTCATATGAAAGATAATATTAAAAAAGTTCATTCAAATATGAAAGATATGATTCTAAGGTATCAGGGATTAGTATAGACCTCGTTTAAACTTCTTAGGAGTTTTAGGATCATTTAAACATTCTCTACATAAACAATCATTATTAATAGAACCTATATCCACTACATTAATCATAATATTATTAGGCACGCATTTAACACACCAAGTTTCTCGGTAATCTTCACCTTTTATTTTAAAGAGACAATTTGGACCCACACATTTCCCTGCTATTCCACAGTGTAAGAATTTATAACATCCACCACAGGTGGCTACTAATTCATTTTCCCTCAAAGAGAATGATTTGTTACATGTACCACATGATAATACTTCTCCTATAAATTGTTCTGTAAATTCTTGTCTGGATAATTGATCTTCAATAATAGTTGGTCTTTTAACTTTTTGTTTTTCTGGGTGGATTTTGTAGACCCGTTTTTTAGAACAACAGAACATTGTTTGTAAGTTTATTATTAAGTTATCATAATTTTAATCAAATTTTTTCTAATGTATATTATAAAATGGTAAAAGGTTCAGCAAGAAAATCACCTAGGAGGACAGATAGAAGAGAAGCAGTTAGAGCAACCGGTTCAAGAGCACAAGTAATGAATGGTACCGCTAGAAGGACAGCAGGTAATTTAACTAGGAAAGATTTAAAATACAATAAGAATGGTCGTATTGTATCGAGGAAGCAGAGTGCTAGAGCTAAGCGTGAAAATAGATTAGTTAAATCTGGATACGTTACTAAGAAGGGTGAATTTGGTTCTAAATTTGTAGGTGAAAAAAAAAGAACACCTAAAAGAAAAAGTTCAAGCACATCTTTTTCATTCTTCTAAATAAAATATATTTAAGTATTATAAATGGATTTACAAGTTGGAGGTGAAATGAATGAACTGTTATCTACAAAAATGTGTAGTCCCCTAATTGTGTATTTTGGTGTGGTTGTCTTATGTGGTTTATCTGTGTATTTAACAAGAGATCACTTAAAGAGACATAATACAAATAAGATGGATAATTTATTTAATTTATATTCCTTGAATGAAGTTAAATTTATTATAATATTAGGTTTAACTATATTTGGTTTATGTCAGTATAACAAAACTACTTTAGCATGGGTGTTCTTAATTTTCCCGATTATATACTGTATCATTCAAGCATCAATAATTCAAATTCATGTTTCTTCTGGTGTTCAGAACGCACCTAAAGTAAATACAATTATGCCTGAAAGTCATTATGGTCTAAGTGGTGCGGCGGCTATAATGCCTCAAGTCACTACCCAACAAAGACAAGCTTCCCAAGGTATTTATGTTCCACCCGCTAAGACGGAATTACCTGTAAATACAAGTTCATCTATGGCTATGGGTGGATCAGATATGGGTGGATCAGGTATGGGTGGATCAGGTATGGGTGGATCAGGTATGGATATGGGTGGTTCAAGTGTCCCTAGTGGCATGGGTGGCGCTGGTTCTGGTGATAACGGATCATATGCTACATATTTCTAAGTTAATTTTACTTAAAATTTACTCTTATAATAACTTACATGAAGATCTTATCATTTGATGTAGGTATTAAAAACTTATCATTTTGCATACTAAATGATACAGTGATTGAGGATTGGGGTATCTTAAACATATGTACAGATGATGTTTGTGATCACTGTAATTCTAAAACAGGTCAAAGGTGTGATAAAAGTGCTAAGTTTGTGGACAAAGATGGGTTCAAAGTTTGCCCAGCCCATAGTAAGTTAAAATGTTATTCAGATAAAAAATTCAAGAAAGTATCTAAAAAAGATAATCCTATGTTAGATCAGGGTAAGTGTATTGTTGAAAACCTTCAAAAAAAAGATAACTTTTTAGATGTAGATTTAGTAGTGATAGAGAATCAACCAGCTTTAAAGAACCCAACTATGAAATCTATACAAATGATTATTTATAGTTATTTCTTGATTAACGGTGTATGTAATAATGATTCTAACATTGCTAGCATACAAATGATAAATGCTCGTAACAAACTCAAAGCATACAAGGGTCCTGTTGTAGCATGTGATATTAAAGATAGATACAAGAAAACCAAGTTTTTAGGTATTGAATATTGTAAATATATGATTAATGAATCTAAACAAGATAAAAAATTTATAGATTTATTTGTAAACAGCAAAAAAAAGGATGACTTGGCAGATGCTTATTTACAAGGGATGTATGTTTTGGGAATAAAATCATAAGTATATAGTTTATCTTTATAAATTCAAAATAAAAATATATATTATTTATATGAGTGCTCCACAATGGGAAATGTTAAGTGCAGATAGTTATACTTTTTATGAACTTAGAGAAGAACATACTACAGCTACTATACATTCTAACAGTGGTGATATTATCATAGAAAAAGATTACGGAAAAAATCCAATAGTTTATTGTAGTGATTGTAAAGAGGGTAAATTTACCGGTAAAATGAAAGGAATTGATGGATTTATTACATTTTGTAGAGGTACCGGTTGTGGGAAATATAACCGAAACGAATTATGTAGGCATATCATGCGTTTTGACAACAGGTTACAGGGTGATAATTTTGTAGAATACAATATTTACGGGTTAAATGTTAAAGATACTAATGAATACTGGATAAGATTTAACAAATTTAATATAGTGAGCAAGGGTGACATAATTTCCAAAGTTATGACTCCAAATCCCGAGTTTATCGAGGAAATGCGTCTGAAGAAATCCGTAAACAAATCGACACCATCAAAGACCGCAGTGTGGGGGACAAGGGCTACCAAATTAGGGGCCGACGATTTGTTTGCGGGTGATTTTAATTTGTCGGAGTTGTTTTCTACATCAGAAGAACTTGGTTTGAAAAATTTCAAATCAGTAGTTAAAGTATTAAGTGATTGGGTAAATCATACACCTTATTTGGAACCACCTTACGTAAAAAATATAGAAAAAGCTAATTTGGAAAGATTTATGAGAAGATTTAGTAAATTAAGTAAAGAATCTATTAGAGGTATTAGAGAACAATTAAATGATTTTAAAACAAACGTAATACCTTTAATATATATGAAAAAAGGGTTAAAATTTGATGAAGGTAGGGATGGAACTTCTCTTACTTCAAGTGAAAGGGGTTTAATTGAGGGTGTTATAAAACGAAAAGTAAATGAAATTTGTAGAGTTTTGAATCAAATTATTGATCTTGAAATTATGAGCTTTAGTCTTGGAGCAAATAAAAAAATAAGTAAAAAGAAGAAACCGCGTAAAAATAAGAAACCGACTAAAAAGAAGAAACCGAGTAAAAATAAGAAACCGACTAAAAAGAAGAAACCGAGTAAAAATAAGAAACCAAGTAAAAATAAACATCGTAATAAAAACAGTATTAGAACTAAAAGAAGATAAATAGTGCGTTTATTTTATATTTAAAGAATTTACTTATTAAATAAGATATCAATGAAAGATGTATTATTATATTCCCTTAAAACTTATTATTCCAATGATAATAATTTAACTAAATTATTGAATATTATAAAATTCAAGAAAAGTGTTTCTTTAAGAATTATTGATTGGTTTGCCACAAATTATTCTAAGAAGTATAATACCATATTTGTTTTATATAAAGATGAAGATGGTAACAAAACACTCAAAGAAACATGTGAAATTTTTTCACAATTCAATGTATATAATTCATATAAATCACAATTGAAAGCTTATTCTAAGAAACGATTTGATCCATTCTGTAGAAGAGAAAGATTAGATATTGAAATCAATGGACATCATTTAAATACTACAATAGGTCAATTGAATTTTTTTAAATGGGTGATTAATAATAATATTATTGATTATATTGAAGAAAATATTATTGAAATAGAAAATGATATGAATTATTCTCTAAAGCAAATAAAACAAAATTATAAAAAATCTGGGTCATCAACCCGAAAACCTAGACAAGAGATATCAAAGTCAGCTCAAAAGTGTTTAAATAAGACGCCATTAAAAGTTTCTATTACATTCGATTAAAAGTTTAGTTGGATGCCTTCTTCTTCTTCTTAACAACCTTCTTAACTAATGGTTGTTCTTCTTCCTCTTCTGATTCAGATTCAGAATCCTCCTTTACTTCTTCTTCATCCTTTGAATCTTCAGATTCCTCTTCAGACTCTACAAAGTTATCAGTTTGTTCTACTGGTTCGCTACGAACTTCCTTAGAATCTTCTTCATCATCATCATCATCAAATGCGTAGCCAGAATATTCAATCGGAGAGTTAACCTTTACCTGCTCGGCCCGCCAAGTGCAACCAAACTTACCTGAAGCGATCCACAAGCCATTACACTTTAGAATCATCTTGACCTTTGTCCCCTTCTTAAACATTGTTTCAAGGTCTACTGATCCATCCCCTTCAAGGACTAGTTCCTTCTTATCTGAATCATAGCAATCACATAGAACCTTACCATCACGCTTTACAATCTTGAAAGCAAAGGTAGGCGCCCACTTTCCATTAGGTTCACCTGTTTCAGAATCAAGTGAAACCTTTACCATACTATTGTATAGCTCCTTAGCAATATCTTCAGATAGCGACTTCTTCTTGAACCATGCTAGTGAATTTACAATACCAGATTCCATAATCTTCTTATCCATATTAAGGAGCATGTCATGGAACTTCTTCATTTGACCATCTTCATTGAATCCATCCATGGAAACCTTAATGTTATACTTACCAGAACCAGGGTTCTTTTCATCGGCATAGAATGTTCCACTGTCATAAGGGACTGTCATCTCAGGACTTTGGACGAATAGAGAGTTACCTTCATAGTTCAAGTAAATAATCTTGGCACCACTTGGAAGTGACTTTACACTTGAGAACGTCATCTTGTTTACATCGACGCTCGAAGGCTTCTGTGGGGTAGCAGTGATGTTGGACATATTTAGTGAGTTTTGTTGTGTTGTAAGTTTTTCTTTTTAGTGTTTTTCTTTTTACTTAGTGTTTTGTTTTGTTCTGTTTTGTTTTGTTCTGTTTTGTTTTGTTTATGGTTTGTTTCTAGTATATAGGCAAATCAAATTTTTAAGTAATTTATCTTAGAGAGTATTTACTTAAATATTTTCAACGGAATAGTATATAAGTTAATGAATTCTGAAAATATAATAAATATAAAAAATTTGGATAATTGTATTCATACTATCGAAAATACTAAATGTTGTAAGAAATCATTTACATGTTATGGTGGATATTGCAAAAAACATAAAGATGAATTTTTATTAAAAGAAGGATTCATTAATCTAGATAATTTTACTGGTGATATCAAAGATTATAAGTTATATGATCTTAAGAAATATTGTAATATTAAGATCTCTAAGTCTCCCAGTAAATTTAAGAAATGTGACTATTTCAAGAAAATTGTGGAATATCAAAGTAAACATATTTATTTATTAAGTAATATTAATTCTGTATTAAAGATACAATCAAATATAAGAAGGTTTAACATTAATAAGAATATTAGATTGAGAGGTTTAGCTTATCTTAATAGAAAAATATGTAATAATGATGAAGATTTCTATACATATGAATCTATTCAAGATATTGAAAATAAATACTTTTTTAGTTATAAAGATAATCAAAATAATTTTTGGGGGTTTGATATAAGATCATTAAAAAAGTTATTAGAAATGAATTATGGTAATCCATATACAACAGAAGCAATACCAGAATCAGTAAAAAATCAAGTAAATATATTAATTAATCATTTGAATCAAAATAATGTGGTGACTGTGATAGAAAATACTATTGTTTCAGATAGAAAAGCATTAGTGAAACAAAAGTTTGTAGATATATTTGCACAAATGGAATATGTAGGATATAGTTGTGATGTATCTTGGATCTTAGAATTAAATAATCACAGATTAAAAAGATTATATAGAGAATTAGAAGATATTTGGAATTATAGAGCTAATCTAAGTGAGGTTACTAAAAGAGCAATTGTACCACCAAATGGTAGATTATGTTCAACCCCTATACCAGATTATAATCACTGTAATGTAAAGGTTGAACTCCAAGAGATGCTAGCCAATGAATTACTGAAAATATGTGGTGCTACAGATCCTGGTAATATGAATTTAGGATTTATGTATTTTATAATCGCTCTAAGTTATGTTAGCAGACCATGCTTCATGATACATAATTGGGTCCAGTCTGTTTTTTAGAAAGATACTTAAAAAATAAGCAAACTAGTCTAGTATAGAGATAGTAAGTGCGGTTGAATTAAAAGAATAAAAAATAAGTAAGAGTATAAAAAATGCCCAGTAACAAGAAAGTATCCGCTCCCAAGAAGAAGGTTGTTAAGAAAGCACCCGTTGTAGAACCTAAGGTTGAAACCCCGGTTCAAGAAACATCTGTTGTAGAAGCTCCACAGAATACTGTTGAGAACTATGCTGATGAATTTACCCATCTGGTTGAACAGCTCAAGGTTCTACAGAATTCCCTTAAGGAACTAACTGTATACACCTCAAAGCTTGAAAAGCGTGTAGCTAAGGATCAGAAGGTTTTACAGAAGCGTGTTAATGGAAAGCGAAAGCGCACGAACAATTCTTCTTCCCCTAGTGGATTTTCCAAACCTGGCCCAGTATCAGATGAACTCCGTGCTTTCCTCAAGTTAGGTGATGGCGAACTAGTCGCCCGCACTGAAGTCACCAAGCGGATCAACGCCTACTGTAAGGAACATGGACTACAGGGTAAAGAAGACAAGCGGGTCCTAAAACCCGACAAGACTCTTAAGACTCTCCTTCGTCTTGGAAAGAATGATGAGCTAACATTCTTCAATCTACAGAAGTATATGAAGGTTCACTTCCCTAACAAGGAAGGTGTTTACCCCACTGCCTAAGATATTAGCTATAAAATTTTAACACTAAAAAATTCCTAATTCTAAGCATGTCATTCTAGTAGTTTTTAACAAATAGTCAGAAGTTGTATTAAGTTTTTTAATTTTTAATTGTTTTATTTTCTTTAAGTAATCCAAATACTTGATTTTATCTTTTAATTTTATAAAATTATCATTATTATTTAAACAGTATTGTAGGAAACTATTTAAACTACAATATAATTCTGTTTTTATTAAGTAATATGCTGTAACATTTGTTTCTTTATTAACATCTTTATTTAATTTTAGTAGGTCTAACACTTTGCTACTCTGAAATTTACTAAATTCTATTTCTGTGGAAACGAAAGCGTCAAAAATATGATAACATTTTGATCTATCTTTACTAATTAATCGTGCTAATAAATAACAGTGAATTAATTCTGCCCATATTTCAGTATAGGCTTCAAATGTGTTCATTTTTGGTGAAGTTATACCGTATCTATCTTTATAATGTTTTACTATATCAGGAGTATCTTGTTTATAATCATAAGATAGACCATGGATTAATTCGTGAATACTTACTTTTACAATTTCTTCTTTGCGCCACACTGTTATATCGCATTCTTCGGGTGATGACCAACATGCCCCCCCATTTACTTCTTCTTTGTCAAAGAAAGTGTCACCATCTAAGAGACGTTTTACATCTAATAAATAATAAGTTAACGTTATATCTTTTACTTTATGGGGTGCTAAATGTGCAGTGAAAGATAAGGCAAACGCTAACGTATCTACTAATAAATCAAGGTCATTTACATTTAAATAATGAATATGGAGGTTAAACGTGAATTCACCTGATTTTATAGTTACTTCTCTGTAATTATCCATAGCTATAATATCTTTTTGTAAATGTTCATCGATAAACGGGTTGTTTGAAACACTTTGATATGATAATGTTTTTTTTTTATCTTTCACTGACACAATTTCATAATCAATATCTACACTTTCAAATAAAGACCACAATTTCTTTAAGTTACCTTTTAAAGGTTTTATGTAAGGAGAAAATGTATCAAATGCTAAATATGAATTTTGTGTTAACATGGTTACTATAAGTTAGATATTATAATTTTTATTCGATCTAATATTTCTATTTACATTTCTATTATTTTTTATTCGTTCTAATATTTCTATCTACATTTCTCTTATTTTTTTTAGTTGTTCTAATATTTCTATTTACATTTCTCTTATTCATTATAATATTTCTATCTACATTTCCCTTATTTTTTTTAGTTGTTCTAATATTTCTATTTACATTTCTCTTATTTTTTTTATTCGTTCTAATATTATTTGATATGTATTTAGGTTTTTTTCTATATGATCTATTTTTTTTATTAGTTCTAATATTTTTTTTAGACCCCCCCCTAGTTCTTTTCTCACTATTAGAAAGTTCAATAATTCTATTATAAAATTTATTAGATTTATTTTCTGCTCCTGATAATATACCTATTCCTATATTTCGTCTATAGTAATCTGCTACTAGTTCTTTTATTCTTTGTACTTTTTGCATTTTGGCTGTCCGCATATCTGTAGAATCCATTATACTAGATGAAATAATATCACTACATTTTATACATAATGAATGATAATATGCATTATATAAATTCTGTAGTGTACCCCTCCAATCTACTATATTTACTAATTCTCTACTAAAAGATATTTTTATTTTAATACCATATAAATCAGCATTAGCTATAGTTGATTCACCTTTTTGAACTAAACCAATTTTAGAAGGGAACTGCTTTGCTGCCAGTGGTCCTAATCTAGAGTCAAAATCGGTTAAATGATCATCGCGTAATCCTGCTATATCATATATATCGAAATTAACATTAGTATTAATAATATAACCTTCTTTATCATAGTTTCCTTGAGGAAACTTTAAAAATAACTCCGATTTTTGATTTATAGCTTCTTCAATTAATTTTTTTGTAATTTCTAATAAATCCGCATGATTTTCAGTTTCACTTAATTTCAATAATAATATATAATCTACTGATAAATCTGTTTTATTATTAACTAATATTAATTGGTCAAACTCCTGCTCTCCTTGATTTTCCTTAGAAACACTTTGCCCCAAAGCACCCTTATAAGATGCATCAATTAATTGTTGATATACACTAATTTCTACTGAAGTGATACGCTTATTTATATAAATATTACTATTATCATCTATAACTAAAAAATATATAGTTTTTTTTTGTATTTTTTTATAATTATCAATTTTTAAGTTACTAATATAATGTAAATCAAGACATTTACCTACTGTAATATCATCTATAATATCATGTGTAACACCAATTTTATGAATACATTCAATCAATCTATCTACCACAAGTTCATAACTTGAATTAATTACATTAGATAATTTACTTTTACTTTCATTTACATAAGCATATGTTAATATGTCTTCGGGTGTATAATTACTGGCGCCCGATGTAATACCTAATATTTTATCACTCATACGTTTATTATAACTTTTTTTTTCCAGCCTAACAGTTCTATCTATTAGAAATTTTTTACCTTGTATAATATTTATACCATTAACTATAGAGGTAATGCGTTTTATATTACCTTCACTAAATAAATTAATTGGAGCAATATCACTAGTTAATGTAAATACAGTATTTTTTTCATCAGATAATACAGTGAATGTTTTATTTTTTAGTTTTTCATATTTTTTATAAACCACATTTTCTCCTTTTAAACTATATAATGATACAATATCTTCTCCATTAATACATATACTAGTAGACGTTATAAATATTAAATCTAATATATCTAATATATAATGCATAAATATGAATATATTGTCATACTTATCCATATTTGCAATATTGTAAATGCGTGCCAATATTTGATATAAACTATGTGTTTGGGGATCTTCTAGATGAGCTGTATCACTCAACTCTAACTTCACTTTTTCAGATAAAATAGAGTATTCATAATTACAAACACCTAGAACATACATCAATTTATATAATATCAACTGTATTGAATATATAATATACTTTTCATTGTTTTCATTGTTATCTTTAGTTTTGTATATATTCATAATGACTTCTATGCATCTGTTTCTATCTATATTATTTTTATTTTTAAAAAAAAAGTCTGATATATTCAATAAATTAGTAATATTGTCTATTAAATATTCTGGATTATATATTTTAATATTTTTATAAAATTTTTTTTCAAATTTACCTAGTGTCATATCCCTGCTTTCCGGAATTATTATAGTTATTAATCTGTTTATTTCAGGTGGTATATTACTATCAGCCATCTTAATATTATTGGCAACCCTATTTAGCTCGGAATATACATCAACCCCAGTTAACTTACCCCTTTTTCCCTCTAAAAATCTATTTATAGATTCTAATATAGTTGTATTCTTTGTCAATTGTCCAACCGATTTATACCCGTTTCTCCAGATATCTAGCAACCCCCCTTCTTCTCCCATAATTTTTACCCCAGCATCTCTGATAAACTCGCTAATTATCCTAATTATTAATCGCGTAATATTAAATAAACTTAACTGATCCAGGCCCCGACCCGATCCTGATGAATTATCTGTTAATGTATTAATTTTATCTATTATTTCACTTATTTTTATTTCATCACCTACAAGAGATATTGTTCCTCCTACTATATCATTCTTGATTAAGTTAGCTATATGTATGTAACTTAGATTGTCTGTCCTTTTTCCTGGACCAGCGTTTTGTCCTACAGAGGGTTCGGGAGCAGTGTAAGGTATAGATTTATCAGCTATAGTAATGAACATTTTACCCAACTCAAATTCTTTCAGCTTATCCGCAATGCCTTTTTTTATTTTATCAACTGTGCCTTCAATATCTTGCTGGCTATTCTCCCAGTCAAAATCAGCCCCCACAAGTGTGTCAATTGTAAAAGCTTGCAGGGGTGGTTTAACTACTTTTTGACTTTTTACAGCATCCGAATTACCCTTACTAAACTTATCTAATAATTGAACGTAAGTTACCTTATCACCTAACTCCGTTTTGTCCACTATATACACATAATCATCAAGGTAATTATCAATATTTGTTTCAACTCCTTCTGACATAAGTCTTTTCGCCTCTTGTTGTTCAGCCAACAGGGTAACTTTCACGGCTTTATCCTCTTCAGACAGTTGAGTCGCCTGTATAACCGATAAATCGGTGGTCGCTTCCGCTGCAAGATCATCTACTACGGCCTGTGTAGCCAAATTTTTTTCCTGTGACGCTAGTTCATCATCTGTTGCTGCATATGCAACTAATTCGAGTTGTGGCACGCCTTTAGAAGTTTTAACCTTAGTCCACCCCTCAACCAAACCTTCATTAAACCCATCCTCTTCCTGATAAGGCCCAATGCGTACCCAGGTGATCCCCGAAGAATCTACATCTTGTCTATCAGTTTTTATTATTTTACCTTTGGTAATATACCCTAATACACCTGATTCTTTACTTGCTCTCTGACGCACCGTCGCACCCTTTACGACACCCTTCACCACCTTATATTTTTGATAGTGTTCTGTTGGTTCTCCTCCTTTGTAATATCGTTGGTTTTTTGAATAATTACCACCACTTGATTCATAATTTGGTAGTAAATTTTTATCTAATCTCATAATATTATATAATACATTGAATTCATTTGATATAATTTCATTGGGTATTTCATCTAAATTTTTTGATTTAATATTAAATGTATGATTTTCTTTCAATAAATTAGTTATTTTAGCTAATTGTTTTTTTAAAAACATTATATTATATTTTTTTTTGTTGATATTAAATAAACAATTACCATTATTATAAAATTTACGCGCTATACTTAAAGGCAGTGGTATATAAGTTGTATCTAAATATTTATTATCACCTGTTGCTTCTATATCTCTAATACCTATATTAATTATTGTTATATAACATAAATTTTCTAGAGGGTTTATGTCCGTTTCTCCGTGATCAATACCCATTTTACAAATTTCTAACTTTAATTTAAATGATGATTTTAATATATTAAATATTTTATTACATTTATCTCTATTATTATATTTATCATCTAATAAGAACATGGTATTTATAAAGTTAGTATTATTTTCATCTTTTACTATTCTTCTTAATTCATCTATTATATACACTCTTATATCCACGCTTATATCCTCTACTTGATTTGCCGCGGTTGTAGGTGTGGGTATAGGTGTGGGTATAGGTGTATCCTGACCTGAATTCATACCACCAGAGAAGCCTGAGACCCCAGCTAAGACTGGATTATCCCAACCTTCACCCTGTGTCCGTGCCATTTCCTCTTTCAGTGCCTCGGTCATCGTTGCACTTCCGGGTTCCGGTAATCCAGATTCTCCTGTATATTGTGGAGACGGGGTGGTGGCCGGTTGAATCGGTTCTAGAGTCAGTTGTGCCTCCACCTGCGGTTCCATTTCAGGTTCCTCCACCGGGGTCATCGGTATAGAATACCCCTGTACATTGTATTTGTATTTTTTATTTATTAGACCTTTCAGGGTATCATCTATACCGGTGTATGGTAATTTCCAAAAATACTGTTCTAATTTTAATAGCCTGTTAATAAATTGTATATGATCTGTATCTTTAATTTTGTTAATACCTTTAATATTGTTATTATCAATAACTTCACTATCTATGTCTATATCACTATCCTCTGAATTAGTATTAAAATTTTCACCATATATTGATTGTAATTCACTTATATCTTCGTCTGTCAACTCAAGCATTCCCTTAATTAAGTTATTAACTTCACCCATTTTGTCACTTTTAACAAATCTATCATATTCAATTAATATATTTTGAAGGTATTCTCCAAATTTTAATAAATTACTATAATGTGCTGATTGAATATTAGTTTTTAATTGTGTTAATTTTTCATATAAATTATCAAATTTTTCTTTTGATTTTATTGATTCATCTTTTTTCATATCCTCTAATTTCTTTATTTTTTCATCTATTAGTTCAATTTCCATCTTTTTAACTTCATCATAATTACCTTGTTTCCATTTCCGTACCATATAATGCCATAATCTCTTTCCACTAAGTGGTTTAGGTCTATATAAACGTCTGTTCTTAATCTTTGACAAAAGCTTAGAGAATATATTTGGGTAACCACCCTTTAATATATTAGGTGTGGTACCACCCGTAGACACATATGAACCTATGTGAGAACAACAACCACTAAATGCTATTAATTGAAAAAAATTTTGAAAATCTACTTTTTTTGGAGTTGTTTTATTTATTTCTACAAAATCAACTAAATTTTCATAATTACCAAGTTTATCTAAAGAATTATATTTAATAAATTCTTGATTTATTAATGCATCAAGTCTTGCTTGTACTTTATTATATAATTTATTAACACATGAATTTATATTACTAGTTAATGAATCATAATCATCTTTAATTAGTAGATCATTTATTTCATATTTACATTCAATATTAAATAATTTACATAATTCAATATTATGCAATAAATCATTTATAACATTAATATCATAAAACCCCTTTACTGAAAGTAATCCTACTTTTGATTTATAATAACCTTCAAAAGCCTTAAAAATTGAATTAAATGCCCCTAAAATGACCCTTGCAAATGGATCTTTTAATACCATTGATAATTGTCCTATACCACTAGATGCTAAAATGACACCTTGTAAAAGTCCACCTTCCTCAAACCCTTGATTAAATAAATTAATAGGATTAATATTATCTCTAGAATCATTAAAATTTTCTAAAAAAGATATAATAATATCATTATCACCAGTTTCTGCTTTGCCCGCAGCTACAGCCGCATCCGCATCTCTTGTGGCATCTTCTGCCGCTTTTGTTGCAGAAGCAGACATCGCCGCAGCTGTTGTTGCAGCAGCATTTGCTACTTCATCGCCAGGAGATGCATCAGATTCAGCTTTAGCTAATTCTGCCTTTTCTGCTTTCTCATCAGCCACAGCTTTAGCTTCATCAGCATCTGTAGTAAGTTTGGTTATATTATGTCTTACATCCCTTAATTCATCACCATCATAATTAGATGTTAAACCAAATAAATTTACTTTATCTGAATCTCCTTCTAATATTTTTATTAGTTCACTGTAGCTACCTACAGCTTCTATAGCTATTTTAACCATTGTAGCCGAATAATATACATCCAATGAATCCATATTTAAATATTTAATATTTTCATATTTTAAAATTTTATTGATTTTAGAGTTACATATAGGCATGTAATTCAATATATCATAATAATATTTAATATTTAGTTCATCTAATTGATCAAGTCTACTAGATAATGTATTTAGTTTCCCTATAATAGTCATATTTTCTTCACCAATTTGTGACGTATCTCCTAAATATAATCCGTCTGAATTCCATAATTTAGATATTCCACTTCTTTTAAATTCCTGGATATCATCTATAGTATAATAAATTTCACCTATACGATATGTAATAGTCCTTACTTTATCTGAACTAGTCGTCAATATATTATAATCATCTACAGCCGTCGAATTTTTGTCAAAACCTAAACCTTCTATAATACCTACATCCGCGCGCCCATTTTTTTTATACAATACTTTATCATTAATAGTTAATATATGGTTACCTCTCTTAAATTTTCTATAAATAGTTTTAACTCCGGGACTAAATGCGTCAATTTCCTCCATATATGCATAATTACATACACCTCTATTTATTAACAACTGTCTAATATGCGGTATAACAATTTTAATGCCTAAATATGATTTTAGATAATTAAAATATTCATATTTTTTTATAAACTTAAATATCCCCATTATTAAGTAAAATTCTTTATCTGGATTTTCTAATAAATATGTAAATAACGTTAACCAATTTTGGAATATAAATATATTCGATCGCATTGGAGGCGCGGACTGTTGTGGTTGAGGAGTATTTAATGGGTCCAATCTTAACTCTCCATCGACACCCGACCCCCTGCTAATTCCTTCTTCTCCACCCTGTGGTGACCCCTCTCCCATTCTATTCAGATCTTCTAACAGAGGTATATCCCCCTCTTCCATCCTACGAGTATCGGCCGATAACTCGCTCAATTCATCAGAGCCCTGTCCTTCTCCCAACGGCTTATCTTTGAGTAGCACCACCTCATCTACCGCCTTATCAACTATTTGCTCAACATAATCATTTACATATTTATGGTATCTATATTGATCGGTTGTTTTTAATTCTAGTAGTTTTTTAAGATAATCAACAAAACGTTCTTCCCTACCCGCTATTTTTTCATAATTAATTTTTATATTATTAAATAATCTACCATTATTTAAATTAATATCTTCTTCTGTAATTGGAGTGTTAACTAAAGTATCACCAGCCATGCTCCCACGCTCATGTAAATCCGTAACTGGTTGGTGGGGGGAATCTCCACCATCTAATATTTTTTTTTTTATACGATTTAATATTTGTTCTTCACGTGTATCTCCTGGGCATTCTTTGTAATGATTACAGACAATTTCACCATCTAATAATAACCCTTCAGTTAAAATAAGGATTTCCTGGACCATTATATAATATAATATATATTTTATAAATTATAAACAGGTAAAGTGGGATCAATAAATATTTCTTTTTTATGAAATAAGTTTCTCATAATTTCTTTGTTTGAATCATCTATACAACCATGCTGGATTTGATAGATAATATGAAGACTTCCTCTAACTTTAGTAAACGGGTTATAGAACCCGTAGGTGCTGATAGATGATTTCTTTTTTTTAGTTAATTCAGAAGCTACACAGCATATTTTGAATTTATTAGGTAAGCGAAGTTGAAAAATTGAACCATAATAAACTTCATATAAATCTATTTTTTTAATATAATACAAATCATATCCTTTTTTGTAATAATTTTCATTTGTTAATGTCATTAATTCTAACTTAATAGTTGATGAAAGATCATTAAATAAATAGATATTATAATCACTATCTATGATAAATAAATGATAGAATCTTTTCCTCGTTTTAACTATTATGTGTTTATAAACTCTATTAAACACATCTTCTAATGAACGTTTTAAGTGTAATGTAATGTTATCATATAATTGTGTAGCATCTATATATTTGATGTTATCGGTCTTAATTAATTTTGTGGAAGTGTTCTTTTTTTTTGTAGTATTACTTTTGAATAAACTATTATTTTTAAACAAATTATACAGATTTACTTTTGACCTTGTATTTTTAGGAACATTGTAAAATAAATTCATCATTAAGCGAACTTCTACTGAATTAATAAAAGAATTATAATACTTATAAATTAAATCATAATCTTCTTGTGTAAATGTATAGTTGTTACCCGATAAATCTATATCGTATTGATGTCGCTTAATAGGATCCATTAAAGTTTCATAGGCTGTTTGAATTTCTTTAAATTGTTCTTCATCACCACCTTTATCAGGATGATGTATTTTAGCATATTTGTAATAATGTTTTTTTATTTCATCAGTGGTAGCCGATTCAGAAACATTCAATAGTTCATAATAATTCATGTAATTAGATAGTATAGTATTCTAAATGTTTAAATAAACTATAAATGATATATTCAAGATATAACGGTTTTCTATAAGAATACCCGTATAAATGATTAACATCTACTATATCTTCAATAGCATTGTATTTAACTTTATTAGGTAAAGTAATACTTTTACATATTTTTTTAACTATATATTGCTGTAGTTCAATAGATGAATTATGATTCATGTAATACATATAACATAATTCTCTTATATCTTCTATAGTCTTTTTATTTAATCCCAAACCTATAAATTTTAGAAGCTTTTGATAAGTTATCATTATTGTTTCATCATTATATGCTTTTATAGGTAAACTGAATATCAAAAATCGATTCCGAATATTAATATCTAGTTGATTTATTCTTTTACTATGTATGATGAATGATGATGTTTCATATGATGATTCAGCTATACTTTTAATCTTGAGTGTTAAAGATTTATTTAAATTTTGAACATTCAATAAAATGAATACTTTTTTTCTTATTTCAGAATTATAAAAATTTGGTGAAGAAGTAAAATCTATAATTAAATTAATTAAATCAATTTTTTTAGTTGGTTTATTATCTATTAAATAAATATCATTTGATTCACTATATTCAATATTATGCGATACCTTTTTATCTAATTTTAGTGAATTAAATATTCTAGTATCGTTACCATGAACTATTATATTTAAGTTACGGTTTACTAATAATTTACTAAAAATTGATTCATTGAATATCATAGATTAAAAAGATAATATGTGTTTAAATAAATCATTTTAAACAGTATATAAATCATGGGATACCTATCAATAAAAGAACTAGATGAAAATAAAATACACATACATAATACAAGTAATTATTATTCATTGAGTTATAAGCAAACTTATGTTAAATTATCATCAATATTAATAGAACTAAATAATGTATCAGTGAATATTAACAATGGTTATTACATCACTATTAAAGATGAAAAATCTATTAATGAATTAAAGAAATTGGATGATTTTTTAATCAAAAATATATTTAACTACAAAGGTATATTACACGAAAATGATTCCGAATATTATTTATATCTTAAAAAAAATGAATACTTAGATAATTTTATGGAAGATTTTACTAATGAAAAAATATACATTAATATCATAAAACTTAAAAAAACTGCGTCACATATCTTTCCTATTGTTTATGTGCTATAGTAAATGAACAAAGAAGATGAATTTAATCAAAAATCATTAAAATTATTAGCCGATCCATTTAAACTAAAAGATAGTAAATATATTCCTAAAAATACAGATAAATTAAAAGATGAAATAGAATCTAAATTTAAATGTAGGCTTAGTGATAAATCGTATGATTACATATTACAAGAAATAGAAATATTAGTAATTGTAGATAGTTTATTAAATGATATTATAAATCAAGTAAGCCCAGATCAAAATCCATAGAAACAGCTTTATTCTTAGATTGAATTATTTTTTTTATTTCACTTTTATCTATTTCACCATATTTAACAAGATATAAAGATGCTATAAATGGTGATATATTTGTACCATCAACACAACAAATTAATATATGATGATCCTCTAAATTAGAGTCGATAAAATTTAATATCTTATCTTTATTTTGTTTAATTGTATCAATTGAATTATAAAGGTTGTTGGGTAAGGGTATCCTAATATTTTGAACATCTTTATGTTCGCTAAATTTATAATCAATAGTACAATTTATTATTAATTTTATTTGATTATCTTCTATAAATTTTTTATTATACATGATATCTATATCGCCTATCCATAATCCAGATAATACTTCTGTATATAACATTTAACAATAAATTTGATTAAAATTACTTAAAAATAACACAAAACTTTTAAGTGCTTAACTATGGATGATTTCTTTAGTTCTTTAGATGAAATATCTGAAATGAACAAAGAAATCATAAAAACCTGTTGTGATGATACTGATAACCATTTACTAGGTGAAGGTATGGTAATATGTAAATGCTGTAATAATACTATCTCTAATATAATTGATAGCGCTGAATGGAGGTTTTACGGTGCCAGTGATTCTAAATCAAGTGATCCAACAAGGTGTGGTATGCCAGTTAATCTACTTTTACCCCAATCATCTGTAGGTTCATTTATTTCTACACGTGGTAGTAGGGGATATAGTATGAACAAAGTTCGTAAATATCAACAATGGGGTGGTATGCCATATGCTGAAAGAACTTTACTAAAAGTATTTCAAGAAATTTCAAGAGTTTGTAAACAAGCGGGTATCCCTGAAATGATAATTAAAGAAGCCCATGTATTATATAAAATTGTATCAACTACAAAGATAACTCGTGGTTCAAACAGAAAGGGTATAATTGCGGCATGTGTATACTTTTCATGTAAAATTAATAATGTCCCCAGATCTACAAATGAAGTAGCATCTATCTTTTCATTATCAGGGACTATTATGACTAAAGGTTGTAAGAAATTTCAAGAAATAATGCAATTAAATAAAGTTGATATTAATAGAATTCATAATACAAATACAATTAATATGGATGATTTTATAGATAGATTCTGTTCAAAATTAGAACTTAGTGAAGAAGATATATCTAATATAAAACATATATCTTATTTATCTCAAGTATATAATTTAATAAACGATAATACGCCACCATCTATGGCCGCGGGATGTATCTACCTATATATTAAAGAAGTTGAATATGATATTCATAAAAAAACTATTTCAGATGTTTGTAAAATATCCGAAGTAACTATTAATAAATGTTATAAGAAATTAGAAAATCATAAAGATAAATTGATTATTTAGATAGTATTATTTATATAGGGACAAATGTATTAATAACAAAAAAAGCGATAACTACACATACTGCTTTAATAAATGTTGCCTGAATATTTAAACCTCCTGATTCTGTTAAAAACATCGTTAATCCCTCCATCTTGAATAAGTTGTCAACTACGTCTAAATTCATAGAAACCGCTAATACAAAAATAATTAATAAACTCTTCCAGTCACCTTGTAGTTTTTCTAAAATAGATTCATTAGAAGTATCTTTTTTATTTTGATTCATCATTGCTTGCTGTTGCATCATCATCTGCTGCTGCATCATTGCTTGTTGCCTTTGAGCCAGCATCGCTTTATGTTGTTCAGGTGACACCTGTTGCGGTGGCCCACCCGCCTGAGGTATACTAGGTTGCTGTGGTTGCTCAGTAGGTTTATTATTAAGATCATTTAGTATAGAATCAACTAACCTTGAATCTTCGTCATTCATTGAATTACCACCTAGTTTATTAATAGGAGTCCCCTGTGACATTTTTATAACTTAAAGTATTAAATTATTATTAATTTGTAAACGTATTATCCGGTTTCTTAGTTATATATGTGAAGGCAACTAATGCTGAAATTATACCGAATATTAATGTGCTATCTATTTTGTTTTCTAACATTCTTTACTTAATGGAAATATAAAAAGTTTAAATGATAAAATAATTATATTAATTACTTATATAATGGATTTCGGACAATTTAGATCAGATAGACAAGAATCTGCCAGAAATATGATGTATCAAAATTCTGGTTATCAGTTTGAAAGGAGGGAAAAGAAAACATTAGTCTTAGATATTGTGGATACCGCATCTGTAGCACCATTAAGCACCACAACTGAATTTACTGTAGATTTATTTGAACCATTAACAGTTGATAAATTATCGGATGTTTATATCGATAGTGTTTCTACATTTAATAGTTTATTATGTGACACTTCTAATAGAACCGCATTTAGTTTAAAAATAAATGAATTTAATGTTAATTCAAATGTGGCATCTACTTCATCGGGGCAACAAATATTCAATAAAATAATAATACCCAATGAAAATAATGATGTAGGTGATGTTCATTCAGTCGTAATTCACAAAGGTAAAAAAATGAACTACGTTTGTTCTATTAATCCAGGAAAAATTTCTAAACTAACAGGTAAAATAACTGATTTAGGAACTGGTTCTATGTTTTCTACATCTACAAGCAGTGCTGATGGTGGAAGATTACATTATGTTAAATTAGCTACTGCTGCTACTCAAAATGTTGATATAGGAACAGCATTATCATTTGCCGGCGGAACATCTGGAACAGGTAATTTTGTAACAGCTTTCTACATAAATGAAGGATCTACTGATTTATATTTTTATTCAGCGGGTTCAACAGTTGATACACCAGGATCACTGGGTGCTATTACATCTACAGGTGGATTGAGTGGTATTAATACTGATACTAGTTATTATCGTATAGGTGATTTTCCAAGATTCACTGCTGAATTTATTATAGAAGCAAGACAATAATTATTTTATATACTATATTATAAAATGACAAAAAAAAGAACTTCAAGAGTTACAAAAAGAACTTCAAGGGTTACCAATAAAAGAAGATATAGGGGGGGGTCCCGTGCCACACTTATAGCACATCTTAACACCGTCAACCGGGTAATAGTTGATATATTAAATCATATACCAGAAAGCAGTGGTATCAAAGAAACAGCTAGTTATGAACAATTAGTAGAAGACATGGAATATAAGCCCCCCAGATTAGCTAATTGGCAGCGAGGAGCGGCCCCAGCTTTGCGCTTGTGGCAATCTTTGAATTCGTTTGTAAAATCAGAATAGAGATAGTGTATTATTATTCTTCATCACTATCCATCAGATATCCCTTGATTGGCTCTTGAACTGTGAAAACTTTCTTTCTTGGACCACGCTTCCTACTTTGTATCTTCTGTTTAACTTCTTCATTACCTACTTCACGATAATGAACAACTTCTGACCAAAATTTAATAATATCAGGGACAACAGAATTCCACCATACCTTATCCCTTCTAACTAAAGTACATTCATAACGTGTTATCTTCCACCATTTTTCATTGGTACAAACACCTCTTTCGCCAATAATCTTATTTTTCCAGTTCAAGATATCATCTAATGATGCTAACCAAGGTGAAAATTCATATTCTATACCTTCTTCAGTTTCATAATCTAGAACTAATCCTTTCGGTAAGTTATCACTAGTGTATCCTTTCACCAAACCATCATTAACCATAACATCACTTTCATATTCCGTAACATCATTATATTCTTCTAATTTAACTTGTAAGAAATCACATTCTTCCAAATCACAAACTTCAAGTTGTCCTTGCATCTGCATCCAATAATGTTTAGGAACTTCTTTTGTAAACACCCTTTTAGGAGGACACTTGATTTCCAACATTCTACCAACTAATCCTGGTGGTGAATCTATATCGGTTATTCCATCAGGTGAAGCACCAAATACAGATAACTTTGGATGAGGAATTAAACCAAATTCTACAATTTTCAAATTATTTAAATGTTCATAAAACATCGTCGCAACAGGTTCATACTTCACCCCCCACTGCATAATATCTCTGGATGCTTTAGATATAGTATCTTTTTGTTCACTAGTTTTAGCTAACAATAGACCATCACGTGTTTGAAAATGACCCTTGCCTAAGGCATCTGCTAAAGAACTAGCTGTTAATAAGTTTTCCCTAATTTTATACCATTCTTCTGACCTTTGTTCAGGTAACTTTAGTAGTTTTAATTCAATCATCTTATTATAAAGATGATCTCTCTTATCATGTAAACGCTTGATTGTGTCTAATGATTTCTGAAACCAAAGTTCAAAGTATCCATCGATATAATATTCAATATCTGGTGTTAAAATATCTTTGAATTCATTTAGAATACATTGCTTATAATCAACCCTTACTTTTACTACACGGGTATCATCTTCCAAATTATCTGTGTCAATGGATACATTTGTTAATTCCCTTTCTAAAACTTCTACATTGTTTTCAAAATAATCATTTATTTTAGTTAAGTCCATAATAAGTTATTTATGAGTTAGGTGTTTAAGTATTTTATCAAATTTACAAATCAATTAACTGGATAACTACTCCTATCATAGAATAAACCAGGTGCGGTGTAAGGTTGTGTATATTCAGATAAAGATGAATTATGTCTAAAAACACATGATCCACCTGGACAATATTGTTGTGATTCTATAGTTTGTAAATCTGATGGGAAGTAATGCTCAGTTAAACCATCCATACCTTTACTCTCTAAATTTTTAATAGTACCATTTGATGTAGTAGCTGGATAGTATTTATTCAATAAACTTGTTAACGATAATACATTATCAAGTTCATAATTCTTAACATCCATTTTAGAAGCATCGACCGCAATAACTTTATGTTGTTCTCTGTATTTATTGTCTAATAATGCGCCTACATTTTCTTTAAAATTATTACGATCTAGTAAAATACCTTGTTCATTAAATACTACATCAAATCTATTCACAATATTGTTGTTAGACGCATAATTTGTATTAACTGAATTAACTAATATTTCACCATTCAGAACAACAAAATCTACAACAATATTTACAGTGTAATAATTATTTTTTGAAACAATTGTAGCATCTAAGATATATCTTTTATTACCTAGAGAATCCGTTTTTTCATAAACATTATTTAATTCTTGTAGTTCATAAATATCGTCTGTTAGGCCATAGACACTCTTAAATATTTCATTAATTAAATTCTTAAATTTACTTTTCATATCCGCCGTAACCGTATTTCGGGTATAGAGTCTAACATTACAGTTACCTGTTAAACTAATTTTATCACCTCTAGAAAAATCACTTAAAACTGAATTCAAGGCATGTTTGGGTTTACTATGTGTTGGTTTATCTTGAATTGATCGTAATGGTATAGTTTTAAAATGATCCATAATTAAATATCCAACAAAAATAAAAAATACTATTATAATTATTTCTTCCATATATTATGATGCTAGATAATATTATTTATAACCTTTAATTTAATTATTTAAGATAATAAGTCCTTTATTTGAATTCAACATTTTTGTAATGAAATAATAGCATATTGAAATATGTTCCCGGGATCTAGCACCCGTAATCATAACTTCACCACTCATGAATACTACTATAGTTATCTTTTTACATAAACCATCGCCTTGACCACAACCTTTCCCATTACAACACTTACTACATTTACATATACCAGCATTAGATGTACCTTCTGTATCTTTGTTATAATAGTATTTAATATTTACACCCGGATAAATACATGGTTCATAAGATGAATACATTCCTGCATCAACAATTTCTCTATGAACAACTTCCCTCTTAACCTTATATCCTATAGAGAAATCACTGTTAATCATCGCAATATTAAATGGTTTATATTCTATCTCGCTGTTATTCAAAATTTTATTTTCAGATTCAACATCTAACCTCAAAAGATAAGGTAACAATTTACTTAGAACCTTTTCACCGTGGTCTTCATACTTTAATCCTGTCATTTGAATTTTACCATTATTAAACATCTTTACATTTACTATCTTATCACAATTAACATGAAGTGTAACTTGATTAAAGAATGTTTTTTGTTTCTTGGGAACACGTTGTTTTCTTTTCTTTTTATTAGACTCACCTTTGGTTCCTAATGAACCGTGTTGGATAAATGTTAAAACATCATTAATTACAGCATTCTTATATAAATTGTCTAAATTTATATCAGAATTAATAGCTGAAACAGCAGTCATGGTGGATATCCTTAAGTTATCCATAGTCTACTTTATCAAGATAAAAAATCTTTAAGTTAAAAAAAATCAAATTTATGTTTTATATTTTACCTTTCAACACTTCTTCAACATACCGAGTGTATCTTAGCATTTTTTTCATGGTAAATGTTTTATCTAAATATTCCATTAATTTTTTAGGATTTAAATCTGGATTCAATATTCTATAATGTAAATATAGGATAGACCATGTTACACATAATCCAGAGAAAGCATCTAACCTAACTTGTAAACCATCTTCTGGTTCATATTTAGATGGAGGTATATAGGTAAATTCTGGTAAATTCATTCTTACAAATTTATGAACGTTTTTAGATACTTTAAAGTAAGCTCTACTTATACTCTCTAATTCACTTTCATTACTCCTTGCCCCGTGTGGTTCAAACAATTCTACCGTTTTCTTTTTAGTATCTATTATAATAACATTTGCGTGCGTTCCTACATTAGGAATAACTATTTCTAAACTAATTGGGACTAATCGTTTAACCATACATTTATTTAATTCATTCATAAAATTGTCTTTACTAACAAAAGGATCAACTGGTTTAACTGATTCTAAATGAGATTTAATAGAATCAATACCTGTAAAAAAATGAACTTTCATAAATGAAGGTAACCATTTACTTTTATCGGGTATACAAACTATCTTTTTTAATTTATCATCTCTACTAATAATTTTTTGTATGAAAGCAAATGTATTATAATATTTTTGATAATGATAATTTATAGAACCTATACTAGCTTTACTACCTAAACTAACTTTATCTGCTAATGGAACATCCACAATATTTAACTTTTTGGTAATCTTTTTTTTTGTTTTAGATTTTTTATTTTTCTTTTTAGTTTTCTTATCTACCATCGCCAATTTATTTTTTGCCATATATTATTCAATATATATTTATTCAGCGCCACCAACTTCTGTCGGTTTAGATTCTTCAGTAGCAGAATCAGTAGCAGAATCAGTAGCAGAATCAGTAGCAGGTTCTTCTTTGACAACAGTAGTTCCTTCAACTTCTGAGGGTATTTCATCAGTGGTTACTGTTTTTGGTTCTGGATCAGGGGATTCACCTACAAGAGAACCTAAATCAGGCATACCACCTTCTCCACCCATAGCACCACCCATCATTTGCATCATCTTCATCAAATCCATATTACCAAATTCTTCTTCACCCTCTTCATCCTCATCATCTTCATCATCCTCATCATCAGCAAACTGTTGTACTAAACGATCCTTGTTCATATCATCTGATGGAGAATACATATAAGTTAATGATTCCATAGCATCACGTAAAAGGTCGCGGTCCATAGCAAAACAGTATCCTCCCTTAATCATAGATAAAATTACTTCAATCATAGAATCATAATCTTCTACCACTAATTCACCCTTAGTTACAAATTCATTAATAGTTTCATAAACATTATCAGAAGTTACTTTCTTGATTTCAACCATTTTTATAATATAATTAATATATAAATTATTATAAATTTACGCATTAAATATTAGTACCGACCATTGATTATATCCGTAAATACTCTCATCGATGGTCTGAAACCATGTTCAGAATCAATTAAATTTAAACAATTTGTTTTATTCATTAATTCATCATCTATTAAATTTTTGTAACCTAAAATTATATCTATTTGTTCTACTGTATATTTCTTAGATTTCTTAGATTCATCTGAAACATATTCATAATCTAATTGTTTTCCTCTAGATGTATTTTTCCATCCATGGATCAGTAAGCCTCCATAAGTTACTTTAGAATGACAACTTTTACATAAAACTACTAAATTATGTTTTTTGTTTTTATGATGATGATCTATCATACCGTTTTCATCGGCTATACATTGTTCTTTAATATGATGGGTTTCTTCTGGTAAACCCCCACATACTTTACATTCATCCATAAATACCTTTGAGCTATATTGTGATAACTTGGTTGAGACTAAATACTCTTCTTTATTTTGAAGATAATTTAAAATATCTGAACAACCCTTTGTAAATTCTTTAGGCATACCCATCGCTTCACATACTGTTAAACCATAAATAGGTGGTCCAGATCCTTCACATAATTTCCTATCATAAACTAGAATACCATCATCGCATCTAATTTTTAGATGGTATATATTTAGATTTTGTATTTCTTTTATTACAGGTATTCCTGTTAATTCATGTAAATGTGAGGTTATCATAAAAGATACATTTTTATCTGATAATGTTTTAATACTATTAGAAACAATCGCTAAGGCAGATGATGATTCAGTTCCAGAACATAATTCATCACCTAGTATAAGTGAATTTTCATCACACATTTGAAAGATTGATCTGAGTTCCATTACCTCAACTGCAAAAGATGATTGAGACCTAAATATATTATCATTATTTAGAATTCTAGTGAATATTTGAGTATACGGTTTAAAACGGAATGATGAACAAGCTACATAGAATCCCGCTTGTGCTAAAATAATATTTAGACCTATTGCTTTCATTAAAGTAGATTTACCACAAGCGTTAGTTCCAAATAAAAGTATACCATCTTTGTTACCTTTACCCAAGGTAATATCATTAGTAACATATTCTGTATCAGCTGATATTCTTTCAACTATTGGATGTCTCATACCGGTAGCATCTAAACAAGCTTTTTCTGAATCTACTAAAACAGGTTTAGAATACTGGTAATCTACAGCAACCTTTGCTCCAGCACACGTTACATCAACTTCTGATATAAATTTATGAATTCTTAATAACATATCTTTGTATTCTGAATAAATCGTATTTGTGATTTGTTGCCAGTAAATTGAATTTAATTGTTTTATTTTTTCTGTATTAGTATATAATTCATCTGTTAAATTCTTAATTTCTTCTGATTCAATGAAAACATTACTATTATCTTTATTTGAAAATGTAAATGAAGATGAATGTATTTGATAGACTATATCTCCTTTAGAATCTCTGATATTTATCATTTGATTTGGTATATTTTCAAAGCGTTTACTTAGAATCTTAGATCTATTCTTTGTACAGTATAAAAAGTAACCCATCTTATCATTATGATCAAATTTACATGCCCCTTCTTTATTTGAATCAATTATATTCGATAATCTATTACTGATAAATTCTAGATTTAATCTTGCTAATTCTGTAATTTTATAAACTTCATCTAAATCAGGATAAACACCTTGTTTAAAATATGGTTTATCTGTAGAAATCATATTCTTAAAATTAAATATATTGTTAATGTGTTCATAAAACTGCTTGAATTTACTAACATCTTCAATATATTCTGAAAAGTAATCAGAAATAATATCAGTTTTATTCAAAATATCAATTATTCTAATAATAAAATCATAAGATAATTTAGTGTTTAAAAAAAGTTGTGGCGTTAGTGTGTCCATACCTAATTTACGCAAACCCTTTTCTGTATCAGTTAGTTTACAAATATCTGATTTTAATTCTTTATAAAAATTATCTTTAATAAACCGCTCAACCTTAGAATATCGTAAATTTAACACACCCGGTTCTATAGACGGATACAATAATCTTTCTTTTAGCAACCTCTTACCGCCAATAAATCCACATTCATCACATATTGAGTATAATGATTCATTTTTACCTTTATAATATGAATAATTTTGAATAACATTTAACTGTCTAACACCATTAGCTGCTATAGATAGATGGTTGATATCATTGATTTTATTAGGGTAGTTAATATTTTTTATGACATCTTGTTTTTGTTCATAGATATACTGGAGCATGTAAATATATGAATTCCTTAACTGAGAACAATGAATCATATTTATCTCCTCTATAGGTGTAATCTGTGATTCAAAATTGAATACTTTTTGTAGAAATTCATTTTGATAAACAATGCCTTCAAACGTATTTTCGGTATATTGATTTATCTGAACATTCAGTGTATTAACATCCCAATAATTCATAATATCATCTTGTGTTAAATTAAAATTATTCGTTTGAAATAAATATTCTTTTGGTGAATAATAATTTATTAATCTACTTAATTCATCTTTCCAATAATCTTGGTCTAACTTTTTATCTATTTGATAAACATAATTATTTCCTGTACTAACATCTATTATAGATATTCCTACAGCTATAAATGTTATACTAATTTTTTCTATGAATACAGACATAATATTACTGGTTACACTATCAGAATAGTCCATAAATGTTCCTGGACTGAGGACTTCTTTAACATCTCTTTCAGCACCCGAACCTTCGCTCAACTGATCTACTAAAACAATATGATATCCATCATTAATTAATAGTTTTAAAAATTTATCAGCATATGGTACCTGAAATCCACCCATTAACATATTATTTGTTTTATTTGCTACAGCAATATTCATAATATTATTACAAATATGATGAATATTTGTTTCTCCTAATTCTTCTTCATCATTCAAAATAGCATAAATTTCATAAAAAGAACCAACTTGCATAAGGACAACTGTTTTTTCACCATATTTTTCTTTGTATTTATGTAAGTAGTGACAATATTCTTTAAAAATAGATGTTTTAGATGCCCTTTTTGTCTTTGAACTATTCATAACCTGTATAAATTTATCCTGTATTCTTTAAACATTTAAACGCGTTAATATTTAAAGAAATAAATAATATTTAAGTTATTAAAATGGACATAGTTTCACAAAAAATTAATTATACCTTTAACATTCAAACAGTTCAATCTGGAGCTTTCCGAATATTGGTAGAAGCATTAAAAGATATATTAACTGATTGTAATTTCATTATTGATAGTTCGGGTATTAAGTTAATTGCTACAGATAGTAGTCATAATGTTTTAATACATATGAAATTACACGCTGAAAACTTTGATTTCTATGAATGTAAAGAACAATGTATCATAGGTGTTAACATGACTAATATGTATAAATTAATTAAGACTATGGGTAATTCAGACATCTTAACATTGTTCTTAGAAAACAATAATAACAACACTTTAGGTATTCAGATTAATAATAAAGAAAAGAATTCGCAGACTATTTATAAATTAAATCTCTTAGATATCGCCAATGAAAATATCCAAATTCCTCCCGCCACGTTTGAAACTGAATTAACACTCCCTTCATCAGATTTCCAAAAAATTATTCGTGATATGACAAATATAGGAAATTTAATTGAAATTAAGAGTGTTGGTTCAGAATTAATACTTAGTTGTAATGGTGATTTTGCTTGCCAAGAAACCTGTTTATGTGAAACAAATAACGGGCTACAGTTCTCCCAGTCAGCATCACCTGAAACACCTATTCAAGGTATTTTCTGTTTGAAGTATCTATTATTATTCACAAAGTGTACCAATATGTGTAATCAGATTCACATCTATATTAAGAATGATTATCCATTAGTAATAACATATTCTGTTGCTAACTTAGGTGATATTAAATTATGTTTGGCACCTAATGTTGCTTAGAAAGAATTAATTTATTTTTCAACTATATTATCTTTAATCATACAATCTTTTTCTAGTAAACAAGGTGAAACTTCTTTCATTAAATCGGTGTATTTACCCTGTTTATTTCTCATCCATAATTTAGCGATATTGAATTCTTTTTTAGGGGCTACTGAGAATCCATTTAATTCTTCATGATTATCTGGATCAATTAAAATATCTTCAGTTATACAATGTAATAGTATTTTACAAAATTCTTCTTTAATTGTTTGTCCTGGTATTTTAAATGATATACAACATCCTTCACTATTATCTGGGTCTTCCCAATTCGGAAATATTCCTTCTCTCATTAAAAAAAACATACCATTTTGTAAATGATTTGTTTGAACTGTTTCTTCAAAAATACTGTAATCGATTAAATTTGAAAATGTAAAAAATTTTGTATATGATGATTTTTTCCACGAGTTATCTTTAATTGAATGATACCATAATACCCACTTTTTATTCAATTCCATTTATATATAATAAAGATATTATTTTCTTAAATTATAATTTTCACAATCAGTGTAAATTTAAAACGTATAATTATAAATAGTATTATTTTCTCATTCTAGTTTTTTTAGCTTTACGTTTGGTAACTTTACGTTTGGTAACTTTACGTTTGCTAGCTTTACGCTTGGTAACTTTACGTTTGCTAGCTTTACGCTTGGTAACTTTACGTTTGCTAGCTTTACGTTTGCTAGCTTTACGCTTGGTAACTTTACGTTTGCTAGCTTTACGTTTGTATTTTTTCTTATATTTACCCCCGATATAACCAAGCTTAGTCATAAAAGTATTTAAAACAATTTCATCTCTACGATCAGCATTTTCATAATAATTTAATATATGGAGCGAAGCTTCTGCGAGTCCAGCTTCTCCTAAAGAATTTAGTATTTCATCATCGGTTTCATTTATTACATATACTATACAATATAAGGTTACAAGACTATAGGCGTGGGCGTCGGTATTTAAATTAATTAAATGTTTCAAATTAGGAATTTCATCACACACTATATTTAAAATTTCAGCGTATGTTTTATTTACTAATGCCTCGACAACAATATCTACGGCATTTTCATCAACTGTAGTTGGTTTAGCAATACTAGAAGGCCATGATGAATCTGTATCATATTCATTCATTAAACTACCTAAAGTAGCTGAACTAGCTGAACTAGCTGAACTAGCTGAACTAGCTGAACTAGCTGATCTAGCCAGACCTGCTGGACTAGCTGATCTATCTGATAATTCTAGTAGTTCGTTATCCCCCAGACCTGCTAGACTATGTGGGTTTTGAGGGTCGATTACAGGATCCTCTGGTGAACTGGGGCTAGTAGCGATAGATGATAGACTATATCTATCTGAACTAGCTGAACTAGCTGGACTAGCTGATCTCGTTGATCTATCTGATCTATCTGAACTAGCTGAACTAGCTGAACTAGCTGAACTAGCTGAACTAGCTGAACTAGCTGAACTAGCTGATCTAGCCAGACCTGCTGGACTAGCTGATCTATCTGATAATTCTAGTAGTTCGTTATCCTCCAGACCTGCTAGACTATATGGGTTTTGAGGGTCGATTACATGATCCTCTGGTGAACTGGGACTAGTAGCGATAGATGATAGACTATATCTATCTGAACTAGCTGAACTAGCTGGACTAGCTGATCTCGTTGATCTATCTGATCTATCTGATCTATCTGATCTATCTGAAATAGCTGAACTCGCTGAACTAGCTGAACTAGCTGAACTAGTTGATCTAGCCAGACCTGCTGGACTATCTGGTTCGATAGCCAGACCTGCTGGACTAGCTGAACTGAATTTCAAATCGTTAGATGCTTCGGTTAAAGAAGAACTTGGAAGATCGTCTAAACCCGAACCCAGATCACCTGTTACCTGATCCTCGGAAGCATAGAATGCCTGCAATCTCTCACGAAGCTCATCTATTTGACCATGGTCGGGTAGATGATTCTTCTGGCACTCTTCTATCAGTTTCTCAAGCTCTTCTCTATTCATTTTAATCACTATATCTTCCATAACTGCAAATCTTATTTTATCCCATAAATAATCCCCACTAACCCCCCTAGGTTTTGCTAGTCCGAGGCTCATATACATATCCTGTAATTTCTTTTTTGGATAATCTATTACCTCTAAAATTCTCAAAATTTGGGGTAGAGGCATCTTGGCTTCAGATATTATTTCAGGGTATTTTTTTTGCGATTTTTCAAGTCTACCCACCAATATACTTACCGGTATTTTCCGTAATTCTATTTCGATATCATCGTATTTATCAGAATTTTTTATATTTCTGAATTGCTCAATAACATCATTAACATCATAAGTTTTATTCCTATTTATACTATATATTTTGTAAAATGTCTCATCATTTATTCCATTTCCATCTAAATGCCCTTGAATATTTTCAAAATTAGAGCTCAAAACAAAGCTACTCCTTGTAGACCCTGCTCCGTGTAGCTTAAGCCCTATTCTTTTTTTATTTACGAATTCGCTCTTATTAATTGAAAATTTAAATAGATTATCTGTGGAAGAGATTATCGTTGCATCCACCCCTTCCATCGGATTTGCATCCGCCCCTTCCATCGGATTTGCCCCACCCAACATATTACCACCAAAGTATTTATTACTTTTAGATAACTTATTTTTCCACGCAAAAACTTGATTTAAACTCATCGAATACATTTATATTATAATATATATTATTTTCTTCTAATTCTATTAAATAACCATGTGGGTATACTATCAGATTCAGTCTTAGACAATATTAATTCATTATCGCAACGATAAAAATATGACCACTCGGGTGGTATAAACAATATATTGTCTTTTTTCATATCTAGTTTAATCGCCCATTTCTTTGTATTATTTATTTCTAAACCTTTGATATCATTTTCATGTTTAGGATTGAATAAATAAACAGTGTAATCACCTTCTAAAGATTGTAGGAGCAAATATTCTCTATAATTTTTATATAATTTAGATTGATTAAAACCTCTGTACAAAGATAACTTATAATTTATGTCACAAGTTATAGGTGAACTAATCAAATTAACTACACTGTTACAATGTTCTTTTATATTATAATCTTCAATTAGTTTAGTGTTATCTGTAACTCTAACAACTTCTGATTTTAGTAGTTGGTCTAATGATATTAATGTTTCATTATCATTTATAATATAACCTGGTTTACTAGTATTCATACCATCTAATGTTAGGGATAATTGATTTTCTGAATAATTTATTATGATTGGTATCTTATCTTTTATTTCATTAGTAATTTTTTCTTTATCTGGTATTTCAATTGTATTAACAGTTGCGTTTGAATTGTATTTCAACATATTATGAACACTGTAAATTGTATAAAATAAATAACATAATATAAGTATTTTTAAAATGAATGTTATCATAAAATATATAAAGGAATAATAAATTATTAACTTATAATGACCGAAGAAATGAGTATTCAAGAATTTGGAACGGAGGTTGGGCGTGTTATTCGTTTTTTTAACCGTAAGGGTTACGGATTTATCAAAAACTTAAATGATGATAAAGATTATTTTGTTCATAATTCTGAAATTAAGTGTAGCGAAGGGTTATACAGGAAACTTTATCCTGGAGAATATGTCTCTTTTAATTTAGTTGAAAAAGATGGAAAACAAGTATGTTCTTTAGTCAAGGGAGTAATGGGTTACCCTCTACTAATAGAAAATGAAGAACATACATTTAGAGTATATCCAAAACAAGAACATCGTTCTTGGTCACAACCAAAAGAATACAGTGATTCAGAATCAGATGAAGAATCTTCAGGATCTGATAATGATTCTGGTTCCGAAGAAGAAGAAGAAGAACCAAAAGAATTTATAAATAAAGAAGCACCCGAAGGTCTAGAAGTAGCTGATTTTGATGGCCTCAATATTAATCAAGAAATGAGCTAAAAATGGGCTAAAAAAATATATATATAAAAGTATAAATGAGCTCAAAATTGATAAAAATAAATGGTGGAGGCAGAACTTATAAACGAAAAAATTATGCTAATTTTATAAATATAACAAATAGCGACACGGGGAAAGTTGACCGAGCAATGCATATAACAACTGAAGAAATTCATTTAATTAAAACATTAAATAACATTATAGATGGATCTAATATAAATGCGTATACTTATTATAACGAAAAAGAAAAATTGAAAGCTATTTCAAAACTATACAGAAGGTTAGCTTTACAAAATGAGCGTATAGTATTACAGGAATTACTAAAAAGTGCTATTATTGGCCGTAATGGTTATATTGTTACTAATTTTATAGAAGGTACAACATTATTTGATTTAGCAACGACATCATATTTTAGAGATTCTGGTATAAATGAAAGAAGATTAAAATATATTTTTAAACCGATTTTAACATTTATAAACATAATCAATAGTGCTGGATATTATCATAATGATATAAAATTAGATAATATTATGGTAACACCGGATTATAAGGTGTGTATTATAGATTATGGATTAATGTCAAAAGGTAGCGATAGTGGAATATTTGGATGTCTACCTGATTATTGTGATACTAATAACTATCGTAAACTTATTTTGGATATACTTCGTGAAACTAGGGCCATTCCGGAAGAAAAAGAAAAAGAAAAAGCACTTATTGATCGATGGTTAAATAATAAGCACCGTGAAATGCTATATGATGCTGAAAGATGTATAGAAGAAACCCGTATAGCTATTGGTATAAGAGATTCAAATCGCGATTTATTTGCTTTAGCAGCATGTATTATATACATTATAAATGGTACTTTTGATTTTGACGTCACGGATGGGGTCTCTACACTACTTTTAGATAAATTAACCAGAATAACGGATATAAGTGATGAATTGCGTGATTTCCTCGAGAAATTATTAACAGATAAATTAAACCATACTAATGTTTTAAGCCATAATTGGTTTGTAGATGTAGAGGAGGTGGAGGATGAGGAGGGCGTCACTCACCGCGTCGGCCTGAGTGACCCAAGTGGCGGAAATATTAAAAAAAGAAAAAAGAAAAAATCTAAAAAGGTTAAATCTAAAAAGCTTAGATCTAAAAAGAAAAAATCTAAAAGGAGAAATAATTCAAGAAAGAGAAAGAAACATAAAAGGACTATTAAGAAATAATAAATTTGATATTATCTAATCATTAGTTTATTAAATAATGATTTTGAGAAGTGGTAGAATGATTGGTTTAGACCAAGTTATCATAAATTTTGATGAAGCATCTATTTCTTGGAGAAAAAATAAAATTAATTTAGGTGAAGGTATATTTAAATATAAATTAAATAGTTATTAATATAAATGTATTACAATATTTTCAAGTTATATTCATCTTTTAACAAGCATACGTTTAAGAACCATACGTTTAATAAGCATCGTATTATACGAAATTTAAAAAGACAACTTATTCAGAAAGCAATTATGAACCTTCATAAATTTGACTAATCATCAATTAAACATACACCTTTTTTAGTAATCTTTTTTACTTTTTTATATTCTTCAATTGAACCATCTTCTTTATGAAGCATTATTTTGTATTTTTGTTGTTTGTAAAATGTTATCCTTTTTTGTGCTTGTCTTTTGAATGTTTGGAAATTAGGGTGTGTATCGTTAATATCAATAATTAATGGGTGGAATTTACGAACATTTGCTTTTTCTCTCATGATTCTACCTACCGCCTGAACAACATCCGATTTTGGTGATGCTAGAATAATTGTATTTAATTTAGGAATATCCATTCCTTCCGCCGCCATAGAGAATGTTCCTAAAATAACATCTTTTTCTTGTGATTCATGTAAATCAAAGGGTTTCATTCCACCTACGTATAATCCAGAAGGTATATTGTTTTGTGTTAGCCATTCCAACATTACATCTAAATGATTTCTACGATCACTTAATATAATAACTTTTCTCCCCATTTCAAAATATTTTTTAGTTAAATCTAGCACAAGTTTAGTCCTTGACCAGAAAGCACAAACATTATTAATTACTTTGGGTAAAACGGGTTTCCCCATATAATTTAAACATTCTTTACAATAATTTGCATCATCCGAATAATAATCGATTACATTCACTTCCACACCATCTGTAACTATATCTTTTGTCATGTATACGATGGGGCCTATGAATGTTTCAAAGACCCACTGTAAACGGTCTTTCCTCTTAGGTGTTGCTGATAAACCTAGCATATATTTTGATGCTACTTTTCTCATACTTTTAAAGAATACTTCTGCCCCTAAATGATGACATTCATCGAATATAGCTAAGCCAAATTGTTCAAATACTTCTTTAGGATATTCTTTAACCGATACACTCTGAACCATTGCTAAAACAATATCTTTTCCATCTACATCAACGGTATCCTGTTGAATTTTACCAATTTTCGCGTCAGGTAAGAATTGCTTAATACGATCACGCCATTGTGTCATTAAGAAATCTTTATGAACTAACACAATTGTTTTCTTTTGTAAAGAAGAAACTATCGATAACGCTAAAACAGTTTTACCTCCCCCACATTTCAATGATATAATACCCCCACCTTTTTCATCTAAATATAACTTTTGGATAGGGATTTGTTCTTCCCTCAATGATCCATTGAATTCTATATTAACATCTAATCCTTCATCTAAATTATCTGTAATTGGTTTGCCAAAGTGTTTTTGGCCATAGAATCGTGGTAAATAATAACTTGTTTTGCTTTCCATGTAAATAGGATACTCTACCTGTTTCTGATTTGGTGGTCCAAAACCCTGGACTATAGCTGGCCTAGCAGTCAAATCTTTTTTAATTTTAGATAGTTGTTCTTCTGACAAGTCATCTTTTTTTAGTTTGTAACCTTGTCTAGACAGCATATTATATTAATTATTTACATATCTTTTAAATCAAATTTTAAAGTGTCTTACTTCAGACCTGTATAATGTATAATTATTACTATTTGCTTTTTTCGCCTTCTGTGTTAATTTATTTAATGTATGATGTAACATGAAGTTTCCATCTAACCATTCATTATCATTACTATCTATCCATTTACCATTTGAGTGAGTATTCTCTAACATTACATTTGGTAAGTAAAACGCATTATATTTGATTCCGTGGTATCCTCTTATAAAATTTTTATTATCATTATATAGATATGTAACAGTATAATACGTAACTGGTAACCCATTGGATATACCACCCGTTAATCTACTGCTTGTATTGCCTAAATGTATAACTTTTTTAATTAAATTATTTTCTGTATGTTTAGTCCAATTATTATATGGAAACCATTCACCTAAACATTCATGCGCAACCATATTATTATCATAACATGTAACAAATATACCATCTGGCTTCACTAAAGGAATAGGTTCTTTAATAAAAAAAGATAGATATCCCACCCCTTTTTCACCAGGACTTCGCGTTCTACCTATCCATTGTAAATACCAATCATATGGTATAATTCTATTTAAAAATTTAAATGAAATAATATGATCAATTATATCGGTATATTCAGTTTTATTATATTTTTTAAACATCAATGACATAGACGCTTTGTTTTCAAGATCCATAGCATATTTAAAGGGTAAAAAGTGAGAAAAATCAGCTGATACTATAATTAAAGTATCCGTTGTATCCGTTACATCTAATTCATCTAATTCGCTTCTTAAATTAACCCCCACATAAGACACTTCCTTCATATTCCATTTATTATCTATAAAATGTTTAATAGATTTCATAGGTACATAATATTCGTGATAATACCTATTGTATACATTAGGTTTATCGGAAACCGGATAGTATATAATAACTACTTTTTTAAATTTAAAAGTAGGTTTAAACCGTAATGTATGACTAATTATTTTACCAGTATATTTTGTTCCAGCGTGAGGTAAAACATATCCCCTAATACTTTTATCTGATATAGAATTATGGAATTTTAAATCATTTTTATTAAACCACATTATATTTAACAAACATTTAATAATCATCATAAGTATTTATTTTAGGTTTTTTAGTCTTATAAACTATTTTTTCTTTTATTACAACTTTTTCTTTGATAACTGGTGAAATACCCATTTTATCTTGGATTACCTTTTTTTGTTCTACAGTTAATTTATTATAATCTTTCAAAATAGTATTTACAAAATGAAAATAATGTTCTGTAGTATCAATATTTTGTAAAATATATTCAGCTTGACCTTGGTAATATTCATTGGGTTTACCTTTTTCTACCTCTATATCACTATATACATTATTTTCAGCTGGTAGCCCACCCAAAGCGTCAACCAGTAAATCCATATCAGAGTGTAATGACATTATAAATAATTTTATTCATATATTTTTAAATATTAATTAAAGTATATGTTTCACTGGTGTTTATTATTGGTGATATTATTAATAATTTTAATTAAAGATTTTAAAAAACCTTTAATTGAAGGAAATACTGGAGATGGTATAGATGATGGACAAGGCGGGACACATACATCTGATTCAGTTCAAGATATGGACGAAGATGAAATGAAAGATGAGTTAAGAAGAATACGTGAAGAAAATTATTCTGATGCATCTGGTTTCGAAGCTATGGTAAAAAAAGGACAATGTACAGATGAAGAAGATGGACCCAATCATCATTCATGTAAAATAGATGATGCTAAAGATAATAAACCTAATGTAGATATACGATATCTTAATCCTGGATTAAATAAATTATATGATATTCAAAATTATACATATTTATCATGTCCCAAACGATTCCAAGATACAATGGACATATTAGTAAAAGAAAATTTAAAACCAGATCCAGAATTATATAAAATGACATTAGACCCAAACATACCAGATCCTACTAATTTCTTTAATAATAAATATTCAATAGGTCAATATCCAGGATACACACATAATAATTATTTAGACAGAACACGTTACATTAAAGCGGATGAACCTTTACCTGTGAACCCAGATTTTTTTGTTGATGGTGGTGGAACTTATGCTTAAATAATATTATCTATCATTAATATAATGCCAAGAAAGTCCAATAAAAGGTCAAAAGAAAAAGATAATCAAGATATTCATAAACAAGACATCCATAAACAATTCAAACCCAATAAAACACCTAAACAAGTGTTTAAGATGGGTGCTTTTGGAGGAACATATTTTAGACCAATACATTCGTCTGTTACAGGTGAAGACTATACCCCTAAACAAGCTATGAGGGGGTTGCCTAAAGATTGGTTCAAAGGTTTAGATATAGATACGATGGTATCATCATCTAAATATGATAAAAAAGTTAATAAATACAAGGTAAAATGTGGATCAACGTTAGAAGCATGGGAATCATCTGGTTGGATTGATGAACAGGATCCTTATGGATGGTTTCAGTGGTTCTGTTATTACAAAAAAGGTAGAAGAACGGGTGATGATGAAAGACAAATAGGTAGATGGTTAAAATTAGCAGGTCCAAATGGTAGATTTAGGCGAACTTTAATGAATAAAATAATAAAAAATGGATCAACTTATGATGATTTTAGCATAAGTCCTGTTATTAGACAAGTTTTATTACACTGGGGTTATCAGTTAACTAAGAAAGATTTAGAAGATTATAAGAAATCTAAATAATTAAATATCATCTACCTTACTAATTTTATCTGTTTTCTTTAAAGGTTCCCATTTTTCAAATTTTCCATTGTATTTACATTCTACTATAGGATTATCTGCTTCATCAAATAATTTACGCACCATCATACTACATTTCAGATTAGGGATACATGCAATACTATGCTTTACAATATTATTTGGACCTTCTAAATATAAATCATAAACATCTCTCTTCATAGTTTTTTGAATCATAAAATTTACTGTATCTTTCTTTTCTTTTTTAACTTTTAATTCGCCTTGTTTGAACAAATACAAGATCTTAGAATAACTACATTTTAAAGGAACAAAGTAAAACCCCCTTGTTCCATAATCTAGATTAGGCATAAATTCATCAATGATATATTCTCTTTCTGAATAATCAAAGTATTTCTTTACTTGAATTGGACATACATCACAAAATGAATCCTGATCATATTCTTTTTCTAACATTATGTGAATCATATTCACTCTGTCTAAGATAGATTTATTTTTACAACTATTAGATTTATAGTAATAAACATCGGCTAAAAGTAAGAACCATTTATTATTCTTAGTCCTTACTAATTCAGTTTCAAACAATGTACCGTTAAATATTTCAGAGTTAAATTTATAAGGTGTTACAAAGATTGTAGGATAATCATAACCAGCTTTTACCTTCTTATCAATTAAAAGACAATAGTTAACCCCATTTATTTGAGTACAATACAATAGATAGGGTGTTCCAGAACTTTTTAAACAAATTATATGGGGGTTATTAAGATTGCTGGAATATTGTTCATTATATACTTTTGCATATCGCGAATTATATTGAATTCCACCACACTTCAATTTAACATCATCTAAGATAAACTTCTTAAGTTCATTATTAGTAACATTATCAACAGTTTTCCCACTGAATTTAGTCTTTGTTAAACTTGATGGATCCATTTTATATTATAGTATTATTATAACTTTAAATAATCAAATTTTTATATAATCTATAATATTATGTTATTCGGTTATAATATTACTATTAAACAAATTATAGGATATATTATTTTGTTGTACATAGCATTAGATACAGCAGTATTCTTATTTAATGGTATTAAACATACGGGACCGGGTGGTTGTGCAACTGATGATTGGTTTGGTGGACCTTTTATATTGAATAATTCTAAAAAACCAGTTCAATGTTCCGAAAATGTTGTTACAGATGGTTTAAATACAATTGGTAAATGGCGTCAATATGCCTTAAAAAATGATAAAAGTGAACGATTACCTTATTTGTATGAAGCACAGGTTGATAAAGTTGTTAAAGATATTAAAGATAATTATATTATCGAAGGTTTTACGCCTGTTCAACTATTAGCATATGTAATCATACCAGTAGTAACCATAGAATCAATAGGTTTTTGGTTACTATCAACTCAAGCGAGTAAAGCAGAATGGACATTCTGGATAGTTCTAATAACATTGATATATACAGGTTTAACGACTTTAGTAAAAGAAACATCTGACATAGATATTAGTCCCCCATCTGAAACATCATGTTTAACTTATTTAACTGATAAAATGGGTTTTATTACAGGCGATGAATTACAATATAATTTTATGGCAAGGAAACAAGATGGTAAAAATTGTATGATTGAAGGAACATTTTTAGGGTCACCAGATGGTGGTATTGAACCAGAAGACCAACCTACTATTTATAGAGGTGATATTTCAAGTTGTTCTTCTTCTAATTTACCGTTATACTAAAATATTATACTAAAAATATTATACTAAAAATATTATACTAAAAATATTATACATATTATATGACAGAACCGAATTTATCTATTAAATTAAGTAGTGAAAATTTTTTAGGTATTTTTATAAAAAATACTACATTAAAAAAGATATTACGAAAAAAAATAGATATAGATATAGGTACAGGCGATGAATATACTATAGAAGACCAATGCGTACCTTATTCATTATATTTATTAGCATCAGCAATAAGTGATAAATCTTCATTATATGAAGATAAATCTATGGGTGAGTTGACAGGCTTGGGGGAATCAAAATTTTCTAAGGATGCAACACAAGTTATACAAGATATATTTCCATCTGTAGATATTCAAGGGAATAAATGTAATACTATATTTAAGTTTAAAAATATTTATTCAGTACAATATAATGCTACAGGTAATCCTGATTTATCATTAGGTATAATATATGATATTATAATACCATTTTTAAGAAGGTATCCAAATAAACAAAATATAGGGACAACAAATACTGATTTTATAATTATACCATTTGGATTTAATATAATTGGACTCAAAACTAAAGTAAACTATGGACATCAATTATTAATGGTTATTAATATAAATTATTTATATGAACTTAAAAGTATTGATTTTCAAGTATTAACAGATAATATTAATAATTTAGTTGAATTTATAGATAATTTATATGAAGGTTTAGTTACATATGATGTTTGGAATTCTAAATTACAAGGTACATTTAGTCAAACAGTAAACAAATGGTTAAACCCACCTAAACCAGTTACTGAATTAAAAAAATTACCCTCTTGGGGACCTAAACAAAAACTATATAATGCTGAAGATATCAAACTATGGGAACAACAAAAAATATTAGCAAATGAAGATACATACCATTTAACAATAGATACATTAATATCCGATAATACTCAATTTGCTTTGGCTAGTAATGATATAGTTGGTTCTATTAAAAAACGAACTAAAAAAGATAAAAAAAAGAAACAGTCTAAAAAGAAACAACCTAAAAAGAAACAGTCTAAAAAGAAACAACCTAAAAAGAAACAACCTAAAAAGAAACAATCTAAAAAGAAACAGTCTAAAAGGCGGTTTTAATAAATTCACTTTATAATTATATAAAAATTAAATAATCTATAGTATCTATAATGGATAAACATTTTGAAAATCTAGATAAAAAACAAACAAGTCTAGAACATCAGGACTGGACACCTCAAGTTGTTCGTAAAAAAAATGATAACGTTGATGGAGGTGGTTCTAAAAAGAAAGTTTCTCAAGCACAACAAAGAGATAATAAACTAATGAAAAAAGTAGATGACGATGATCTAAAACATGATAAAATTACATTAGAATTGAGAGTTAAGATTCAACAAGGTCGTGCTTCGCAAAAATGGACTCAAAAAGATTTAGCAAACAGATGTAATCTACCGGTAACTGTTATTAATGAAATTGAATCTGGTAAAGCAATATATAATCCTCAACAAATCAATAAGATTAAGAGAATTTTAAAAATAAAGTAATATATAATGGGTAATTTATTTTCTCAAGAAACTGATAATGTAATTGAAAGTTAAACCATATTATTTTACAAAAAGTGAAGACGGATATTCGCAAGATAAAATTAAACAATTTAAGATTACTAAAAATATTACATTAAAAAAAGAAGATAAAGATTATTTATTTGATGTTTGTAACTATAAAATTAAGAAAACATCATTTAAAGGGACTGAATTAATTTTTGATATTCAATATGATAAAGTTCTAAGTTGTGGTGAAATAGAAAGTTATATAACCGATGCGTGGCATAAGTTCTGTAATTCTGGTGATCCTATTAAAGCAAATTTCATAAAAGAGAAAAAATATAACAAAAAACAAATATACTTTGCTACAGAAGACATAACTTTTGAATATCCTAAGTTATCATAAATTTTACTCTATTTGTATTTTTCACTACACATATGATTTAATTTCATCAAGACAACTCTAAATTTTAGCCCGCTTTCAATGTAATCATCCCACATTATTTTTAAAGTATCATTTTCAATATTCCCATTTATGTAAGAATGATGGTCTTTCATATTAAAATAATATTCTATATTTGCATCAGCATTATTTTTCCATAATTTAATTAATTTTTTAAGATGTATTTTAATATCAGGTGATAATTCGCCGTTAATTTCAGTATTTTCATTGATGAATTTAATAATTTTACCAAATTTAGATTTAGTATTTTTAATATCTTCCATACATTTACTATATAATTCTGGTAATTCTTCCATACTATTATATAATAATATGTTAAAGTTTAAGTAAATATTTTTAAAATAATATATATTTTATTGTATTAAATGAGTAAAGTTATCAAGAATAGTAAGCAGCGGAAAGATATAAATGTGTGGACCAATGAATGCGAATCACTATTAGCCGAATGGTCGGAAAAAGCTTCTTGTTACAGATGGTTACACGGTAGATGTGAAAAAAGTTATAAAAAATGGTATTATTGTTTTTCTATACCAGTAATTATATTATCAACGCTAACCGGTGCCGCCAACGTTGGTATGGATTCATTTGTTCCACAAGAAAGTAAATCTATCGCTTCGGCGATAGTTGGTGGAGTTAATATTTTTGCAGGTATCGTCTCAACCTTACAAAATTTCTTAAAGGTAGCTGAGTTAATGGAAGGTCATAGAATTGCGGGGGTATCGTGGGGGAAGTTACAGCGTAACATAGCCATTGAATTAGCATTAGATCCTTCAAGGAGAGTCCTACAAACAGATTTCTTAAAATTAAGCAGGGCAGAATATGATAGATTAATTGAAGCCGGTCCTTTAATAGATGATGGTGTTATTAATCAATTTAATAAAAAATTTAAGAATTATCAAGTATCCAAACCATCTATATGTAATGGTCTGGATAAGTGTAATGTTTATAAAATTGACAAAACAATTAAAATGGATGAAGATGAATTTAATGACGGAATAGAAGATTTATTAGATAAAGAAGATGTGGAATCAGAAAAATTACCGCTACAAATTAAAATTCATAGTGCTGATGATGAAACTGTTAAATTAAATGAAACTATAGATAAAGTAGTTGATGAAGTAGTTGATGAAGTAGTTGATGAAACGGTTGATATTATACCGAAAGGTTTAGATAATAATAAAAATACACAGACTATTGTAGTTGAACCTGAACCTGAACCTGAACCTGAACCTGAACCTGATCCAGATTCTGAGGCGGCCTTATTTTTAAGTCAAATTAATGATAATGATGAAAAATAATTCTATTGTTAATATATAATGGGTAGAAGAACTTTACGTAAAACTAATCAACGTAAAATTAATCAACGTAAAACTAATCAACGTAAAACTAATCAACGAAGATCTACAATACGTAAAACCAATCAACGTAAAATTAATCAACGTAAAACTAATCAACGTAAAACAACCTTGCGTAAAAAATATGTGGGAGGTGATGGAGGAGATTTCAAAAGTGTCGTGTTAAGTATATTAAATGATACATATATACCATTCTTACCCACAACGTCTGCTATTAATGACAAAGATCAATGTAATAATTATTTGAAGTGTGTAAGTGCTTTTGATTTATTAACTATTATAGGGAATAATAAAAAATTTTCAAATTCTAAATCAATTACAAGTATTGTAAAAGAAATAGATTCTGATAATACTGAAATTTTCAAGGTTCTGGGAGATTTAACTAAATTACCAGTATCCCGTAAAGTCATGTCTAAATTTATGATTAATTGTGCACGGTTAAGACAGAACCAGCTTTTAAAACAACTAAGAGAGTATATTTTAGAATGTGAGGATTATTTATCAATAAAATATATAAATTGGTACAAAGTCGTGTTAGGTTTAATCACCTTGGATGATGAATTTGAAAGCACTATCTTAAGTGAAATTAAAGATAGACGGATATTTATTGATACAGATAATTTCAAATATGGACTTGAAATACTTTATAATGATAATTCTGTTAAAAATATGTTTAAAAAAAGAATACTTGATTGTGGTCATAAACCACAGGGATTCTTTGATAAATTAATGGGAACAATATCGTGGGATAGTTACAATGATTGCTTTAAATGTTCAGAAAATAAATGTATAGTTTATTTAGATGAAAACTATAAATCATTTTTACATAAAAAACATAAAATCAGAAGTATTGATAAAATTAAGATATTAATATACATCGAATTAAGGTTAAGGTTATTTTCTAAATATATAGCTTTAGAGGGTCTAAGGATTACTAAAAAGAAATTTAGTAAGGTTAAAAGTATTCTTAATAAAATTTATAAAGATGATTCTAATAGGGGAAAACTACATAATAACGATACAAAACAATTTGTTATGGGCACAATTTTTGGAGGAGGTGATAAACAAGAGGATTTAATTAATGGACAGCAACTAGACGCAGGGCTAGGGGTTGAACTAGATGCTCCACCTGGTGCTGAACTAGATGCTCCACCTGGTGCTGAACTAGATGCTCCACCTGGTGCTGAACTAGATGCTCCACCAAACGCTCAACTAGATGCTCCACTTGGTGCTCCACCAGGAGATCCGGCTAGTTCTGAACCAGGGGGTCAACTAGGAGATCCATTTGGTGTTGAACCAGGGGCTCCGGCTAGTTCTGAACCAGGGGCTCAACTAGGAGATCCATTTGGTGTTGAACCAGGGGCTCCGGCTAGTTCTGAACCAGGGGCTCCAGCTAGTTCTGAACCAGGGGCTCCGGCTAGTTCTGAACCAGGGGCTCCGGCTAGTTCTGAACCAGGGGCTCAACTAGGAGATCCATTTGGTGTTGAACCAGGGGCTCCAGCTAGTTCTGAACCAGGGGCTCCAGCTAGTTCTGAACCAGGGGCTCCAGCAAGTGGTGAACTAGATGCTCCATCAGGCGCTAAACCAGGAGCTGAACCAGGGGCACCATTAGGTGCTGAACCAGGGGCACCATTGGGTGCTGAACCAGGGGCACCATTAGGTGCTGAACCAGGGGCACCATTAGGTGCTGAACCAGGGGCACCATTTGGTGCTGAACCAGGGGCACCATTGGGTGCTGAACCAGGGGCACCATTTGGTGCTGAACCAGGGGCACCATTTGGTGCTGAACTAGATGCTCCTGATAGTGCAGAACTAGCAACTCAATTAGGTAATGAATTAGGGGCTCCACCAGGTGCTGAACAAATCGCTCCACCTGGTGGTGAACTAGGCGATTCAACCGGTGATAATTTAGATACATCAGATTCTCAAAAAAAAGAAGATAAACAAACAATATCTGATAAAAATTCTAAAGAAGAAAATATTAATTCATCATCAATTATTTATCTAACATATTCAGACACAAAATCATACGATTATAGTGAAGAACAAATTGAACAATTAAATAACCAAAGAGTAATGGTAGCTAAAGGGATTAACCGTGCTATGAAAGAATTAACTGGTTCAACAAGTGATGAAACATTTAAAGTATACCGTGTTCGTTTTGGACCACAAACTACATCAGTAGAAGTTGTTATTAATATCACAGGTGATGAAAATTTAACAGAAGAATCTATAAAAGATAAAATAATTACATCAATAACTAAAAAAGGTAAGGATAGCATTCAAAAAAAATTATTTTTAGCTGAATTAGGAATACTAAAAGATATTTATTATGATGGTATTTCTAGAAATACTCAATTACAATCATTACCAGCACAATATAAAAGGGTTATGTTACAAATGCCCGGTATCTACCCTATATCAGAAAAAGATAGGATTAATTTTGAAGAAAAAATAATAACTTCAATAATAGAAATTTTAGATGGAACTATAGAAATAGAAAGAATTCATCTTGAAAGAGTTTCTAGAGTTACTAATAAAAATGATGAAGTTGTTGTACAATTCTTAATAATGGATGGAACACCCGGTTCTAAAACTTCTAATGAAATATTGATGGAATTTAAAAATAATTATAATTTGGGTGAAAGCAAATATTCTAATACATACAGAATATCTAATGTAGTGTTTGGAGACCCTTCAATTATATTAGATGGAAGTGATGTAGAAATACCAAATACTTTATCTGAAGAAAAAGAATTGGTTGAAGAAGTAGATAAAACAACATTAAATAAATTAGAAGGTGAATATAGAAGAACATCTTATTATGGGTGTGAATTAACATTAAATGATTTAAAAAATAATTTAATAACATCATCCACTCCTTTATTCAACGAATGCGAGGGTAATATATATCAATATTTTAATGGATATATTGGTACACAGTAAATATTAGTTACATATTAATTATTCAAATGAAAATTTAAATTCATCTGTATTACAAGCATCTTTTTCTTCTTCTTCTACATGTAGCAACTCTTCTACGTCATAATCATCTTGATTAATTTGTTCTTCTTCTATATTCTGTAATGATACTAAATTATTCATTAATTCTTCTTCATCAAGGAGAATATCTGTAAATCCAGTTCCAGATGGTATTGTTTGACCTAACATAATATTACTAGATACACCATTAAGGTTATCTTTTTCGCCAAATATACCTGCTTTTATAAGTTGTCCCGCTGTATCTTCAAATGAACATTTAGCTAGTGGTCCAATATCACCTTTAGTAATACCTTGTTTATTGATAGGTGTTAGAAACCCTTTACTTGTCATAGTATCGCAAAGTAGATCAACATGTCTGGTATTGATATATCCTGCGCCTTCGGTAATGACTTCAACTATTTGATTAATTAATAATGATCTAGCAGCTTCTATTCCAAGTAAAGAATGTACTTCAATAATATTATTCGATATTGATTTATTGTAATCAATGTATGGTTCATTAAGTATATCTAGTAAATTTGTTCCATCTGTTTCTAATATCCATCTTTCTTTATCAACAATTTCACCACTTTCATATGAATGATACTTAACTGTATTCATAACTATATTATGAATATATTTAACACCTTTAATTTCTAATTTATTAAGTAATTCATCGGATACTTTTTTAAGTGTTGATATTACATCACTTTGATCTTCAATACTTGAACCACTCTCAATTATATTATTAACTGTTAATCTACCTATTAATACCTTTGAATTATCATCTGAATAAATGTACTCAACTTTGTCTATATCACCTCCCTTATTTGCCCAACTTAACAAGGCCATATTAATATCTTCCATAACAATACCTTTATCCATCATTAATTCTTTGTCAAATGTAAAACGAATTAACCATGGATTATCTATATCTTCATCTAATGTTTCATTAAATACTCTATAAATATCTAATAGACCTCTGTCTTCTTCAATAACAGATTCTCGTGTAGAAGATATAGGGTCATAATATATTTTACAATTAGTAACTAAATCTTTTAATAGGGTATATTCTAGTTTATTCTTAATATGTTGTGCTTTATTCTTATCATTTTCAATATCTTTATTTAAGAATATCATCACAGATGGAGATTTAATTTCTTTTGAAATATGTAGAAGCTCCCTTAATCTAGGAATACCTCTAGTTACATTAGACTTTGAACTAACACCGGCGTAGTGGAAAGTATTTAGAGTCATTTGAGTAGCAGGTTCCCCTATACTCTGTGCCGCGATAGGACCAACCATTTCACCTGGGATAATTCTAGATTTGTAAAATTGTTGCTCAACTAACATTAGAATTTTTAGATATTTTTCTTTTGTAATTGAATATTCTTTTATTAGTAAATTAGGTGATAAATGAATATCTATTAAGATATGAAATAAGTATGAATTATTGAAATTATTAGGTAACTTGAGTTTCTTTTTAAGGTTATCATTTTCTTTTATAATTTCAATAGGCGAAATATCTGACAGGTTACCATGCTTTAGTCTAGGTTCACCACAAATATTTTTTGTTATTCTTTGGATGTGAACAGCATAATTAATGTTATTTTGAGGTTCACCATTAAACACATAATTTATGAGATATTCTCTATGTTCTATTAAATTCTTAAAGTTTTCTTCAAATGATTGTTTATATGTTCTCTTTTGTTTTATTTTGAACTTATGAGCATCTTTTGTTAAGTATGATGACCATTTTTCATCTGGATTTAGTTGGAATTTTTGTTTTAGTTCATCAACTGACATTTTAGTCAAGAATAGAGGTTGTGATTCAATATATATAGCATCCATTCCATCATCAGCATATACAAATTGTATAATATCACCACAACTTGTTCTTACTGAACTATCATAATGGACTTTTAAATCTTCCATAGATTTTACTAATTTACGCTGAATATAACCGGTTTGTGATGTTTTAACAGCTGTATCAATCAAACCTTCGCGACCACCCATTGCATGAAAGAAATATTCCTGTGGTGTTTGACCCGAAATAAATGAATTTTCTACAAACCCCTTTGCTTCAGATGAATCATCATATTTATAATAGTGTGGTAATGTCCTGTCTGTAAAACCGTAAGGAATACGGCCTCCATCTACATTTTGTTGACCCAAACACGCTACAATTTGAGCAATATTTGTTGGTTTACCCTTAGATCCCGAATTAATCATAGCTGTAACCCTATTCTTTTCTTCAAGTGTAGATAAACCTATTTTACCTGTATCTTTTAGAGTTTCGTTTAATACTGAATTTACTTTACTCTCAAAATATGCCTTATTAGATTGACCTGTTAAATTTTCAAAGATATCTAAATGAATATCTTGCATTATACCCTCTATAACTTTCTTTTTAGATTCTACAACTTCATTAATTTGTTCATTGGTTTCTTGAGGGGCTATCATATCACTAATACCAACACTAAACCCTTCTATCAATAAGAAGTATGATATAATTTTCTGTAAATCATCTATGAAGGACTTAGCTCTATCGGAACCTAGGTCATTATTAATTGTATGAATTAAACCCTTCGATGTTTTAGTAAATAACCCTTTGTCAAAAGCACCCTGTTTCACTACACCCTCAATAATTTCAACCATATTCTTTACATCAACTGGTTCATTATCATATGATTCATTTTCTTGTTTTAAATTAATATTATCGGGTATTATAAATGATAGAACTTGTTTTCCTGTCCACATGGGTAATCTATCATCTATCATTATTTCTGGTTCAGGTATGAAACCTTTGAATGTAGATAAGTTACATATTAAATTCATCATCTGTTTTTTAGTGAATACTGCCGATGGGACATATATACTATCATGTTCACCGCTCGTATTATAAAGATTGGTATTATTAGAATAAGTTATTTTGTCACCCTTCTTATGTTGTAATAATTCACTGAACGTTAATTTATAGATTCCCAAAAGTGTATCTTGAACAATTGTAATAATTGGTTTATTTTCTCTAGGACTAATCAATTGATGAACAACGCCCGCAATATTAACTAATTCTATCTTAGCAGCATTACTTTGAGGAACATGCATATTCATTTCATCACCATCAAAATCTGCATTATACGGAGGAGTTACTGATACATTTAGTCTGAAAGTATTTCCTTTCATTACTTTAACACGATGACCCATCATACTCATTTTATGTAAAGAAGGTTGCCTATTAAATAATACATAATCACCATCTAATAAATGTCTGTTAACAACATCTCCTATAGATAATTCAAGGTTATCTTTATTCGAATGTTGAATTGAAATCTTTAATTCTCCATTATTTTTAATAATAGTTTTCGCACCCGGCCATTTCATTGGACCATTTTCCACCAATTGTTTTAGTCTTTCAATATTAAATGTATTAACTGCTTCAGGAATAGTTAAATTACTTGCTATCTTTATAGGAACCCCTAATTCATCTAATTCTAAATTTGGGTCTGGGGTAATAACACTACGGGCTGAGAAATCTACACGTTTCCCCATCAGATTATTTCTAATACGCCCCTCTTTACCTTTTAGCCTTTGTCTAATAGCTTTCAAAGGTCTTCCTGAACGATGAGTTGCCTGTGAAATACCAGGTAATTCATTATCTACTAGTGTTGCCACGTGATATTGTAGAACATTTATCCAATCTTGAATAATTTCATTTTTCGCATTAACACTTATTTTCTTTTGTAAAGTTATATTTGCTTTCAAAATATCTGATAACTTATGCGTTAAATCATCATCCATCCTCTGTGAATTATCTTGTTTTACAGATGGTCTAACAGATGGTGGTGGAACTGGTAGTACCGAACATATTAACCATTCAGGTCTACACCATGCTGGATCAAACCCCATAAATTCACTATCTTCATCTGTTATTCTTTCTAGAATTCCTTTAATAAGATCAACATCCATTAATTCTTTTCTTTCAGGCATATCTTCTTCTTTCCAATGCATGTTAATACCAATAACACCATCTATTTTATAATTAGATGGTTGCTTACAACCACAACCATCTACTGTTTCTTGACCACATGTTTTAACTTTTGAACAAAGGTTATATACTTCCGACCATCTAACCTTACTCGGTTTTTTAGAAATAAGTTTACATATTTCAGATTCTTTATCAATCAAAAGTTTGCTACACTTAAAACATACACACTTCATTAATTTTAATGTTGTTTGTATGAAATGATAGTTTAAAACTGGTTTAGCAAGTTCTATGTGACCAAAATGGCCTGGACAACATGTATTTTTTTGATTACAAGTCCCACATACCATATCCCTATCAGTAACACCCATACGAATATCAAATAACCCCTTAACAACTGGGATATCTTTATCATATGTTTCAAATTTAGTTACTTCAACTACTGAATGTTTCCTAATATCTTCAGGTGAAGATATACTGAATTGTACGCCTTCCACATTTTTAATATCTGGTAATTCGTGAGACATAGTATATATACTAATAAACTATATTTTAAATCAAAATCAAATTTACAAATAATATCTTTTAATTAAATTTGATTCAATATAAAGATAAGTTTATTAAACTACAATAATGAAATACTTTTATATTACTTGTTCTGAATTAGCGAAACTTACTGGTCACAATTCTTATGAACCTGTTTCAAAAACAGTTAATACTCTACTTAACAAATTCGGTATCAAAAGTGTTTATGTCCCTAAATCTAATATAGAAGAAGGATTAAACACTTTATCTAATCAAGCTAAAGTTGAATTATCTAAAGAATTATCGTGTATAACTAATTCTTGTATATCTGTTCATGAATTAGAACAAGCTATTAAAAAGAATATAGTTTATCCAACTCAAAATGGTTCTTTAACAGAAGAAAATTCTAAAAGTATGTTAACCGATTTAATAAAAGATAAACCTGTTTTAGAATCAATGAATCAATATATTCAGAAAGATTTAAGAATGCGTAGAGGTAATATTAAAGAATCTAAGAATATTGATACTTTACAAGATAAGAAGAAAATTAAAGTGGAGCAAAGGAACTCTAAAATGTATACAAAAGAACTGATAAGAACAGAAAAATATTGTATTGTACTAAAAGGTAAGGTAGACGGTATATCAGATGATACTGTAGTAGAAGCTAAGAATAGACAAAACAGATTATTTATTGAATTACGGGATTATGAACGTGTTCAACTTGAGGCATATATGTTCTTGACTGGTCATAGAAAATCAGTATTAACAGAACACTATAATGATACATCTAATCAAATACACTATTTACATGATGAAGGGTTTTGGCAACTATGTGTAGATTCAACTATACAATTTATAGATTTACATATTATTCCTCATATTGAAGAATAATTTATTCTTCAGAAACTAAATTCATAGATTCATAAATATCGTTTGTATTAACTTTTTTATTTTTACGATATAATTTAAATTCTTTCATATTTTCTTTAGAATTATTTTTCTTAATATGTAATTCTTTTACTGAAATATCGATACATTTTACAATTGGTTCAATATTTGTGGTTATTAAATATTCTTTATTCTTAAGTCTATATTCATCTATATCCATATATCCGCCAAACATTTTTAGAACCAGTTTAGAAGGGGCGGGTGTAACACTCTTAGAGTTTGTATTATTCTTAATATTATAATATAAGTTTAATGTTGATAATTTATTGAAAATATTTTCACTGGATTCATTTGAATCAATTATATATCGTGATATACAAGAATAACTGCAAAAATTACCAACGGTTGTAAATACATTATTTTCATATTTAATAGGTTGTGATAAAACTTCATCATTAATACAATGACAACAATTCCAACAAACTGAATTAGATGAATTAATATTAATATTATTTATATTACAATCTTCTTTTTCATAACCTGGTAATTCATCTATTTTTTTATCTTCATTTGGTTTAACATTTATTATAACTTGTGAAATTAATTGTGTTTTAGGTAAATCATTTACTTCTTTAACCTTCTTCCCCTTTTTCATAATAAAATTTAGTTTCTTTAAACTATTCTTTAATCAATTCTTTAAACTATTTTCTAGTATATACATCTTGATAATAATCTGAATTATTTACTTTATCTTTATTTTTTAAAACTATAACATAATTAAATAGTAACCAGTATACCATTACTCCTAAAATAATAAATAATGTATTTTCAATAAATATATTACTTAATAATTCTACTTCAGGGTTTCTCAATACAAATAATACCTGAACTACAACCTGTATGACCAACATACGAATTGTATCATTTAGCGCCAAAATATTGTAATCACTTAAATCTAAGTTAAATTCAAATATTGGTTTATCCATATCTTATGTATTATAGAATATTTTTTAAAATTTAACAATTAAGTTTAAATTTTAACATTAATCTATTTTATAAATTATCAATATGGGTAACGATTCTTTAATAGCGTCAACTACACAATTTCAAACATTATTAATAGCTTTGGTTTTAATTGTAGCCGTGATTTATTTCTTTATTGAATTAAGAAGAGTTGATAGCAGAATTTCTTCACTAGAAACATCTATTAAGAATTTAAACAATGATAAAGAAATACAGATGAATAATATAAGAAATCAACCAAATATAGTGGAATCTAATGTAGAAAGTAATGTTATTAAACATGATTTAGAACCCAATGTAGAACAAGATTTAGAAAACGATGTAGAACAAGGTATAAATGATGAATTAAATGATTATGTAGAAAATCAGTTAAACTACGAAGTAACAGACAATATTAATGAAGAAATAAATGAAGGTATTAATGAAGGTATCAATGAAGAAGTAGAAGAAGTAATAAGTAATGGTAAAAAAGAAGAATTAGAAATTAATAAAGAATCTATAGGTATAGCAGGGTTATCTATATTATCATATATGCCTATGATAAATAAGTCAGATGATATAAAAGATTCTTCAAATAATATAGAAGAAATGGGTAGTGAAGAATCATATGTAGAAGAATCAACTATAGAAGAATTAGATGTTGAAGAATCTAGTATCCAAGAATTAGAAGTTGGTGAATCTAGTTTTGGAGAATCTTGTATTGATAAATTAGATGTTGAAGAATCTAGTATCCAAGAATTAGAAGTTAGTGAATCTAGTTTTGGAGAATTAGATATAACTGAACCAATTGAAGAGAATAGTTCTACTAACCAAGAATACATTAAAGATATGACTATTAAAGAATTAAAAAATGTTTTAAATGATATGGAATTACCTACATCGGGTAATAAAACTAAATTGATTCAACGCATTGTTTCTAATCAAAAATAAAATATATAATTAAGTATAAAATGTCAAAAACAAGTGATAATGTTAACTTAGATTTCCCCAGTAGAATGGCCGATGGTCGTATTTTTACTGATTACAGACCAAATTGTGTAATGAACAGTGTTCTATCCCAAGGTAAAGATTCTTTTGAATATCGTTATTATTTAACTAACTCGGGTAATTCTTTAGAAAAACAAAAGTTAGATGAATTAGAACAAAATGTTAAATGTACAAGTTGCACTTATGATACTGTGTTACCAGCAAATACTATTATGAACTGTAATCAGGGTAAGTGTAACATTGGTGTAAATGATCCAAAGGGTTTAGGATTAGATAGAGCAAATACCTTTCAACAATAAATATTATATATATATATATATATGGATGCAAATTTGAAAGTGGAGCCAGAGCCAGAACCCGAGGCAGATGATTCAACAAGCAGCGTAAGCAAACTAAAAAATATCTTAACGTTTTATCATGATGTGCAAGATACTCATACAATAAACTTATATCGTATTACACATATAACTATCCCTGAGGTTATTGTAAGCGACGATTTTAAACAATTTAAAATTGTTATAACAGATGGCCATGCTATGGAATATTATATACTGAAAAGATATTCGGATTTTGAAACTTTAAACGTTATGGTTAGTGATATAAAATCACCATTTCTAGAAAATAGAAGTAGTCTTGAAGAATGGTTAAATGAAGTATGTGATAAACATTATAATTCACCCGTTGTGTATGAGTTCTTGGGAAGAAATGATATTAGCAATATACCACACCCTTATTACGATTTACATAAAATCATTAGTATTGTGGAACACTCTGAAAGTGGAGCACAAGGAGATATGGTTTTAGTAACATATAATAATGGTGACCAAGTATTATGTAAAATATTCCCGGAAGCGGAAGATGCCTCATTAGAATATCGCAATGTAATGGAGTTAAAAGAAAAACTACCGGCAAAAAAAAGTCATAATTTTTCAGGTTGTCACAAATTTATAATAGAATATTTTTACACTCGTGAATTTAATGATAATATTGTGATCATGCCATTTATAGGAACTATGCCAAGTGATGATATTAGTGATTTATTATCTATTAAAGATAAAGTGAGAGAGGCATGTATATCACAGTTAAGTAGTAATGAGGGTGTCACCCAATGTTTAAAAACTAAAACCATAAATATAATGAAAGATGTAATATTTGGTGGTTTAAAATCACCCGAAATAATAACGCAAATGATAGAAGCTATATATTGTTTACATAGTGTAAATTTTTATCATTGTGATATAAAACCAGGTAATTTTTTGATAACTATGAAACCAGATGGAAGTTATATGGTATATATAATAGATTTTGGTATGTCTGTTAGTCAATCACAAATAGACGGTATTAGTGGTGGCAGGGCTAAGGGCACAGCAGATTATTTACCCCCTTTTATGTGGGATCACATTGATGAAAATATGAATATGAAGGAATCATTTACCGGTCTATCGTTGATAGATAAAGAGAAACTTTTAAAAGCTAATGATAAATGGGCGTTATTAGTAACTATTATAGCTTTTAGCATTGATAGGCCGTCCTCAGGGACAACGACCCGCCGTCCACCCTACTATAGGGCTTCTTTAGATAGATTATCCCATAATTATGAATTTCAAAATATTATAAGGTCTAAAATCGCGGTAAAAATAGCTGATTTTAATTGTCCATTCTGGGTAAAGATAGTTTTATTTATATTTATTTTTGATCAACGAAATAAAACTGTTGATGAATTTAATACACTGATTGATAAATTATTTGGTTTTACTGGTTTTACCAGAGGCGGTGGTAAATATAAAAATACCAAGAAACACAAAAGGACAAAGAAACGTATAAGATCTAATAAACACAAAAGGACCAAGAAACACAAAAAGACCAAGAAACACAAAAAGACCAAGAAACACAAAAAAAACAATAAACGTATAAGATCTAATAAACCTAAGAAACCCATAAAGTCCAAACGTAAAACTTACAGAAAACGTTAATCATTGTTTCCATCTATTACCACATTCTAAGCAACTAATAAATTGTGTCATAGGTTCATCTGCTGATCTTGTTTGTACTTCATAATAAGAACATGACCTTGAACTACATTTACGACATTTAAATTGATCTGTCATAGCCGTAGGTTTCATCTCATATTTAAGTTTATCTCTTTTAATCTTTTTATCTAGAAGTTCTGACCAATTATCTGGATAAATATCATATACTGATAAATTATTAATATCATCTACCTTTATCTTACCTTTTAATATATTATCTTTAAAATATGGATTTTTAATATAAGAATTTTTGCTAATATTACTGTAAAAAGACCTTATTTTAGATACATATAATTTATGAAATAATGGATTAGACCATTTGCGGACTAAACATTTATCTTTCGATATATTAACAGTTGAATTATACAATTGTTTTTCAATATTCCGTGATAATATTTCAGAACATATCTCTTTATTTAATATTTGAACGTGTTTATTTCTAATTTCATCTTTAGTTGAATTGAACATAATATATGATAATATTATTTTAATTTTAAATCAAATTTTTTTCAATATTCATTATAATCTTCATCTAATTCATAATCTGAATCAATAGAACCTTCATCATTTACTATGAATTCATTTAATGAATTAGAACTACCTTCATCATCTACTTCTTCATCATATGTCTCTTCATCACTCAAACAGTCATCAAAACCTTGAAAACATAAATTATAAAATAACCCATATTCAGAAACATCAAAATCTAAGTACTTCTTATTTTCAACTCTAACTACAAATATATCATTAAATATTAATTGTATATCTGAATTATCTATTGTTTCTATAAGTTTTTCACCTAATGGTGGTAATTCGTGTTTATTTTCTTTACCAGTCTTACCTTCCAAACATCCATAACATTGAATCATAGATCCATCATATGACCAATTATATAAATGAAGGATTTTCTTAACTTTAGTTTTTTCTCTCATCATTTTTCTAATATTTTTAACAGTAAACTGTTCATCTAATTCAATCATATTACCATCTGATTTTATTTGGACTATTTTCATATTATATGTTTTGTTTATCTTTTTTTTATATAGTTTAATTATAAATGGATGTCTTCAAGAATTTAAACACTTTTGAAAAAAGAAAATCTGAATGTGAAAGAATTTTGAAAAAACATCCGGAACGAATACCAGTAATTGTATGTAAAGATTGTAAAGAAGGTATGTTACCAGATATCGATAAACAAAAATATTTGGTTCCTAAAGAATTAACTTTAGGTCAATTTGTATATATTATTCGTAAAAGAATTAAATTAGATCCCAATAAAGCACTATTTGTTTTAATCAATAATGCGTTACAACCGACAAATAGACTTTTAGATGATATTTATTCAGATGCTAAAGATGAAGATGGATATTTATATATTGTATATTCTTCTGAAAATACCTTTGGCTAAAAATACCTTTGACTAAAATATTCTTATTAACCACTTTTTAAAAAATATATAATACTATAATATATATGGAATTAAGTAAAATACTTTTAATTGTATTAGTTGTTGTAGGTGTTATACAATTATTGAAAAATACAGATTTAGTTTTACCAGATTTAGTTGAAGATAAATCTAAAGTAAAAAATAATGTAATGAGAAAGGTAGAAACAAGAGGTCTTAAAACTAATGATAAACTAGGTAACTTTCCTATTCCACCCACATCAAGTGAGTCAAAACCTTTATCTGAAAGCACTAATGATGATACAACACTAATTAATGATTCATTGATAGCTAATCCAAGTATTGTGAATGTTATAAGATCAGGTGTAAATAATAAAGAATCACATTATCCCAAATATTATCGTAAGGATTTAATTTCAGGTAACACTGTTGGGACAACTGAACTAAAATTTGCTGAAACGACAGATAAACCTAGTTTAGCTTGGTCTGATGATAATGTTTCACAGTATCCCAAATTCTACAAAAGTGATTTTGATGGTGGTTTAACTAATATAGGAGCATTCTTTGATCAAAGTAATAGATACGTCGATATAACCGGCCCAAGGACAGATGCTAATGTTGGTGATGTTTGTTATACCGATAAAGAAGGTGAAAAGGTATGTTTAGAAAATGATAAATTAATGAATGTTGCACCACAAGTCGTTAATAATAAGAGGGAGTGTGGTTTTTTAAATGATTATAACATGTTACAATATACAAACTATTTAAAATACGGAGGCGGTAATAATAAAGTAATTAATGGTTCTCCTTTTTATGATGGTGTTACAGGTAATAATAGATTCAGTTCAAAATATGAAGGTCCAATAAAAGAACAAGTATTATCATGCTCCTTATAAGTAATAACAATTTTTATTAATCGGTATCTTATAATTTCTACACCATTCTTTAGCTAAGTCAATTTGTTTATAAGTTGGTTTATCATTATTTTTTCTGATAGATATTATTTTCAAAGTATTATCTATTTTATTTATTTGTTGATTAATAAATTCTTTATGGTAATTATTAATCATTTCAATAAATTCTTCTGGTAATTCTATATCCACCATTGATTTACCAAAGTTACTGCACATTATATTCGAAATATCTTTATTAAAACCTTTGAATCCCCTACATACTATATATTTTTCTGAATTAGATTGTCTGCTTGTTAATGGTTTAGTAAATGAAATTGTTTCATATGATAAATATAATAAGAATAGTAGTTGTAATGTTGATCTGTAAAATAAATCAAATAATTTACATATTAATATACCCCCTTCTTTCTGAATATTTATAGCTATCATAATTTCACTATAAAATAATTTATATGATGATAATTCTTGCTCAAAATCACTGGTGTAATCAAATCCACCATCAGCTGTTACTAATTGACATGTTTCTTTACCACATGTTTTAATAAATGATATTACATTTTTTAGTTTATATAAATTACCAGTATTATCATAACCATTACATATTATTACTTTATCATTTTTAATTATACTAGGATTCCAAAAAGGAATATCTTTATTATCTGATATTAATGTAATTCCATAAATATTTTTTAAAGATAAATTATTTTCTTCATTATGTTTTAATAAAGATTGTATGAATCCACCTGGTGCTTCAGCTATACATGCGTTACGTCCATTAATATCTATATGAAAATCATAAATAATTTCTCTCAACTTAAAAAACGACCTACTAACAGGAATTATACTACTTATATTTTTTTTATAATTAGATGATGTATATATGTATTCATAATCATTACTTAATTTTTTAGCACTACCCCAATCACTTCTAACATTATCTATTTCTGATTTCTTGGATTTAATTATTTCATATAATTCTTTATTTAATAAATCATTATATGTATCTTTAAAATTTAGATTAAATGTAGTTAATGGTAACGTATATATTTTCATAATATAGTTAATTATTTATTTGTTTATATACTAATTTATTCTTCGTTTTGTTGCTTGTATATACGTATATGTTTAATAACTTTATCTATACTTTCTATATCACGTAAATTAGCAAAGGTATTTCTACGGTAGGTATCTACTCTTGATAATATTTTCTTAAGTGTTTCTAATTCTGCATTATTCTTATCTATCTCAACTCCTATTTCATCTTGTTTTTTAGCATCTTGTGTAACCTTGTGTTCATTTATTAACTTCTTAAGATTATCTTGTGTACCTTCAAACTTCTTTTTTAATGATAAAATAATATCAATTAATTCTTTATGAAATGTAAACTGGAGCCACTGTAAAAAACCTTCATTATCTACTTCTGTATCTTCTTTTAAATCTTCATATGGTAATATAATTATTCCAACACTACATTCATCATCTATTGTAAACTTAACTCTATCTTTAAGAATATCTATTAAATCTACTGAAAAATGTAATGATAAACTACTATTATCATACTCTGACATATTATCAAAAAATTTATTTATTTTTTTGATCCACATTTAACTCTTGTGAATAGTTTTATTTTATATTCTTAACGCAACTTATATTTTTTTGAAGACAAACCAATTATTCAAACCACATAATCTACTATATTCCATGTTATCTTTGACTTTGTAAAGTTCCGAATTCCTAGTCTTCTTTATAAATTCTTTATCATTTTCTCTTATAGTATCAGTAACTTCTATTATTTCGCTGAAACTATTTATAGGATCTCTGATAGGATTATATTCCTTTTTATTAAATTTAGGTAAATCGTGTAACTCAAATCCATATTCTTTCATTATATCAATGAAGAATTTAAAGTTTACTAGATACTCTACTATAGGTTGTCCTATACTGGACATAAATACTTCAATTTCTTTACCAACCATTAAATCCATAACACTTTCTTCATCCAATGTTCCTTCTTCATAATCAAAATTTTCAATATCATATAATTTTTTGATTTGATAAATTAATGATCCCAACGAATCTTTCATTTCAACTGTATCTGAACTATGTTTTGTAAACATATCGAATACTTTCTTACCATCGTAACATGTCCCTATAAAGTATCCACCCGTTGAGCATAAATCACGCACATTTTCACAGAATCCTCGTAAAGTTTCTTCACTCTTAAAATAATAATGAACTGAAAACTGACTACTTACTATATCAAAACCTTGTTTTGCTATACCACCATATTCCTTCTGAATTTTTTTAAATTCTTTAGGATATGTTCCGGTCTTATTGAACATAATATCTATCATATTTTCACATTGCTCTTTATTACCTAAACAACCTAGCTTCTGAGATATAGATTTACTGGTATCAAATTGCAAGAACATTGCTTTAGGGTTACGACCATTCAAATGATAGTATCTCTGGGCTGCTTCATTTACATTTGATGATATATCAAGACCTAATATAAATTCAATATCATTTTTAAGGGATAAATATTTCTTAATATCCCCACCTCTACCACAAGATAAATCAGCTATCATTATATCATTTTTAAATTCAGTAGATGACCCTATTCTAGATATTAATTTACTCTTAATATAATTATGTAGATCGCGAATAGGTGTATCTTCACTTTCATAGGTATCTACATAGTATTCTTGTGAATCATTTGCTTCTTTTGATACTTCATCAAAATCTATAACACCTTTAATCATTTGGGTAGAGACTGGGTTATTGATTGTTTTCCAAATATTATTAGCTATCGTAAAATATTGGGGTTTATCTTTATCATCTCTAACCCTAAGTGGTACCCATGTATATCCTAGTTCAGAATTAGGTTCATATCTCATTTCAACAATTTGCCCATTTTCTATGGCCTTATTATCTTTAATACATATCATTTTATCATATGTTAATGGTATGTTTGTAATATGAACATTATCAACTTTAAAATCTGGAGGATTAAAGAACTCAAATGTGTTCTTATTTTTAGGTTTATTTGTTAGTAAAGCCCAATTAAAATCAATACTAATATCATCTATTTCTTTGTATTGAACTGCTAATTGCACCTTTGATATTTACGTAATTCTTTTCTACCGTCCTCTGTTTCATAATTATATGAATGTGTTTCATTTCCTTTATAAAAGATAACTTTAAAATCAATTGTATTTTCTTCTGGTGGTTTCCATTTATAATTCTGATACCAAGTCCCCTTAATAGATTTAACTTTATCGTCTACTGTTGTCCCTTTCACTGGTAAGAACATAGGTAGGAATATTAAACCATCAGTATAATATTCATATCCACCTTCTAATTCTTCTTTATCAACTATCTTTTTGGCTAACTTAAATATAGATGATAAATTTTTAAATGAACCATTCTTTTCTATTAATTTATCGGGTCCTTCAAAATATTGTTTGAATCCAATCCTCATAGTGTCTTCCCATTCTGTAAAATGGACCGTGTCCCTAAATTCGCGAATAATATCTGACCTTGATTCGCCTTTCTTTGAATACCAGGGTAACTCATAAGGTTGTTTCCCTGTTCCACAGTAATAAATATCAAATATCATGAATAAACTTATATTTTCATCTTTCTTATTTTTTGTAATGTATTCTCCATCAAATACCCAATTATCAGTTGTATCAAATTTAACCCCTGTATCAATTAATTGTTTCTTAGGAGTTAATAGATACCCTGAACCATCTTTAATAAATAATTCTGCTCTTATGCCATCCGCTTTTTCTGTGACCGCATATCCACTGACAATAGAATGTGGGTTATATGGATTTAAATGTTCTATACCCATACTAACAGGTTGGGGTCCTATGAAATTCCAATAATCCTTATAAACTTGACCAGTGATTTTACAATATGCTTTAATAATATCATTTTCAACATTCTTAGGAATAAAATATGAACACTCATAAATAATTTTAAAACATTCTACCATAACTGTTCCTAAATTTATTATTAAATCATCTATGACTGCTTTATTGTATACAGATGAATCTATCATAACTTGTGGCTTCTTACCAGGTTTGTAATTAATTTGTCTTTGAAAAGGTTTTGCTTTGGGTTTCCCCTTATATTTTCCTTTAGGTTTACCTTTTTTGGTTGGACCTTTAGCACCACCACTTTTACCATCAGAAGCCCATGAACCCGGGTCAGGCATATCATCACCTGAACCCCAAATATCATCTTGACTAACCTTAGGAGCATATAAATCTTCAATAATATATTGAATTGGAATTGTAATTTCTTTGACATCTATATCTGAACCGTCTTTATCTGTAAAATTAATATTAGGTGAAATTTCAGCAATAATAACTTCTCCACCATCATCGTATTCTCTTCTTCTGGGTATCAATTTATATTTTTCGTCATTCCATCCATCTGTTTCAAATCCATCTTTAATATGTTGCCAAATTTCCGCTTGTTTTGTTTCTTGCCAGTATTCTTCTTTCAACGTTATAAAATCAGGTAGCAGTTCTGGTGAATCAAACGGTAAAATCTCTTCATCAAATTCATATCCATATCTAGGTGATGGATCGCTTAGATATAATTCTGTGGTATCGAGATCTACATCAACTCCTTCAAAGTTGCCCATATCTTGAATCCCTGGAGAGAATGGTGTTCTAGCAAATGGATTTCCAAATGCATTTTCATTCGCATACTTTGCAAATTCTATAATAGGGGCTACTAAGAATGGATTAATATTATCTTCATTACCAACATACTCTATTTCTAATTCGTATATTTCTTTTTCCCTTAAGAGGCCCGATTCTTTGAATGTTTTAAAGTATTCTTTTTGTTTAGTTTGCTTAATAGCTGTTAAATCTATTCTCCAAACTTTATTAAGTGTTAAATAACTATATCTTTTCTTGAAACGAAATGATTTGTTTTTCTTTTGCCAATCACCTGTAAACATATTTCCATCTTTAGTATTATTCGCTGGTAATTCTTCTTTTAGATTTACTCTAATGGGATAATCAGATGAGTGAATTGATTCAAATTTCTTTGATGGATTTTTAGGATCTTTATACTTTCGTTTATTTATGATAGGAAAACGTAATGGTTCAAGCATATCATTTCTACAATAGTTTTTGATGTCATCTAATCCCTCTATTGTTAAACGGTGCGAACTAGGAAATGAATTAGATTGACGCTTCACCTCAGTTCTAATATCTAATGATTCTTTATTACCCAAACTAATATAATTAGTTGATGATGATAATGTATCCCTTAATCTTATGAATTGATCTTTATTCAACATCTTAGATTTATCTTTTAATGAACCAAATATCATCTCAAATTCAACATACTCTTCTTTTACAGCATATTTGAGATATTCTTCTAATTCACCGTTTTTACGGATTGAATCAACAAACGAATTTATAAAATCAGGGTTTTCGCTCATATCTTATATTATAACTAAATAAATTAACTTTAATTAGTTAAATCATAAAAAAATCAAATTTAGTAATGTTAGAAAGTTAAATTAAGTTTAGTTGTATTTATTAAGATAATGTAAATATAATTCATCATATAGTTGATTTTTGACTTTCTTTTTTCCATTTTCTTCTATAGGTAAATTAATCTTATTGGCTAATTCTACTAATTCAGTAACTTTGTACTTACCTATGGCTAGTAATTCCAGTTCATAGACATCTAACTTCTTAATATTTAGCACTAGGGCATGTTTTAGATCATCATATGAACCTAATTTATACTCAAGTGGTTCATCTAATTCGGTAAATGTTCCATCCTTATAAAGGATATGAATATTATTACGAGTTTTTTGTGATATAATAACTTTAGTTTGTAGAGAATAAATATAGATCACGGGTGTAACCTTGTAAAAATCTCCGAAATAAATAACAGATGAAAGAGTATTTGGTGTTTGCAACCCGCTTTGAATCAAACTAGACTTTAATACTTTAGGAGAATATTTGTAATTCAAATAATTTGTATCATTCTTTTCATCAATATCTGTAGCTATTTCTAGAAGCCGTTGAACATAGTATACGTCTTTATCTTTTTCTTCAAGAATATTACATGTGGGATCAAACTTATCTACAAACAAATTATTAATATCTTGATATACTTTAGTTTTAATCATATCTGTTATACGTTGGACATAGGATGATTCTTTAATATTTTCACAATATGTCTTGGTAGATAACAGCTTGGCCAGTAATTCCATTTCTATATTACTTTTAAGTGTTATGTTTAAATACTGATATAACTTCTAGATTTTAGTAATAAAAATTTATCAAATTTATCTAAAGTTAATTTATCTTTTTCAAATTTAATATTCTTTTTATTAACAATATCTGCTTGTTTTTTTTCTACCTGAATTACTTCAAATACTATATTCTCCGAATTTGTAAAACGAAAATATATATCATCTAAAATATCTTCATCTAATATTGTTAAATTTAAAAAAATACCATTCATATTTGTAGAATGTTCTAAATTATATGTTTTTATTATATTGCTTAAGATAGTATAGTATTTATTATTATTTTTATTAAGGTATTTTTGGATAATAAAAATTTTATTTTCTTTAGAAATATCTTCCATTATTATTAATTGAAATATTTATATTTAATTCTAAACGGGTTTTGCTACTATTTGAATATTTTTAGACATATATTTAATTCTAGAATCCTCTATTTGAACCTTTAATTCATTATTTACTTTATAATCATCTATATTATCATCCTCAAAATACTCTTTAGGGACAATAATTATAAATGGACTATTTTCAATAGTATCATCATCAGTATCTTTCAAGAAACCTATGATACCCATTTTTGTAATAGAATTAATAGTAATATCTAATTTAGTCCCTTTTACTGGAGAAAATATATTTGCTTTGTAAGTTATTTCATATACTATATAACTTGTATTATTTATTGTTTTAACTGAACCTATAGAACGATTTACTATTTGTAAACTACCTTTCTGAATGTATCCATCTTTATTACAAACTCCTTCATACTTTTTTTTTAACAATTTATATAACAATTCGTTTATATCTCCTTTAATATTTTTCATATCAACATTGATACTGGTTGTTAATAACTGTGATGAAATATAATCCGACATTTATTCTATAATACTATAGATTATATTTAAATCAAATTTCTTTTTGAAATTTAATAAAGAAGGTAAAACCTTGTGAATCAAATTTCTTTTAGAAATTTAATAAAGAAGGTAAAACCACTTACAAATACTTCAACCACACTTGATCCATAGAATAATATGATATATCTGGTTTATATCTAAAAGCTAATTCAAGTATTAAACATAGTTCAGGTTTATTACCTTCTTTTTTATTTTTACTCAAATAAGGTTGTAGAATACCCGATAACTCGGGGAAATATTGTTCAACCATTTGTTTAATTCTTTCTTTACTACTTCCTAAATTATTTTCAATACAAACATTCCCTGGTCCGGGTGGAAATTTAATGTCTTTGGTTCCAGGTTGAACAAACTTAAATACGGTTTCTTCTTCTTTATTTTTAATACGTTTAATACTGTAACCCCATAATGAACTATGCTTTTTATAAACCTTACCTATTTGGGATGTTTTAAATCTTTTTAAGGATTTTTCTATATTGACTAATTGAACTTCATCACATACTTGTATTTCTTCATTATAATATTCAAAAAATAATGGTTTATCTTGAAAATATAAATAAAATCCAAATAATTTTAAATTTTTATAGTATCGTTTTTCTTCACCAAAATAATATTCATCCTTATTAGAGTATATCAAATAAGGTTCTAACATATTTTTAAATTCACTATGATATTTACTTTCAATTAGTTCAGCATACTTCAAATTAGCATATAAGATACCACATTTATCATTTAAATTACATCTATCAAATACATAACATAAAGTTGTTGTATGATATAAATCTAATTCAGAATATATTTCGGTTAATTGGTCAATTATTGTGATAAAATTTTCATCAACATAATCTGGTATAGTGTCGCCATAAATATTCATAATAGAATCCAATGTATAACTATTTGAGAATACTGGTTTATCAGTATATTTCATTACTCTATCTAATTTAATAACTGTTTGTTTAATTTCATTATAATTAATTCTATATTGTAACGGTAAGTAGGAGTCTTCATACAAAAATGGTTGGAATATATAGTATTCACCTCTATTAATTATGTATCCACTGGATTTAGATTTAGAATAAATTACATATTTTTCATTTATCATTTCACTTAGTGCTTGATAAATCATTTCATCATATGTGAAACCATATTCATTCATAAGACCTAGTATTGAATCTAATCTAAATACATAAAAATCACTATATAGTTGAGATATCTTCTTTTTTATATTTTGAATAGCATTCTTTGAATAAACATCTAAAAATGTGTCTTTATTCAAGTCTACATCGTAATCTATATTTAGATCTTTATTATAATCACAATCACTCATATATGAACACACTTTTGAATAGGCTTTATCCGTAGGATCAACCAATATTTCTTTTGATTGATTTAAAGATGGTTTTACTTTTACTTTATTCAGACTGTTTTGTGAAATAACATTAACATTTTCATATAAATAACGATCTATAGCATTTTCTTTTAATATAGTTTCTACTTCACCTATTTGAACAGATTTATTTTCGGCATAACGGTAGATATATGTGTCTATAGATTCTCTATCAGTGTTCAGAGTTGAAGCATGTAAATAGACTGTTACATTTCTTTTAGTTTCATCTAAATCAGCATGAGAACAAAAACGAATACCTCTACCAATTGTTTGTTCTATCCTATTCAAGTGATACCATGGATCTAAAATATGGACGTTTCTAATTCTTTTAAAATCTAAACCTTCAGAAGCAGCAACAGTACCTAATATAACTTTAATACGTTGTCCCGCGCCATTACCTTTTGAAGTAACTATGTTTAATTGTTCTGCTAATTCTTTTTTATTAGAAGAACCATCGATTACCATAAATGTTGCTTGCTTAAAATCATCCCCTGCTTCAGATTTAGTTAAACCATTATATGACATTAATTCTCTTTTACAAGAATGTTTATCTAAACTTGGTTTATAATCTGGAAATGATAACAATTTTCGTTTATCATATGGTTTATAACCATTATGTTCTAACATCAACTGTAAAGGTATAGTCCCTGAATCAATATAGTTTGTATAAATGAATACTATACCCTCTGAATTATCAATACAATTTAGAAGTGTATTCATTTTAGCAGAATGATTCTTAATAAAATCTCTGTCAAAAAAAGGATAACCTTTTTCTTTATATGCATATGTTTGACCTTTACGTGATAAACTATTGGTTAAACCTTTGTTTCCATAAAATTCGCTTACATCCATTTCACCTTCCAAATCTATATTAGCTATAGGATAAACAAAATTAGATAATTGAAACAGCATAACATTGTCTACGCCCTGATTACTCAAATCTAAATCTGGTTTCTTTTTAATTATATCATTTATAGCATAATTATAAACTTTTTCTTGGAGTCCTCTTATTTTTGATCCAAACAATTCTAAAAATTTAAATTTATCAGCGGATTTAATAGATTTACCCGATAAATCTAATTTAGGTCTTTTTGAACCGAACATAATGCTATTATCTTTATCTTTTGTATAAAGAGGATATAATAATGAATTATTTCTATCTTTCAGATACTTAGGCGTAAGCCTTAGAGGGAATGTAATGGGATTTTCACCTCTTAAATATGATATATAACCTTTGCTTTTATCATATAATAATCTATGTCCATCCCCTGTTAATTCACCTTTCTTATCAAACACATCTGAATAGTTAATAGTTGTTTTATTATCATTTAATAACATCATATTCAACATCCAAATTATTTCTGTTGCTTTGTTATACATGGGTGTAGCTGTTAGCATGACTAACCTTAAATTTTCACTATGAGTTAAAATCTGCTCTATAGTTTTTACAGCATCTCTCATATCTTCATTACCCTGTTCATCGCGAATATTATGAACTTCATCTATAATAAATAATCTATCAGAAAAATATTCTTTGATCCACCTTACTCTACCTGAAAGCTTTTCTTCTTGTGGTAAAGATCTAACATATTCATCTTGTTTTCTTTTTACAAAATTAGAAAATGATTGATAGGCCATAATTTCATAATATTGTTTAATTAATTTATTTACTTGTCTTCCTTCTTTTACAGATGAATTAGTAAAACTATCACCTGTACATTGATTAGAACCCCTTTCAGGTGTATAGATAGTTTTTTTCCATCCAATCTGAATATTTTTAGAACTAAGAATAACTATTTTTCTATCAGGACGAGCATATATATCTCTAAAGTTTTCAGCTATCGTTAAACCAGAGCATGTTTTACCTACTCCAACGCCATGATAAACCAATAAACTTTTATAAGGCGATTCTTTATTCATAAAATTTTTTAAAACAATTTGATGAGGTTTAATACTGAATTCACCATTACATTGATCTGTACCTGTGCTATCTAAAAATAATTGATTTGAATTAAATTCTTTTTTTTCAAATAATATTTCTTGTAAATTCGGATCATTATTTTGAGGAAAAGGTGTAAAATTAGGATCGGCTTTAGGTGGTTCCTTATCTTCAACAACCTTTTGTAGTAATAGTTTCTCTTTATCATCATTTGAATTATCATACATCTGGTATAATTCTTCAAATTCAAGTTTCATTAGTTGAGAATAACTCATATATATTTATGATAGATAATTATTCTTTCAAATTAAAATCATTTGTCCACATCTCATTAAATTTTTGTAGTTTTCTTAAAACATCATTTTTTGTTGATTGTTCTTTTCTAAGTATTTTATAACATTCTTTAAATGATAACCATGCTATATCAGCTATTTCTGAATATTGTTCATATCTATTTGTATTAATTTTTAAACCTCTAGACCCTTTATAAAATGCTATATAGTAAATATGTTTATACCTAACACCATTAGACCCCACATATTCTTCTGATAATGGAATAACGTTATCTAAAAGAATATATTCTTCATTAGTTAAATCCGTTTCTTCTTCAAACTCCCTTATAGCGCATTTCATATTTGATTCTCTATTACTTCTTCGTCCTTTAGGGAATTCCCATTCAGGCGTAAGATATTGTGTATGACAACTATCTAATAATTCATTTAAATTTTTTCTTTTAAGGTTTTCAAAATTCTCTTTACTTTTTTGATATTCTTTAATCATTCTTTCTGTTTGTGTCTTAGGTTCTAGAGAAAACCATAACTTTTGCCATAATTCATCAAATGTTAAATTTTTAAGATTTTCTCTTTCTTTAATAGAACAACCATTAAATAATTTAACCAGATATTTACTATCATAAATATCATATTTACCTCTTAAAAATTCAATATAAGATAATGAATCTTTTCTCTGAATCATTAATACTTTATCTTTATCAATACATAGTATACCATAACTTAAGACAGGTAATCTACAATGTCGGTATAAATGGCCTTCGTTACCGCAATTATTACAATAGATGGTTTTTAAATCCATATTCATTATATAGTTATCATAAATATACCTTAAATAAGAAATATAAATGAAAATAAAATATATCTGTTTAATATATGAATCCTAAGTTTTGGGGACCACATGGGTGGATATTTTTACATGTAGTTACTATGAATTATCCAAAAGATCCAAATAATCAAGATAAAACTTTATACAGAAACTTTTTCTCTAGTTTAAAGAGAGTTTTACCATGTGAAAAATGTGCTTATCATTATTATGAACATATTAAAGATGATCCTATAGAACCTGCTTTAGAAAGTAGAGATACTTTAGTTCGTTGGCTAATCAAAATACATAATAAAGTCAATGAAGATTTAGGAAAACCTCAATATACATATGAACAAGTTATAGAAGAATATAAATATAAAATGATTAATATGGATCGCGACGAAACTTTAATTTATAAAGTAATTATTGGGGCATTATTATTATTTATTCTTTATAAACACTTCAAAAAATAATATAATGTATAGTATATGATAAGAAGTAATTCAAAACATAGGGGAACCCGAAAAATCCGAAAAACTATGAAACATAAGAAATATAGAAAAACTATGAAACATAAGAAACATAGAAAAACTATGAAAAAAAGAAGTATGAAAAAAAAGATTATAAAAAGTAAAAAAAAATATAAAGGTGGTCTGACAAAAGTTCAGGAGGAAGAATCTAACATTAAGTTCTTAAAATCCAAGTGGGTTAAAAAAGAATATTGGGATGAAGTTATTAGAACAGGTCACTATCAATTTGCAACACCTAATACAGATATAACATTAGATGAAATAATTGATGCTGATAGAAATAAGTGGACGCCTCCTAAAAATGAATGGGGGGGACTTGATTATTCACTGACGCGACAACATGAGTGGCCTGGGTGGAAAACTGTAGAATATAGATCCGGCCCACACATGAATCCGGTACAATATCATAACAAAGCGGATGGTACTCTTTATAACATTGATGAAAGATTTTATGCCTACGGAAGATTCGTCACCAACTCACCATGTAATAAGGGTAGATGTAAATGTAGTATTAAGGATTGTAATAATTATTATTGGGTACCGGAAGTTTCTATTAACGAAATTGACAGTATAGGCCCGAGGTCGCATCCAGATGCTTCTGAATCAAAAAGAGAACAACTCGTTGATGAGGCAGACGCTGGTATTAATAAGCTATACGAAAATCAGGGTTGGTGGGAATACCGTAGGGGTAGATTAGATAATAAATTAACCACTAATGGTTACGTTGGATGGTTACCAGTTGAGGATGCTGATGGAATAGGAAGAACATATTATTTATGTCCTGTATGCTACATAAAACGATTAAAAAAAGAGGAAGAACTATCTAAATACGCTATATTACAAAAAGAGAGTAGAGGTGAAGGACCACATGTATGGCCCATACAAACTAGTATAGAGCGTCAGCGAGGTGTAATTAGTGATACCAGTCACACAGCCACACCCGACTCTAGCATCCAACCCACGCCTATTTTGCCTAGTGCTCCACCCGCTCACGAGGTAGAAGCTGTTGTGCCTAGTGCTCCACCCGCTGTGCCTAGTCCACCCGCTCACGGGGCAGAACCTGTTGTCGTAGCTCAAGAAATTCCACATTTAAGTTTTAGAGAACATGATAGCGTTCATTTTAAACATGATGGTAGTTGGTATGATGGGATAGTCACTTCATCAGATGATAAGGGAGTTAACATTTATTCAGATGTCCTAAAAACTATATTTATACCAAATAACGTGCTACTTTGTTCAATTATTAAGAATTGTTGAAGATAATATAAACACTTCAAAAAAAATAATATAATGTATAGTATAAAATGAATTATTTATTATTATTAGCTGGTTTAGTTTTAGTTGTTTGTTTAATGAACAGTAAAGATTTAATGAAATCGGATTTAGTGAAATCAGTTTCATCCAAGAGTAAATCTGTAAGTAAATCTCTAGGTGTAGATAGCACTACATTATTAGTAGTTGTATTTGTAGGTGCTGTATTATTTATGTGTATGAATAAGAGTGTTGAAGGATTTACCGATGTAAACCCAGATACTAAAAATTGTGATGGTGGCAAAAAATTACGTATATCTGACCCCGATGGTGTTAAAAATCAAGATGTTATGGGATGTTTCATGTTAAATGAAATTCCTCAAAAAGTTAAACAAGTATTGAATTTAAGAGAAATTGAAGAAATAGAAATTCAAGAAATCCAGTTCCCAGCCACACTACCACCAGAATCTGACAGACCCTCTATACCATCCGGTGGTGAAATGGATATAATGGCGAGGGAGGATTATCAACGCAATCGGGGACAACCGAAAGCTCCCAAAAATACAACTCCTGGTGATAAAAAATCCTAATCCTCTAAAAGTTTATCTATAATTAATATTTCTCGTTTTTATATTTTTTTTTTCTTTCATAAGATATAATGCCCAGAATTAAGAAATTAATTGTGTCCAAGATTATGTCTGATGAAGATATTGCTAAGCGCGAAGGATTATGGTTTACAGAAGATGATTTAGTTCATCCTATAATTAGTAGTAACATCGATGTTTATTATTTAGATAATGAAGGTAATGAAGTTTTATTATTGAAATACCGTAAAAACCAGATAAGCGATGAGCTGTGTGATTTAGGTTGGAAATCTTACAAAGATTTAGCGAAACCTAGCAGAGGCAGGGGTGCGAGTGCTGGTCCCATCGATGTCAAGGGTCAATACTTCGGTAAAAGAGCAGTAGTTCATACCAAAAAGTGGTCTACAGGCTATTTAAAACCCGATGGTAAAGTGTTAAAAGAAGAATTAGAAGTATTTGATTTTGAAGAAGTTAAAAAAAGAACACTTGCTTTAAATATTGAAGTTTTAGATGAAGATTCTAAAGAAGATTTAATTTACAAGATAGTGAAATCCATGAATTTAGTATCAAGTATGAAAGTGAATAATCAAGTGGCATCTAATCCAATAGGTTTTTATGAAGAATCTAAGAATTTTGCTAAGTTACCGTGTCGCTTAACCCATTTTACAAGAGTTAATTACGATAAATATAACGAAGGATTACCTTTTATTCAAAGAATAGATCAATGTTTTAAAAAGTTGATCCCAGAAGCACACAAGAAACAGTTATGTAAAGCGTCCGAAAAATCACATTTACAAATCCCTAAAACATGCTTCTCTACAATAACAATTAACCGCAATTTTAGAACTGCGTTACATCGTGATGCTGGAGATTATAAAGAAGGATTTGGAAATCTAACAGTTATTGAAAGAGGTAGATACCACGGCGGTTACACATGTTTCCCACAATTTGGTATTGGTGTCGATGTAAGGAGAGGTGATTTCTTAGCGATGGATGTTCATGAATGGCACACGAATACACCTATTTATGAAACAGCTGAAGACAAAACTTTTAATGAAGGTTTGGATGTCGCGTTCAAAGATAATCCCGAAGTAGGCACAGTAGGTATCTATGAAAAATATACCAGGTTAACATTTGTCTGCTATTTGAGAGAAAAGATTAGCAAATGTCCAAATCAAAAAGATTTAACTGAACATGATTTAGCACATTTAACTAAATCGGGGCATTCTAAGATAGTTACTAAATAATTTGTTACAATCATAAAAAATAATTTAATAGAATATAATAGAATATAATATATATATATATATTATATAAGTATTAGATGGAAGGCCAAGTTATTATCCCTAGTAGAATTATTGAATGGTTATCAATGACTGTTGGAGGAACGCCTAATTGGGGGGCAAGTATAGATGGTTTAAACAAGTGGTTTTTATCACAATGGAGATCTACAAAGGATAATATTAGTCATAATGGATTTAAACAATTAAAATTAGAAAATATTAAACTAGTGTTTGAACAACATGGTAGACCCGATTTATATCAAGCATTAACACAATATTTTAGTAATAAAGGTCAGATAAATGATATAAAAGGAGATAATTATATTTCCGAAGAATCTTTTTTAAATTTAGAAGATAAATTTAAAGCATATATTGGTAGTTCAGATCAAAGTGATGAAGAAGTAGATATGGAAGAAGGAGATATGGAAGAAGAATGTTCTGAAATGTTTGCTAATCACGATGAAAAGTTTTCATTTTATACTGATCAAATAAGTGTTTATTTAGATGGTTCATACACACAAGGAACACACACACAGTTAAAATCTATGTTAAAAGAAATACAGACAGCATTAAATATATGTAAAAGTAAAGGTGTAAATGTAGAGAAAAAGATTCAAAGGTTTAATGATTTAAATCAGCGATATAAATCTTGGTGCGGTCAAAGTAAGGCCAAGAAGTCTAAACCTAAATCTAAATCTAAGTCAGCTAATCAACCTCGTAATTTTTGTAGTGAAGAAGAAAATTGGTATAGAAATTTTAATGATAACATATTTGCAATACAAGCATCAATGAGGAAACCGTGTAATGATACTAATCAAGGAATTGTAGAAAATCGTATGAATGATTTAAAAAATTCAATAGTTCGTTGTCGAGATGATTTACCACAAGATGGTGTAGTAGATAGAATATTTACATTTAATGAATTATATTATGAATATGAACATTGGTTAGGTGGGAGAGAAAGTGGTAAACGGAATTTGAAGCAAATTATAGCACCGGGTATGTATTACTGTAACCCCGTTAGTGGTCTGTGTATACCCACCGGCAATAGAGAAGGTGCACAAACTGCAGCTGACTGTAAGAGTACTTGTAAAAAGGCTGGACAGGATGAAGATGGATTATTACCTGATGTATTCTATGACAGAGATGGTAATTTATTATCAGCAGGCGATTTATTTGGTTCGTTTGGGTTAACTCAAAAACCTACCAAGAAACAAATATTAACAATTCTTAAAGGTTTATACCCTGGTACTCGGCCTGGTGAAATCATGAATAAACTAGGTGCGCAACGTTTTTTTGAGTGTAGACAAGAATTATACGGAGCTATGAAAAAAAAGAAACCTAACTCTAAAAGAAAGGGTAAAAAAGAAAAAAGAAGCGGTAAAAAAGAAAAAAGAAGCGGTAAAAAAGAAAAAAGAAGCGGTAAAAAACGCAAACCTTCAAGGACTAGAAGAAGATAAATTTTATGTTATACCTTTAACTAATTATATATAAGTTTATTTAAAGTTTTATCTTTTATCTTTTATTATAAATGGATAAGCCTAACATATCTATTATTACATTATTAAGTGGAGAACGAGAGTTTATCCCTTTAATTAAAGCTAATTTTGAAAATTTCGATTATCCTAAAGATAAATTAGAGTTAATCATAGTTGACGATGGTATAGATAATCTAATGGATCATTTTTTAGATGAACGTATATTATATCTCCATTTAAGTGATAAAGAAATTATAGAATTTATAGAAAAAATAAAATTTGATAACGATAAAGATGATATGTTGAAAAACTATCAAACTAAAACTAAGTCTTTACCCAATGGTTTCAAGAGAGACTATGGAGTTGGTATGTCTTCTAACGATTATATGTTCCATATGGACTATGATACTAGTTATAACAAAAATTCCTTAGAACGTAAGTTAAAGTTTCTAAGGAAAAACAAAGTTGAATGTGTTTACTGTAGTAATATATTATGTCATGATTTTCATTCTAAAGATTATTCCAAGTTATATAAATCTGAATCACCTTATAATATTCATGAATCAACTATTTTTCATACAAAAGGTTATTGGCAGAACGGTGGATTCAAGTGGTCTGATTTAAGTTGTGAAGGTCGATTTTTTTCTGATAACCATGGTCAACAACGAAAAATGGATAATTATTATGATACTGTCAAAATTCTAAGTATTCGCAATGTTCAAGAATATAAACCTATTGCATTAGATCTAAAGAAATCTGATTTTGATTATGAAATAAAAAAAGAAATTATCGATGAAATTACAATAGATTATAATCCGGTTAAAGAAAGTATTGAATCACTTTTTTCAGATATTCAAGAAATTCAAGTATTAGGTATTCATAGTGATTTTATTCAATCATTAGAAGAAGATAAATACAAGTGTAATAACATTACCGAAAAAATCAAACAAACAAAGATAGCTAAAGAAATAAAACAAATAAATTCAAGTTTTCATATTTTATTATTTGGTTACAAACAACCTGTGTGGGCATTATTTGAAGAAGTAAGTTTTGATTGTATTTTATTGGAAACGCATAAAAATATGGAACAGATGCATTCTATAATTCAGAAGTGTAAAAAATATGAATACATTTATTTGAATGGAATATATATTAATAAAAATATTTTAGTAAATTCAAGTTCTGAAGTTGAAAATCTTATAAACGTTCCAAAATAAACTTTATTTTTTTTCTATACTACTATATAAAAATGTCGGGTGTATTTGATTTTCTAGCTAAAGAAGTAGGAACAACTGTTAGAAGTGCTGAATCACTAGTTTCACAACAATGGTCGCAGAGAATGGTACAGGTATCAGTTTATGCTGGTGTTGTATTCTACGTATTATCAACGTATGAATTAATTGGTTTTGTTGAAAAACAATTAGTTTCCATCGGCCTCAAAGTAGGCAAGGATGGTACTAGACTAGTACACGCGGTAATCTTTGCTGTATTTATGTATTATGGTTCTAGACTTATCTTAGATCCTGTTGTTGCTAGAATACAGGGCAATCAAGAAAAACAATAAATTAATTTAATATTTTAATATAATTATTTAAAAACTATCTATAATTTATAAATATAATTATGGAAAATCAAGATTTATGTAAGGTAGCTATGGATAACTTACTTTTTTTAAGTAAAGGGGATAATTTCATCACTAATAAATATAAACTCAATCATTTAAGATTTGAATCATCGGAAGATGAAACATTCGATACAATTTATTCTTTAAAAGAATTAGAATATCCTCTATATTTTACTATTAATCAATTATTAAATGAAATACATACATCGTATGAATATTATATTCAAGGTTATCATAGAAAAGATATCATTAATATGTTAGACGATGTAGTTGAAATGCTATATCAGTATTATGAAGGATGTGAAGAAGATAATCCATTATTTCAATCATTTTTAGATGATATAGATGATAAAGTATTCTTTACACAGGGTTATTATAAGTATGGCATATGTCATTGGTTACCTACAAAGTTTAATGAATATCTAAATTGGTTCTGCTTAAGATCAATTCAAATTAGTAAAGAAATTGTTAATGATTATTTAGAAGACATATATAGTCCTGGTAGATACGTTGAAAGTTCCGATGAAGATTCAAATGAAGATGATAAAAAAGATAAAGTTTATAAACCTAAATTAACTAGGAATAAATCTGAAGAAAAATTATTATTAACGGGAGAACCAGTTGTAACTGAATCAAGTGCTGAAGAATCTGGAGAAGAGTCCGATGAAGATATGGATTCTAAGAAATTAGATTAAATTTCTATAATACATGTGGATTGTAATAATATGGTTCAGGTTTATAAATAGTAGCCGTATGTTCTTTATCAAGTAAATTTATATTATCACTATTTTGTAACTCTTTACACCCTGTTTCATCTGTACAATTTTTACCTTCTAAGGTGACTGGTATAGGTATTTGGTGATACTGATCTGATTTTACAAAGTAATTCCATGAATTAGAATTAGGATAAGTCCTTCTACCGTATAATTGTTGGAGTTTATTGGAATCGTCCGAATCTTGTAAAAAACCCACCATATCGTATTCTTCAGGTGGACCTCTTGTAGGGTAATTAAACGGTTTATTTATTCTTCTTTTTCTATCGGGCCTGTAAAAGTCTTCTCTATATGGTTCTTCTTCATCATTTTCTTTAATTATTTCTTTAATAATTACTTTTGGTTTTTCTTGTATTATTACTTGTGGTTGATTGACTATATTATATAGTAATACACCGACCAATAAAACTAATAATATATTTACTATTGAATTTGATTGTAATATACTTCCACCTTTCATAGATTTGCTCTTTCCCATATATAAGTTATATATTTAAAAAATACTTACTAAAGAATATTAAAATGATGTATAACTTGATTGCTTGTGTTAACAAAAATGGTCTTTTAGGTCAAGCAAATGATTTATACACTAAATCAAGTAAAGATTTACATTATTTCAGTAATGTTACAAAAGGTCATAGTTTACCCAAACAAAATATTATTGTAATGGGTTACAACACTTGGTTAAGTATACCAAATAAACCACTCAAAGACAGATATAATATTGTGTTGACTAAAGAACACGTATCAGATATAGATGGTATTTGTAGATTTTCTACCATCAAATCAGCCTTTAATCATATAGAATCTATTAAGCATAATTTTGGTGAAGTATTTATTATTGGTGGTGCCACTGTTTATGAACAATGTTTGAAGGATTACCCTGATAAACTAAATAAACTATATATCAGCGAAATTGATGATGATTGGTTAGGGGATGAAGCATCTAAGTATTTTGATTATTCATCTATTTTAAGTGATTTTAGAGTCATAAAAGAGAGGAACGAAATTGATGATGCGAGAATTTATAATCCAGAAACAAAAAGTTATATTATTAAAAATTTAAATATAACATTCAAAGTTTATCAAAGAAAATCATTGATTAATGATTATGAAATGAGTTATCTCAAATTAATGAAAACTATTATGAAAACTGGTATTCCAACTGAAACCCGTAATGGATTAGTTAAATCAACATTTGGTGAAAAGATGGTATTTAATTTAGAAAGTTTTCCATTACTAACAACTAAGAAAATGGGTTACAAAACAATTTTAAGAGAACTGTTATGGTTTATTAACGGTTCAACAGATAACCGTCTATTGAAAGAACAAAATGTTCATATATGGTCTGGTAATGGGTCAAAAGAATTCTTGGTTGAACGTGGTCTACCATATGAAGAAGATGATTTAGGTCCTATTTATGGATTTCAATGGAGACATTTTGGAGCTGAGTATGATACCAGAGATACAGATTATACAGGTAAAGGTGTTGATCAATTAAAATGGTTAATTGAAGAAATTAAAAATAATCCATCATCAAGAAGACTTATATTAAATGCATGGAATGTAAGTGATTTAGATAAAATGGCTTTACCGCCGTGTCATATTCTATCTCAATACTATGTTAATGAATTAGATGGAACTCTAAGTTGTCAACTTTACCAGAGATCAGGTGACATGTTCTTAGGTGTCCCATTCAATATCGCATCTTATGCCATGTTAACATGTATCTTATGTAAATTAACAGGATACAAACCAGGTTACCTTCATCATGTAATAGGTGATGCTCATATTTATGAAGACCATGAAAATTCAGTATTAAAACAAATTAAAAGAGTTCCTAAAATGTTTCCTAAATTAACTATTAGTGATGATTTGGTGGATATAGATAGTGTTACTGAAGACATGTTTAGTATTGAAGGTTATGAAAGTTATGGACGACTTACTGCGCCTATGGCTGTATAATTTACCTGTTGGTTATCTAATTTACCTATTGGTTATCTAATATACCTATTGGTTATCTAACGTTACAAACAACTTGTAGCAAGATTATCAGCACGTTCATTACCTATAGAATGTTTATCTTGTTTCTTGGTGTGTCCTCTAATATGAATAAATGAAACATCTAACATTTTCATAATAGTTTTAATAGATTGAATGAATGATACATTTTTTTTATTTTGTAGACTCCCGTTTTTTAACCATTGATCAAACCATTTAGTTATCGCATCTATACAGTATTGTGAATCTGTATAAATTATTATTTTTTTATTAATATTATATTTATGACATTCTTGTAAAGCAAATAATATTGCTATTAATTCTGCTTTATTGTTAGTTGGTGAATCGATATCTAGTTTTTTAGAAATATCATTCATTTTAATGTAATTATCTTGAGAAAAATGAATACCTACACCAGCTGAAACATATTTGCTCTTAGATCCGTTATTCTTACACGCACCATCGGTATAAATTATTATTGTATCTGGATTAATTATAATTTTTTCTTTATTTTCTTCAAGGTATTTTTCTAATGAATTATGAATAGATGTAAATTTAATTTTAAACCATGGTTGGGTATTCAACCAAATTAGATATTGTTGATCTTTATTATAGATATCCTTAAATGTTGTATTGCGGTATTTACCAAAAGGTATTACAGTAGATTCATTAACTGAATTACTCATTTTAAAAATAATATATAAAAAGTATAATTAATCAAATTTATATTTAATGTTTTTTAATATTTTAACGACTTCTACCTTTCTTCTTACTTTTAGCTTTGAGTGCCGCTTTTTCTTTAGGTGTCAATTTAGATTTATAATCACTAAATTTAATTATTGATTTACTCTTAACAGGGTATACTTGTTTTTTCTTTAATATATCGGCTAAACCCACTCTAGCATCTTCAAATTCAGCTGTTGATATTTTATCAACTTTGGGCCATGAAGTATATAGATATGTACTTGAATTTGAATCATCTTTCGGTATTTTAGATACAAATTTTTTCATAGAAAGTGATAATTCACTTTCTAATTTTTTAGAAATTGTTTTACTAGATGATAAAGAATTAATAACATTATTTCTAATTTTACGTTTTTTTATTTTTTTTTCTAATTTCTTTTGTCTTTGAGTTAATTTTTTAATATTATTCATTCTCATTTTACTCATAGATTTAGCTTTGCTTGATAACACTTTTCTCATGGGTGTTCTTTTACCTTTTGCTTTCTTTTTCGCACCTTTCTTTTTCGCACCTTTCTTTTTTGCACCTTTCTTTTTTGCACCTTTCTTTTTTGCACCACCAAAAAATGCTTGCATGTTACTATCTAAACCTGATATATCTGTAAAATTGTTAAATTCTGACATAGCTCCATATAATGTATTTCCTCCTAAATATCCTCCATCTAATACCATATTATACATTATTATATATTTTTTTTAATAAATTCTTTGACTAATAAATCAAGTGAACAGGGTCCAACATCAAAAATCATTTTATGAAACCCTTTCAAATCATCCGGAAATTTTTCTAAATATTTATCTCTTAAAAATAACATCGTTAATTCACCAACTTTGTACGCAAGAGCTTGACTTGGTATACAGATGTAACGAATAATTTCATTCTTAATAACTAAATCAGTGTAATCTAAATGTTTTTTCATGTAATCAAAACATTTTTTATATGACCACCTGAAAGCATGTATTCCGGTATCGATGACTAATCTTACCGCACGCTGTATTTCATATTGATACTTGGATATCATTTCTTTATCTGTATGTAAATCTGTAAAATTTTCACAGTATAACCCCCATCCTTCGCAATATGCTGTATTATGGGCTGCTTGGATGTACAGAGGTAGGTCTTTAGATCTATTATGTGTCATTAATTGTAAATGATGACCAGGTACTGTTTCGTGGAGAGTTAGCGTTAGCAACTCGTGTTGATTTAGGTCACCAGGATGATTAGTATTCACGTAAAATGTTCCTTTCTTTTTAGTCCCTATGTAAAACGCATACATTCGTGATTTATTATCTTTAATACGCACTATATCTGCCAATTCAGATTCTTTTAATTCTATATTAAAATATTTTTTGTATATTTTTTCATAAATATCTTTTTGTTGGGCTTTAGATATTTTAATAACTTGTTCTTTGCTCTTAAAAGGTAATCTGGTTTTTTTATAAAATTCTTGAAGAGATCCTTTAAATTTCATCTTTCTTTTTAAGGCATTTAGTTTTTTGATTAATCTATCTACTTCCCTCAACCCTAAATCATGGATATCTTTAGCTGTGTAACCCTGCATAGTTTGTTCTTCTAGTAAACCTCGGTAAATATCTAAACCCCCCGAAATAGCATACAAACCCAGTTTATCGGTACATTTACATAAGTATTCATTTTCTATAAAATCTTTTAGCAAACTAATTGACGGAAAAATATATTCTTTTATAGATTCTATAACTTCTTTTTTTACATCTTTAGGAACAGTAATCGTTTCTAAATCTAATTCTAAAGCATTTTTATACTGATCTCTCAAATCTAATACAATCATTCTCGGTATAGTATCCCCATGTTTCACCCCTAAACGCATGTTAGTTAAGATTGTATCCGTTAGCTCTGGAACACCTTTGAAACGATTAATATAATCTTTATAACTTTGTTTATCTGTAAATTCATAGTCTGTTTCGCCTTGTAATCCAGTTATATGATATAAAGGGAAATTATTTAGTGAATCAATTGGTATTTTATCTAACGATAGATACTTTGATTCTTTAATCATTATTTTCAAATCATCAAAAAAAATTAAATCATAAAATGATTTTTCTTTCTTTTCTTTGACTAACTTGTGATATTTTCTAATTAATTTTCTTTCTTTTTTTTGAAAATCTTTAGTCAATGTATTTGTATATTTTGGTCGAAGATGTTTGTATTCAGGTATTTGGTGGAAATCATTCATCTCGGGAACAAGTTGAATCATTTCATGTATGTATTGGTCACATAACTCCATATATTAAAAGAATAGATATTAATAATTTAAATATCATCCAAATCAATTCCTTCTTCTTCGGATGAACTATCACTAGGATCATCCATTGTGAATCCATATTCTTCATCATCGGGTGTATCAAATTCATCTAAATTAAATTTGAATGCCTCGGGTAATTCACCTTCTTTTTGTAATCGTTTCGCTTCATCTTCAGAATACTTATGAATAATACTACATTTAGTATCATCAGTCATACCTTCCCATAAAGATATTAAGACAACATCTGATCTGTTTACCCAAACGCGCTTCCGCATTGTGCCACAGATTGTTCCCATTCTTGTTTTACCTCCATCAAAGCAGAGTAGTTCAAACCGCCCGTTACCCTTAGGATTAACTACTTGGGCGTATTCTTGAGATTCTTTAACATCTTTTTTAATTAATTGTTTTTTGTCTTCGTATACACGAGTTTTCTTTCCTTTTTTAAAATTCCTTCCACCTTTGTTATTTGGCATTGTTACTAACTATTATATTATAGTAAGATATGTTTAAATCAAATTTTATAAAAAAAAATAAATTATATTTCCATCTAAGATTCTATTCCATCTAAGAAACTATCAAACTTATCTGTTTGATTAGTTAACACTGATGTATTACTCTTTTTTTTACCTTTCTTTTTACTTTTACCAGGAAACCATGCGTCTAAATCGTAAGATCCTTGTGATGACATTGGTAGTGATAATGTTTTTGCTTTCTTAGGCATACTTACCGTTGAGTATTTGCTCGTTGAAACATTCCACGAATCAGCAGCCTGACCCTTCTTGTATGATTTCTTAGCAATAGGGATAGCATCTCTTAAACTTGCTTTCGGGTTTTCTTTCTTTAATTCTTTAAGGACAGCATTGACATGTTTTAGCCATGGGTTCTGTTGTTTCCCTTTTTTAGTAGTCTTTTTACGCGCTGGTCCTACGCCTTTTCTGGCAGTGACTTGTCTTTTAGGTGCTTTGCGTTTAGGTGTTGCTTTGCGTTTAGGTGTAGCTTTGCGTTTAGGTGTTGCTTTGCGTTTAGGTCTTGCTTTGCGTTTAGGTCTTGCTTTGCGTTTAGGTGTTGCTTTCTTAGATTTTACACTTTTAGATGAATTACTCTTAGGCGCTGAAATAGACGCCAACTTATAGAATGGATTATTTGCCATACTTATAATATACTTTAGAAAATAATTATAAAGCGTTACAAAATCATAAAGTTTTACTTAATTTTAAACCATGTATAAATTTATGTCCAAAATATTCACATATAAATAAGATAACTATAAATCCGGATGCTAATAAAAACCGCATTAAATGATCGCAATTATTAGAAGGTGATTGTGGATTATTATCATATATTTTATCATCTACTGTATTACATATACTATTTACAAAGGGTTCCATAAATAAAGTAGGGCATACGAACCCTATAATAATTAACATAATACCCATTAGTAATCCCTTTTTAACACCATCAGAATGTGAAAGATCTGCCACATTCCAACATAACCCGGTTAATGCTAATACATCTATTACAGTTTTACTTTCTATTTCCGTCCAATTATGTGGACAAGGTTTATATATACGTTTAAATTTACCCTCCTCCGATATAGTTAAAGCATTTGCTATTTCATTTGAAAAAGGCATTATAAACTTTAGTACCTCCAAAATATTCATATATATATATATATATTATTCCGGGTTAATAATTCTCCTTAACCTTTGTAAAGCTAATTGTAAAGAATCTAAACTGGGTGCTTCGAAACCATTCATATCTGATTTTAATTCTGGTTTTTTTAATTTAACCGATTGTAGCATATCAGAACTTATAGTTGATTTTAATATAACTTGATTTTCTTTAGCGGTGGGTGCACTTAATTTTATCATTTTTTTGTATTTATCTTTACCAAAATTAGGAAGAGGAGGTGGGGGTGGAGGCGCTGGGGGTGGGGGCGGTGGAATAGGTTTTTTTATAGTATCTACGAAAGCGTATTCATTTAATACTACATTATTTTCAACTCTACTCTGTAAGGCATACCATTGAAACCATATTTGATCATCGGTTACCCATAAACCCACTAAATGGATTATGAAACTTGCGTAACTGTATAGTGGTATATCATCTAAAGGATTTTTATGTGTATCGAAAGTAGGCATATTATCTCTTAGTTTTATATTCATTGTATAGTTACCATCATTTTCTTTTATAAAATGATTTACATTATGAGTTTCTAAATACTCAAATTTAATTAAATCATAAATATAATTTAAATCATCTAAAAATTTTTCTGTTTGTAAATCATTTGTTTTATTTTGAAATGATATCATAATATATTCTTTATTATTCTTATTTACTGGTTTGTTAGGTATGTTAGGACTCTGTACACCAAAGGGTACATACATTCTCGGAGTTTGAAAGATACATTCTTTATTACCTTTGAATTGTAACGGTATAAATGTGAAGTCTTTTGAAAATTGTAGAGGTGTTTTTAAACAGAATTTCATATTTTGTATCGGTTCTTTATAATGAACGATCATTAATAGTATCTATATATAAGTATGTTTAATTTACTTAAATAATTAACAAGAGTAATTAATATATATATGACAGATACATGTTGCGACATTTGTGGTGATTTACTAAATGATAAATGTGTTATTAAACTAAAATGTAATCATAGTTTTCATTATGAATGTGTTATGAAATCTTTTCAATGCGAAAAGAAAAAAATGAATAGTTGTCCCTTATGCCGACAAACACATGGTCTTTTACCTGTTGTGAATGGTTTAACTAAAGTTACGAGAGGTATTCATTACATTGATTATAAGAATATACCAGAGTTAAATAATACACCTTGTTGTACAATTTTAAAATCTGGTAAAAGAAAAGGAGAACCTTGTAATGCTAAATGTATGTTAGGTATGAGTGTATGTAAAAGACATCATTTGTCTACTTTGAAGCAAGTTAATAAACCAAACACATCCAAACAAAACTCTAAAAAAGTCAAAGTAAAAGTAAATAAGTTAGGGGATGATCTTGAACAAGTTCAGGTTGAGCAACTGCTTGAAGTGACAGCACCTAAGATTAATGTATCAAGTATTTAAAAAATACATACGTAGTTATTACAATATGGATACCTGTTCTATTTGTTTAGACGATATTAATGAAAATGATAAAAAATATACTTTATCTTGTAATCATGTTTTTCATTTTAGTTGTTTTAGAGATTATGCTTTTAACAAAAATACAACTTTTTATAAACCTTGTCCCAATTGTAAGCAACTCAATTTAAATATATGCAAACCATTTGATAGTGTTAAAGAAAATTTATCAGCCTTTTGTACCACACCTAAAAGATGTAGTTGTAAGACTTTGAAAGGATTAAAATGTAAACACAAGCCATATTTATTTAATTACGGCATGTGTTATAATCATAATAAGGATATTATAAAAGACGATAAAATGAAAATACTATTATTATACATTAACCATTTAATGCAAGCCGATATTCGTTCATGGTCAACTAAGGTCTCTTTAATTGATGTAGTAAAAAAATTACTCTTGAAATTTGATAATATCAAGGGTTTAGAAGATATATATAATTATATGTTCATGTTTACGGCTGATGCGAAACATAATGGAATCAATAATTATTTTACAGAAAGAGAAATATTATATGGATACTATGATTTAGATGTTCCACCTCAAGAGTGGTTAGAAACATGTGTTGATAAGAGGATATTATTTTGAACATCCATGAGAACGGTCACCCATTAGATTACCATCCACCTTTAGTGGCGAACATGTTCCCACATTACTATTAATTCTTTTTAAACAGAATTCATTAGATTCACAATCAGTTATCCCACATCTACACGACAATCCTTCAATTAAATCACCAGTGAAAAAGCATAAACAGCAACCTACTAATACACCCAATAATATATCTTTATTATTTCTTAATAATGAGGGGACATTTTTACCACCATAATATGAAAAAGCTACAACAATTACAATTAAAATCAATAAAGTATTCATTTATATAAATATATATTTTAAAATAAATGCCCTATTGTTACCCCTCTTCTATAAAGTTTTCTTAAATTAATAAAATATTAATTTCTTCTACTACTTTATTGTAACACCGCCTTGTATTAATATATTCACCTAATATGCTACATTCATATTCTAAATATCCCATAAAAGTTAATATAAATTTATTCTTAATCAAAATTTGTTTATAATTTACCAGGTTTATAATTTACCAGAATTACATATACATATGTTCAGGTGGTTTATCACCATTTGTTACCTTTAGTAAAGCGTTAATATTTTCTATTGTCAATGTAATAGGCATCTTAAAGTCTTTAATCTTAATATCTAAGAAATCATCTTTATCATCACATTTTGTCAGATGATAAATATTCAGAGTAGATATGATATTTTCAATACATCTCTTCAAATTTCTAACACCTTCTTCACCACAAGTATACTTCTGAACAATTTCGGTTAGTATTTCATCTGTAAATGTAATATCTTCTTTAGTGTAATCAAACATTTCAAGGATATCAGGTATTAGATAGTTGTGAGCAATTTGTAGCTTATCCTTTATATCGTAACCTTTTGTCCTAATGACATACATTCTGTCTTTGAGAATGCGATTAATCTTACTTTCATCGTTGAATGAAAAGATGAACAAGACCTTTGACAAATCAATGTCAATCCCTGGAAAATAATTATCTTGGAATTTAGAATTTTGTGATGAATCAGTCATATGAATAAGCATATTGATAATTTCATCACCTTTCACTGTTTCACTTACCTTGTCTAACTCATCAAAGCATATGATAGGATTCATTGATCCACACTTGTGTAAAATATCTACCATTCTTCCCCAACGCGAACCTTCATAGGTATAACTATGACCTTCAAAGAATGCTGAATCTGACGCACCACCGAGTGCCACAAATTCAAAAGGTCTGTTTAATGATTTCGCTATACCATTCTTAATCAGAGTAGTTTTACCGTTACCCATAGGACCTTGGATAGCTAAAACATTTCCTAGAGAACCTGGATTCTTAATCCATTTACCGATAACCTGTAGAATGTGGGTTTTTGCTTCTTTGTGACCGTAAATAGCATTGTTCATATTATCAAGAGTTTGTTGAATATAATCTCTCTTTTTATCAAATTTGTTCGAATTAGAGACCGGTAGAGGTGTCACTTTGCCAAACGGCAACTTAATTAGGCCATTGATCCACTGATCCATCTTGTTGTATTCGCCTGAAGAAATATCCATCTCAGCGAGTTTATCCAGATTTCCGATAGCAATAGATTTTGTATAAATATCCATATCTGAGTTCAAAACTTTGAATTTTAGAGGAACGTTTGAAGAGTTTTCTTTATAAACCTGTCTAATATCTTTTAAAAACTTTATCTTCGTTTTCTTGTCAAGAGTATGAAAGTAATCTAGGTTACCATCTTCTGTATTATCTAGAGCATTTTCATCTACTAACTCTGAATAAGCATTATCAAGTTCATCGTATTCTGAATCGTCGCTATCTTCATCTGATTCAGTAATTTCTTCATCAATATCAATATCCATTAATGATTCTATTACAGATTCTTCACTATCATTATCATCTTCTAGGATTACTTCTATTTCATCATCTGTAGTTGATTTATCTGTAAGTTCATCTTCTTCTTCTTCAGATTCATCTGTCAATTCAATATCTGATTCAGAATCAAGATCTTTGATTTCAATAACTTTCTTTTTCTTTTTCTTTTTCTTCGGTTTCTTTTTGATACGTTCATTTGCTTTTGTTAGAATGTATGTCATTAGGATGTTACCTAAGTCATTTGTATTTGGTTCTTCTTTTTCTAAATCAGGATCATCTAATTCATCAACAATATCTACAACAACTTTGTTCTTTTTCTTTTTACGTTTCTTCTTAGGTTTAATATTCTCATTGAGAATAGTTGTTGTGACTAGAGATCCTTTACTTAGTCTTAGTAATTCTTTGTCTAACTCAGCTTGGTCAAACTCTTCATCACATTCATAATCAATGAAACCCTTGAGGTTTCCAAATTCATCAATGTCATCTGGATCAGAACCCTGGTATTCTTTTTTCTTTGAACGCGTAGACATAGGATGAGTATTGCCCTCCATGATATATTTTAGTATAGTTTAAAAATGTTTAAGTATTAAAAATCAAATTTAGATAAATTAAAAATTTTATCCTTTTATTAAATTTGATTTAATTTAGTATGAACTTACTTAAACAACCCTAATAAAGATGAACCATAAACACGAGGAAATATCTACAAGCGAACAAGACGCTGTTCAATATGAAGAAACAGCATCCCTTAAAGATGAAGTTGATGTTGAAATGGGTCTAAAACCATATGATATCAATGATGATCCATGTATTAGGGTGCTAAATATCCTTTACAAAATTGTCCTAGTCTTATTCTTTATAACAGCTATTATCTCCCTTGTTAAACTTTACACCGGATACAATTTCTATTACGAACTTTATGATATGACTATTCTAAATTCAACTTCTTTAAGATAATATAAAATTTGATATTATATTAAATGATTACAAATAAAGGTTAAAATTATGCCAAGAAACTCTTTAGAAGAATATGATGAAGAACTTGGACTTATAAATATTGATATAGTTAAAAGACCATTTAGTATTATTTATAGGTTATTATTGATTTCATTATCTGTATTCTTCTTATTAGCACTATATTATAAACTGGTATTATACATTACAAATAAAGATAAAATAGTTGATTGCGATGATGAACCACTATATTTGTGTGGTATCTTAGTTTTACCGTTCATTATATTATTTTCAGCTGTTAATGAATTTATAAGTAGTTTTAAAAATCAAAACAATCACTAATTAGACTTGTTGGTAAATAACAGTTACTTTGTAATCCTCTAAACTTATCAATAATGAAATAATCGCTGTATTCTGTATTATCATTAGGATAGACATTAATTATACTATTTTCTAAATCTACTATTCTATCTTCTAAATCGGTATTATTTTTTTCACATTCTTGATATTTTTCAAGTAATAAATTATGTTGAACACTGTATATATTACTCATAAACATATCCATAATATTAGTAGTAAACAATGCTATAAATATAAATCTGTAAACTAAATATTTTCTACGGTCTACTACTAAATGATTAGGTTGTAATACTCTATTTCTCTGTCTTTCTTCATTGTGTCTTTCTTCAGTGTGTCTTTCACTAACTTTTTTTAAAATTAATCGAAAGTGTTCAGAATTATGCTCAAAATATTGAATAGGTTGTCTACATAGTGGGCATTCTGTTTTCCCTGAATCGAGGTACTGATCTAAACATGGCTTGCAAAATTTATGACTACAATTATTGATACATTCTTGTTCCTTAATAATGTTATCCAAACATATCGCACATTGTTCTGATGAAGATGTCGTTGATATACTATCATTTAATTCAATATCTACAACTGTATCATCTGACATAGGTTCATCTAACATAGGTTCATTTAACATATGTTCATTTAATAAGTTATCATTATTTTGATTATTTTCACTCATTTAATATACTATATAATTTATTCTTTATAATTTATGGATATGAAAATTATCATATAATTTAATATGTGTTTCAAATTCTTCTTTAATTGAATCCAGTTTCTCTAATAAATCATTATGTTTTTCTTTATGTTTGATTAGTTTAGATTCAACATTGATGTGATTATCTGGTTTTTTATCATTTCTATAATCCATTAATGATTCTTCGGTTAATATATGAGTTTTAATCTTATCTTTTAAAAGTTTAAATAAATGAAATATGTAATCATGTTGATACTTAACTAATTTATAGTGAGTTAATTCATTATCAGCCAGTGTAGATGGTAAGTAATGTAGTAAATGTGACATTTGTATTATATTATATTTAATTATCTAATATTTTAACTAATTGTTTTAATAAATAACTCTCTAAATCATTATTTTTAGAATATTGAAGGATACGTAAAAAATTCATTATATCTAAATATTTAAAATATATAGAATATTGTTTAAATTCGCTCACTATTAACATATCAAAATGATTAAATAATTGTTCTATTCTAATATTATCGTAATTACCTGTGTATAGTTGTAATACGTATTTATATTTGAAATCTTGTCTTAATTTAATAATATCAAATAGTGGCGTATCCATGAAATCATCGAGGAAATCTATTAAATACAATTTATGGTTATAATCAACTAACATGTTCGATAAGGTTAAATCACCATGACATGTTCCAACAGGTATTTCATTTTCAAATATATCTATATTTTCATATAAATATTCAATACTCTTCATAACTATGCTATTTTTATGATATCTTTGTAAATTTTCATTTATAGAGTTTAATTTATTTATTATTAATGATTTTTCAATAATTATCACATCACTATCTTTAATAAAATATTTCACCAAATTTATTATACTATTTATCATAGTCTTAATAGATTTAATATCTGTGATATTCAAATAATTTATCATATCATATGATTTTATATATTCCATTGTATATCTCGTATTATCTTTACTAATTATTTTAGCTGTTTTAATATTGTATTTATTACTTTCATTAAACCTTTCTTGTTTTTCTATTTGTTTTTGAAGACGTAATGTATCTTCTTTTGTAAAACTTTCTTTAATTATATATAATTTATCTTTTTTAACTACAGAGACTTTGTAATTTGAGTTCCCATATATTTTTATCATATTATTTAAAAACATTTTGATATGTAATTACAAACAAATGTCATTAATTTTACCATGTGCTGGTTCATCTACAAGATTCCCTAATATGAAACCCAAATGGTTATTAACTGCACCATCTGGTAATCTAATGATACAAGAAGCACTTAAAAATATAGATTTAACAAATATTAAAGATATTTATATAACATGTTTGAAAGAACATACCGAAAAATATAATTTAGATATACATAATTTATTCATAAATACAAATAAGAATATATATGTAATTTATCTTGATAAAAAAACAAATAATCAACCAGATACAGTGTTAAAAACTATACAATATTTTGACATAAAGGGTCCAATATTTATTAAAGATTGTGATAATTCTTTTTCATTTGATATTATTCCGGGGAATTACATTTGTTCATTAAAAATAGATGATAAAAATAATGTTGATAAATTATACAATAAAAGTTTTATTCAAATAAATGATGTTAATGAAATAATTAATATATCTGAAAAAAACATAATTAGTAATCAAATATGTATTGGTGGTTATAGTTTTAGTAGTTCTGATTTATTTATTAAATTATTATCTAATCTTGATATTACTAATGAAAATTTATTTATATCACATATAATATACCAGGGTATTATCAATGATATATCTTTTAATTCACATAATATTACTAAATACTATGATTGGGGTACCTTAGATGATTGGAATAAATATAAAAATGAATTTAAAACATTATTTATTGATATTGATGGAACTTTATTCTTGAATTCAAGTGAACATTTTACTCCTAAATGGGGTGATTCTGAACCTATTTTAGATAATATTAATCATATAAAAGATATGTATAATAAAGGTAACGTACAAATAATATTAACTACCTCGAGAAAAGAAGAATTTAGAGAAAAAACTATTCAACAATTGAGAGAATACGAAGTTCCTTATGATAATATAATTTTTAATTTATTACATTGTAAGCGTTATTTAATTAATGATTATTCTAATACTAATCCATATCCCACAGCTGTATCAGTAAACTTAAAAAGAGATAGTAGCAGTCTGAAAGATTTATTATAATCCATCTTCATGCCACCTTTCTCCAAATCTGACCTTTTGTCCTTGATATGGGTATGTTTTCCATTTATATTTATACCATTCTAAATCTATTCCTTCTTTAGGAAATGATTTGAAAACTTGTGGCGTTAGTTTATCACTTAGATTTCGTGTTTCACTATATTTTTCAGAATTATCATATAAGTATTTTTTAGGATCCAAAAGATAATAATTTATTTTTTGATCAAAATTAGATAAATAATGTGCTCCTATATATGTTTCTGTCCTTATAAAATATTCATAATATAATGAATAATCTTCTGGTACAATAAACCTTATTGTATCGGTTACCTTGCCTATTTCTAATGGTAATGAAAATAAATCAATTAAGTCTTCTCTATTACCCCAAAATAAATGATCTCTTGGATGAAAACTAAATTCTGAAAAATTTCCACTTACACATATTCTATTTCGAGGTCTTTCTTCATCATAATAAAATGTTAATTTTCTTTCTTTATATTCTTCATAAAATTTATACATATTTATCATAGATTCATGTGTATATCTTTGATCATTTCTTATTTTAATAATAAATTCAGTCTTAGACACTTTTATACCCGCTAAACTGGATACAATCTGTAAATTTCTTTGTCCTGTTCCAGGATTTGATGGAACTTCGCTTTGAATAATTTTTATTCTATCATTATTTATTTTAGGTATTATATCATCTTGCCAACATGATATTATTATATTATTAACAAATTCTAATTCAAGGTAATATTCAGCTATATGTAATACATTCTCGTTATATTTACCTTGTAATACAATATCTAATTTTCCATAATCATGGTTATTAATAAATTTATTATTTAGAAAAATTAAATCTTCTTCAAAATCTTTTGATATTTCGCCATAATCATTCCCTATTAATTTAAAATTATTATTATTCATATATGATATTATTTCATCTTTTAAAGGTGAGTTCTTATATAATGTTTGTTTCTGACTTTCTAATTGTATCTTTTTAACTTTATCTATATATTTGCCTAATGATTTTACAACATTTAAATCATAACCTTGGGTATCTATTTTGATAAATTCTATTTCAGAAATTTCATTTTCATCTATAAATGTATCTAAACGCTTTGTTTCAACATTGATCTTTTCTTTTAAATTATCAAAACTCTCTACATTTTCTTGACAAAAATTATAAAATTCACCTTCTTTCTGAAATTCTAAAAATGAAGAAAACCGTCCATTATGATAACAATTTAGTGATTTAGAACCATTTTCTTCAGCTATGGCATAATTAAGTGGAATAATACGTTTATCATTTTTATAGTTTTCTTTTAATTGAATAAATTCTTCCTTACCCGGTTCAATTGCATATACTTTATCACATTTATCAAAATAATGTATTGTTTCTCCTATACACGCACCTATATCGATACCTATTTTACCATACTGTGTTTTATCTTCTTCTATATCAAAAAAGAATAACTGAAATAATCTCGAGTTTTCAATTGTTTCACCAAAATATTCTGTTACTGAATGAATATTATGTGATTTAAATAATACTAAACGGTTATAAATATTACCTATTCTATCAACTTCTTCCCATGGTCCTGGATCTACAAATTGATTATCTATTTTGTTTGACCAATCTTCTTTTTCAAAAATTCTATAGTCTTTAATTTTATATTTTTTATGTCTCATTATACTTGTTCCACAGTTTACAGGCGCGTCGGGCGTTAAATAAACAATACCCGCATATTGCTGATTATCACTATGATAAACTATCCGCGTATCTTTGGAACACCATTGAAAACATCCATTAGTCGGATATGACCATTCTCCTATATTATTTCCTGTTTTAATTTTATTACCTAATAATTTTTCAAAATATTCTCTTGCTTCATCTGTTACTAATCGCGATTTTTCGCATCTATTTCCTACAGCACCATGTTCATCTTCTCCCAAATATTCTAAATCCAATGCTTTACACCGTATTCTATCTGGATCTTTATAAAAATTATCAACTACAATTAATTCTGGTATGTTTTTATTATATGAATTTATATTTTCTATCAGCTTTATATCATCATCGGGTATATCATCATCGGGTATATCATCGGGTATATCATCGGGTATATCATCATCGGGTATATTATTACCAGGGAAATTAGATAAATTACCTTTAATGATATCTTTATAATTATCATTTATATCCGTTTTTAATAAATTCAAATATATCATTTTTGATTCTTTTAGTTTTCCTTTATTATATCCCGAATATGCTTTTTGAAATAATAATTGATTATATGAATAATATCCTATATCTTTTATTAATTTATTACTATCTTGTAAATAGGTGCTTTGTATATCGGTTTTTATCAAACCTATACTAGCATACATATATGATTTTAACCAATTACCACGATAACTATGATATAAACTCATGGTATAGTATGCTTCTGACCTCCCCGGTTTAATAGATATAGCATGTTCTAAACAAGTTAATTCATTAATATCACGGTTACCTTGTTTAGATATACATTTAGACATCCTTATTAAACATTCATAAGATAAATTATCATTATTAGTATATTCAGCACATCTTAAATAATACGATAATGCTATAGCTGTTTGACCTATTAATTCATATTCATAACCTAAATTGAAATTATTCATATCATTATATGGTTCATTTATAAATACAGTAAGAATATTTAAGTCTATCATTAATTTTATGAATAAATTATTATTCATGTTTTTAACACATTCTTAGAGTCAATTATTATTCATGTTTTAACACATTCTCAATAAAATCTTTTAATGAGTTTTCATTTACTTTTACTAAATATGAGCCATTATCTTGAAAACCGAATGCTATCAAAATATCATTTTTATATCTTTCTAATCCTATACAAAATTCTATTCTACCAGTCATAAAGTTGAATGGTTCTGTCATTATTAGTATATCATAATTTTCATCGAATACTACAAAACGATGGTAGTATGAAGCATTTTTATGACCATTCTGATTCTTTAATGTGAAATCAACTTCATGTATAATACATAAATAAGTATTATTGAACCAATCTATTAGGGGACTACCTCCTCTAATATCATAATTAGTATTGTATTTTTTTTCTTTTAAGCATACTCTTTCAGCTAATTTTGTTTCTAAATCAACATTAACTATTTCGGTTGGATCTGTCCATTTTACAAAATGAAATGGTTTTGTTAATACAGGCATCCAATTCTTTTCACAATATGAATCAACATCTTCTACTTCTATTCTTGATCTATTAATTTCTTTAACTGAATCAGCATTAATTTCAATTTCAGATAATTCCATTCTACCTTGACCATTAGGTGTTGTATCTCTTCTAACTCCACAAAGATAATATTGATTTAACCATTTGACTAACCTTGCATCTTCTAATCCTATAAAGGTCCATAGAGGCTCAACATCTAACTCTAATGTGTCTATTTTATGATAACTTTTAATTTCAAATGTTTTATTATCTATTTCACAATAATAATTATTAGTTTTCAGAATACTTTTATCATCTCTATGATAATAAGATAACGGACCTTGGTAAGTGCTTTGATATTTTTGTTCACCCTCACAAATATATAGAGTATATTCCACATGTCTTAGAATTAAGTGTATTTTATCACCCTCTACAAATATAGATGGATTACATAGACCGGTTCCATCGGTTAAATCAGCTGGTATTATGAGAGGTTTTATCAATCCATCATAATCATTTATTAAATTGCTCACTATATTTTTAAACATTTAGTTAAAAGAAAGAAATTAAAACTATAGTTTATGCGAATCTTTGTATTTTTTTTAGGTTGTTCAATATGATATAATTACAATTAGAACAATACAATATTTTTTTACTAATATCAGTATTAAATTCTATTAACTCTTTATATTCATCATAATCAGATGGTTCTATAGAATACACTAAATTGTCACTATTATCATAAACCATTATATTTTTTATGAAATCATTAGGCATAGATAAGTTATTTAAATTATCTTCAGTTTCTTCTACTACTTCTATTGTAAAATACCCATTATTCATTATACAAGAACAATTTCCGCATTGAATATTCGTAAAATTATGAATTATATTTCTTTTTAAAAAATTTTCATAATAATATATATTTTCACCATTATTTGTGAATACTTGATTAGTATTATCATATGAATCCGGATACTCTATATTAACATTACACATAGAACAATATTCTATATTTGATTCAGTATTTATTTCAGGATCTGTTGATTCTATATCACAATCATATTCTTTTTTTATGAAAGTATTATTTTGATCGTATATATTGTAACCAGAATTCTCGCATTTATACTTACATAACTGTATGCTACAATCACAGTTAACACAATTACAAGACATTATATTATTGGTTTTATAAAATTTTATGAACTGCCTAATGTAAATGTATTTTTTGACCTAAACCAATAGTATCTCGCAGATGAACTATAATTTGGATAACTTCCCTCAAAATATATATATTTACCTGTAGATGAACCAGAAGCATCTCTCGTACCACCAGTTCCCCCTGATGGTGTTCCACCAGCATCTAAATTCCATTTATTAGAAGCGGATGTTGAGGTTGAAATACCCGACCAACCCATACTTGTTATATATGTTGATATTGAACTCAATGATGTTGTATAACTTGTATATTTTAACCATAAACCAGAATCAGGTGCTAATGTAGTTGTTGAACCAACAATATCTATAGACATTTCATCAAACTGAATATCTTGTCTAAAACTTGTACCAACTTTATAACCATAAACTATATAACCTGTCTGACCCGCATAAGATGATAGATCTTCAGTATATGATAACCATGTCTGAGTTGTCCCAGTATGTTGTTGCCCAGATATACTTCTCAATAAATTGAGAGTTGAACCACTATACCAGTAGACATAAGTTGTTCCAATATTTGATCCATAAGCATAGTATTTCCAATAATAATTTATTTCTTGAGGTTTAGATATATATGTTACCGAATAACTGAATGTTGTTCCAGATGGTTCTGTATCTCTAATATCATATTCAAATGTATTAGTTGCACTCGATGTTGTGTCTCCTATGTAGAAGGCCCATTCTGTTATTGATGATGGGGACCCCCCCGCACTATCCGCATGATATCTAGGTAGGACAGCGTGTGGGGGTCCCAATATAACGGGATTAGAATATGTAGCCGTTGTTGCTAATGTCCAATATAAATATCCACTAATAGTTATTGTATCTGTACCTGTTGTAGATGAGGTTATTTCTGTTAACGATGAAACGCCTGTTTCTCTATACATAGTAATAGAATCTGTGTATACTTTTCCAATAAATACTCCATTAGTTAATGAAACATTTGTTGTATCTGATATATACATCCCTGAAAATATATTAGTCAAGTCACTTTGAGACCATGTCCCACTTTGCGGTTTAATTTCACTCGAACCACTCGTAAATTTAACATCTAAAGTTGCTGTATACCATTTTATTTTCAAACCATGGTTAGATAATATACTGTCCCCCCTATAAGATGTATAATTTTCAAGGCTATCTGTAAAGAACCAAAAAACTGAACCACCTGCATTACTTGATATGCTTGAATATGATGATCTCATTGTTCCAGCAGTCTTTCCAATTATATTATGAAAATTAGTATTTAGTTTAGAACCATATGTCCCTGATTTATATGCTGGTTCCGCTATTGATGAAGAACTTGACAAATCATCCCTTGACCCCGTGTAATTATGATAACCCCAACCATGAAATCCCATCCTATCGGCATATATAGCATGTTTATTATGTAGATACGCTAATTGTTGTGACCATGTTAAAGCATTATCTTTTTTTATAATACCCATTTGAACTAATCTATAAGTATTATGATTTACCACTTTAAACCACACCGTTGCTTCATCAACAGCATCAGAATTTGTTCTATCTACCACTAAACCAGGCGAATCAGATGATCCACGACCATGTGGAGTTATTAACATAATAGAATACGGTTTCGTACTTAATTGACCCGTTTGTAATTTTGCTCTACGGTTACTTGTATTTCCTGAACCACTATTAGATGAAGATGCAGTTGTTCCATACAATCTTGTATCATGTGCTGAGTTAGTTGAATGAACTGTTTTATCTTCTGTATTAAATTTTTGAGCAAAATGTTTTCCTTTTATATCTGATATTTTTATAGACCCAGTTGAAGCTATTGTAGAACCATCGGTAAATAAAGCACCTCTTAAATCACTCATTTTATAAGGTGAAGATGTTTCGCTAACACCTATTAATTCATGTCCGTTCGCATCAGTCCACCTTATGTGTAAATCATCTTTAATAGATATATTTGTGCTTGGAATAGTATTAGACATCTATTTTATTATATAGTTCTTTTATTTTTTTCTTTAATTCATCTATATCATTTGTATTTTCTTTAATACATTCTATTAATAATGGAACTATTTTTTCATATTTAACTGCTAAATAACCATTATTTCTCAGAGTTGTTATTTCAGGAATAATACTATTTATTTCTTGTGCTATTACACCTATATCTTTACCCGTATAAGGGTGAATTTCTCCATTTTCAATCCATTCGAACATGTATCCACTTATCCTTTTTAACTTCTCTATTGGATCTTTAATTTTGTTAAAATTTTTTTTTAATCTTTTATCTGATGAATGAAAAGATATAATATCATTCGTAGCTACAATTGTACCAGCTGTTCCTTGTGCGGCTGCGCCCACACCTAATGAATTAACTTGAGCATTAGATGATGTTGTAAAACCACCCGTAGAACCTTGACCTCCTGTTGAACCAGTAGTCCCTTGACCCCCTTTTGAACCAGTAGTCCCTTGACTTCCCGTTGAACCAGTAGTCCCTTGACCTCCAGTAGTCCCTTGACTTCCCGTTGAACCAGTAGTGCCTTGACTTCCTGTTGAACCAGTAGTCCCTTGACCTCCTGTTGAACCAGTAGCCCCTTGACCTCCAGTAGTCCCTTGACTTCCCGTTGAACCAGTAGTGCCTTGACTTCCCGTTGAACCAGTAGTGCCTTGACTTCCTGTTGAACCAGTAGTCCCTTGACCTCCTGTTGAACCAGTTGTTCCTTGACCTCCTGTTGAACCAGTTGTTCCTTGACCTCCAGTAGTTCCCTGTGCGCCCTGAGCACCGCCTGCTCCTGTAGAACCTGTTGCTCCCTGAGCACCTGTAGATCCTGTAGCACCTTGGGCACCTCCTGCTCCTGTAGATCCTGTAGCACCTTGGGCACCCCCTGCTCCTGTAGATCCTGTAGCACCTTGGGCACCTCCTGCTCCTGTAGAACCTGTTGCGCCTTGGGCACCACCTGCTCCAGTAGCACCTTGGGCACCTCCTGCTCCTGTAGAACCTG